CTTAACCTTTCAGGTAGTCAGTCCTTCGGACTTAACCTTTCAGGTAGTCAGTCCTTCGGACTTAACCTTTCAGGTAGTCAGTCCTTCGGACTTAACCTTTCAGGTAGTCAGTCCTTCGGACTTAACCTTTCAGGTAGTCAGTCCTTCGGACTTAACCTTTCAGGTAGTCAGTCCTTCGGACTTAACCTTTCAGGTAGTCAGTCCTTCGGACTTAACCTTTCAGGTAGTCAGTCCTTCGGACTTAACCCAGGCGGGCCCACTCAATGTTATCCACCACAGGAGAAGCACCACCATCTGCATCGCGGTAAACGCGGATCCAGAAGCAACCATAGTCATAGGGTGACGTCAGGTCCTCTGCAACACCCTCAGAGCCAGAGCCATTCACACCAGAGACCTGGATCCAGACCTGGCGGTGCGCATTGCCCGCTGCCGTGCTGACAATTGTCACACGGCGACCCAGATCACGGACCAGAGTGGGTGTTGTGCCGTAAGAGAAAGTAGGGGCACTAGCGCTCTTCACGATGGAGTTCAGACCAGAGCCGATGGCACCCGCATCCGTAGCGATGAATGTGTTCATGTCAGCATCTGTCACGAACATGTAGTTAGAAGAAGGATCCGCAGAAGGCAGCTGACGCAGGAACTTCACGGTGGGCTCAACCTGGGAGAAAGTGCGGAGAGTGGAAGACATCTTATATTCAGGTGCGCGGTTTTTTTCAGAGGACACGTGCCAGGTCCTTACAGAGTCGCCCCAGGCGCTGGGCCTTCCCACCATCTTCCCACTGCGCTTTTGTGAACGGAAATCCGGCGATGGGGCGCCACCCGCCTGCGGCCGGCACCAGGAGTTTGTTGGCCGCCGCTGCCCGTTGGAGGAGCTCCACTACAACACGGATGGAGCAGCCGCCTGTTATGGGCGTTATAAACAGAGGTAAAACGCCCATATTCACACGGAATGCGTCGGGACCGTACACGATACCCTGTGCTGTGCGGCGTCCTCTGGTTGTATCTACATATCCCACGGTCGCATAGTTTGGTCCAGAGGCCTGGTCAGAGGCAACATACAACTTCCATTCAGGGGGTGGAGTGGTCGGTGCAGTGCGACGGGGTTGAGGCGGAGGTGGCGGAGGAAGAGGGGCAGCTCCCAGAGGAAGGCGCGGAGGTGCCAGAGCGATCGGCTCCAGGATGGGTGCGGCGCGGGCCCCTTCATAGAGCCGTTTGAACGTGCGTCCACCAACCCGAATACAGCGGCCCGTGCGGGGATTCTGCTCAAATCCGGGGTCACATGCGGCACGGAGAATGGAATGCGCCGGATACTGTACGGGCGCGGGTGCACGGTAGTCATCTCCTAGAAACGCACCAAGCGTCGGACGGGGACCCGGTCTCTGCGGAAATCCATACAGTGCCGGCGAACGCGGAGCACGCACTGTTTGACGATTGCGATGATGCCGGCGAATCGGCTCTCCATATCCAACACCTAGGCGGAGCTCTCCCGCATCAATGTCACCGACCTTCACCAGCTCTCTGGCAATGCGCCCGCGACTGCTAATACAACGCAGTGTGTGGGGATTCAAAATCATACCAGGTGGACAAGCCATTGTGGGTCCCTTACTGGGGGGCGACGATTTTAGTCTTCTATCTTATTAGAAGGACATCGGGATGGTAAGGACGACACTAACAAAAACTAGGACATGGAAGATGCCACGTCTCATGTCGGAGGCGTATTGTCGGCGCACTCCATGTCGGCGAATGGGTTTCACTCAGAGGTCTTCTTGTCGGCCATGGAAGAACTGCTTTCGTCGGCAGACACGACGACGCCAGTCCAGGCAATCGGTGTGAGACTGTGGGCTGTTAGTGCGGCATTCGTCTGACTGAATGGGCGGGAGCCGAAGAATCCCGTGTGGGCTGACAGTGGCGAAGGATGCGGTGCCTTCAGAACGGTGTGATCACGGTCACGGATGGCCGTAAAGACAGCAGTATGCTCCAACTTCTTCTGTGCGTTGGCGCCCCAGGCAATCACAACAACGTGGGGGGCGGACCGGAGCACCGTGGCCAGAATCTGCGCTGTTAGCTCTTCCCAGCCGATGCCCGCATGCGACAAACGCGCACCCTGAATCACGGTCAGAATGTCATTCAGCAACAGAACTCCTTGGTCGGCCCAGCTCTGGAGAGACCCCGTTGTTGGAGGCGCAACACCCAAGTCGGCAGACAGCTCCTTGTAAATATTCTGGAGAGAGGGTGGCAGCTTCAGCACAGAGGGGCGCACGCTGAAGGCCAGGCCGTGTGCGTGACCGGTGGTTGGATAAGGGTCCTGACCCAGGATGACAACACGTACGGCTGCAGGGTCCGGGCAGGCACGGAGGGCGGCAAATGTATCTTCTGCTGCCGGAAGAATCGGTGCTGCCAGTGCCTGCGCTGCAAGTCGCTCTTGGAGTCGCTTGCCGGGAGCAGAATCAATATAGGGGCGCAGGAGGGTTCGCCAGGCAGGTGACAGGTCTGTTAGGGCGGTCTCCAGGTAAGAAGGGGGGGAAGGGTCGTGGTCTTCTAGCGGGACGGCTGCCGTGCCGGCACCTCCTATGGCTGAAGGAGATGCCTCCACTGGGACCGGAAGTGACGCATAGAAGGCAGAGACGACCGGATGACACCGAATCTTGCGGGGGTCCAACTTCCAGACATACAGACCCTCCAGACTCCTAACACGACTCAGTGCTACATAGGCCTGACCGTATTCAAAGGTGGAAGAGCCGATGTCAATCAGCGCGCAATCCAGAGTGGCCCCTTGGCTCTTGTGGATTGTAATGGCGTAGGCAACCCGCAGAGGAATCTGAGCACGACCGATTCCCTCAAACCCTCCAGCTTTGTTGGAGGGAACACCTGCTCCAGTTACACTGGAGCTTCCGCACTCTTCTAGCCACCAGTGGGCGCGGTCCAGAAGAATCGGGTCACGATGATTCATGAAGCGCACCATCGGGAGTCCGCCATCGCTAAATCCGGTGACAACACCACGGGAGCCATTCACCAGTCCGTGGTCCTGGTCCAGATTCACAATCAGCATCACCTGTGCCCCCACGGCCAGCTCCAGTTTCGGGTCGTAGGGAGCATCGGAATCTAGGCGCTCTAGGGCAACCAGAACATCGGGGTCGTCGGGTGCGACAATCAGCGTCTTGGGCTGTGTAACACTGGCTCCCCGTCGGACTACACTCTTGTCCATCACAATCGTCTGAACATCGTACGTGTGGCGCTCTGTTGTCAGTGCCTCCATGTTACGCCGATTGACCTCCTCCACTTCGGCATTGCGTGTAAAGAGGAGTGTGGGACGAATCTCATTTTCCTGCCAGGGCAGCCCCAGGCGCTTCTCTAGAATTCCGATGGATGCCGGTGTCAGCTCTCCCAGTCGAGCTTCATTCAGAAGCGTCTGGAAGGTGGTATCCGTTTGGCGTAGAATTTGACGGAGATAGATGGTATCATCAATCAGCTGGGGCCACAGGGTCATTTCAAAGATGAATCGCGTGCCACCGGACGCATCCCGTGATACGGGCGGCAACTGACAGAAATCGCCGGCAAACACAAGCTGGAGCGCGCCGAATCGCTGCTCGGGTCGACACCGAATGCGCCGGGCCACACAGTCCAGCTTCTCCAGAAATTCGGGACTCATCATACTGACTTCATCCACAATCAGGAGCTGCGTGTCCGTCCAGCGGCGGACGGCACGGCGATTCCGTTTGATGGCATCCACCAGGACAGCAGGAGAATCCTTGGCAAGACCAACACCGGCCCAACTATGGAGTGTCTTGGCTCCACAGTTGAGTAGGAGGGCCGCGCAGCCCGTGAGAGCGGTGACGGCATAGCGGATACCGGCGCGTTCGGCCCATTCCGTAATGGCGCGGATTGTGTGGGATTTTCCCGTGCCGCCGGCGCCCGTTAGAAATATATTGCGGCCATGTTGGACAGCATGAAGAGCTGCGGCCTGCTCTTTGTTCAGAGGGATTGACATCGTCGTCGTTTTGTCGCTTGTTAGTAACGCGGGGTGAGTTTAGGCGGTCACCTTTGCGGTGGTCGGAGTTGGAGTGGATACGGAAGCTCTTGAGGAGGACAGTACTAAGGGCAGCGGTAAAAATGACGCGACGTTGAGCGCAGTAGCGGGTTGGCCGACAACGATGACAGAAATTCTCCGGACAGAGTACGCAATGGCCACTACCTCCGCCGATGTTGGTATTGCAGAGATGATTACAAATCCTATTGATTCTGCACAGCTTCGTGCGGCTGCCGTAGCGAAACGCCGGGCACGGGAGGCTGAAGAGCCTCTCCTCACACCCAATCCGCATCGGTTCGTTCTATTTCCTATCGTCTATGACGACGTATGGCGTAAATACAAGGACCATGTGTCCGTTTTCTGGCGACCGGAGGAGGTGGATTTATCCAAGGATGCGCGTGATTGGGCGACGCTGAATACGGGAGAGCAGCATTTTATCAAGCGAATTCTGGGGTTCTTCGCGGGGTCGGATGGCATTGTTATGGAGAATCTGGCACAGCGATTTGCCGTGGAGGTGCAGGTACCGGAAGCGCGTCAGTTCTATGCCGTTCAGCTCATGATGGAGTCCATTCATTCGGAGCAGTATTCGCTACTGATTGATGCCTACATTGAGGACCGGGCTGAGAAGCTAGAGGTGTTACGGTCGATTCAGACGGTGCCCTGTATTCAGAAAAAGGCGGAGTGGGCGCGCAACTGGATTGAATCGGAGGAGGCGGACTTCGCCACGCGTCTCATGGCGTTCGCGGCAGTGGAGGGCATTTTCTTCAGCGGGGCCTTCTGCTCTATTTTCTGGCTGAAACAGCGGGGTCTCATGCCGGGACTAACAGCGTCCAATGAGTTCATTGCGCGGGATGAGGGGCTCCACACGGATTTCGCCTGTCTGCTGTATTCCAAGTGCCGGCACAAGCTGCCGAAGACAAAGGCGCATCGGCTGATTCGGGAGGCGGTCAAGATTGAGAAGGAGTTCATTACGGAGGCGTTGCCATGTTCTCTCATTGGCATGTCGGCTGCGCGGATGGGCGAATACATCCAGTTTGTGGCGGACCGTCTGTTAGTATCTCTGGGTTATGATAAGTTGTGGAATACGGCCAATCCATTTCCGTGGATGGAGCGTATTTCATTGGAGGGCAAGGACAACTTCTTTGAGAAGCGTGTGACGAATTATGCGCTGGCGGGAGTGGGTGTGGCGGCAGAGAAGATGGGGTTTGCGCTTGACGAAGATTTCTGAAAGAAATCTACATGTGAGCGGTGCCCACGGAAGACTTCTAAACAGTCGGACATCCCGCGCGCTGAATCGCCGCAATTGCTGCAGAAGGCGGACCCCGATACGGGTCATTCGTTGCCGGATTTGCCAGAATCCGGGCCTTTTTGTAACGCAGATAGTCAGTTGCGGAAGCAAACTGATACGCAGCACGGTTCGTTGCGACACGGGCGGCATTTACGTGGCCATAGAGAGCGGCATCCGCCTTGCCGGCCAGGCGCTGCGTTGATGTTAGAGTGCCTTCGGGGGAAGGCAGTACAGGTGAGCTCCAACATGCGATTCCGGCCGATGGGTCACAGCCACCACAGGTGCCCTGGTATGTAGACATTCTTCTGCCTTGGAGTGCGGTTCTGTGGGTGCTAGGTGTTCATCGTCGTCGCTGGCAGCGGGGCGGCCGCCAGAGGGCTTAAAGAACTCCTCTGTTTTCAGGGGCGCATAGAGCTCTGGGCATTTGCGGGCATCGTGTTTGGTGTTACCACAATGTGCACAAGGTGTTGCGTTGTCCATACTGTTTATTCTAACAAAAGAAGTGTAGGTATTGCTTAGGTTAGCGCTATCAAATAAAGTTTAGACTAGAGTGTTCTCTTGTTTGTCTAATTATCTGTCGTTTAACGACTGTTTATTAGAGATTCTATGGGATAGTTTAGTCGACAGATTTATGATAGCCACTAGCTAGAGGGGTGTGGTTACAGGTCCGAATGTGTCCGTGGACCTGACAGTCGTGTGCGCCACACACCAATTTCCGTGCGATGAGTTACACGGAGTTCCGGTGGACAGAGTCGTAAGAACTCCTCAAAGAGAGCGCGGCGATGCTCATGGAGTACTTGGCTCCAGAGGCGATAATCCTGTACGCGGGGTCTAGGCTGTTGCTGTTGCAGAGGCATCTGTGGCGGTTGTCGTTGTAGTCTCCCCTGTGTTCGGGTAGCCACCCCAGGTCACTTTTTTGGCTGTCAGACGGGCCGACCAGTCATCAAAGAGTTGAATCCGGGGTGCTAACGACGGAGAGCTCCATTTGAGCGTACCAATCGGGGTCGGTGATTCCAGGTCATACGTGTAGGCAATTGTTGTTGCGGGATCCACAAGATAGACAATTCCCTGAATGTCCATCTTGTAGAGTGTAACGGGAAGGAGACCGGCAGTAGCAGACATCGTACGGGGTGTGATAGTTGGTGGCGGTACTGACTGTCAAATTTACATGCCAGTGACTATCATAAATCTGTCGACTAAACTATCCTCTTGAAACGCGCAATCTATTGATTGTGCGTCAACGTGATTGTGTAACAATCATGGAATCTCTAAATAACAGTCGTAGACTATGCGACAGTAAATTAGACTAACTAAAAATCACTCTAGTCTAAACTTTATTTGAAAGGCTGTCGCCAGACAGCCGACTGCTTCGGCTGATAGCGCTAGCGATTGTTGGCGCTACCGATTAAAGCAGAACAGTAGAAACAGAAAATGACCGTTTTTATCTTTGTCCGGCACGGTCAGGCAACTCACAATCTGTCGGGAGCGTATTGGGACCCCGCCGAAAGAGACGCAGCACTAACACCCGAAGGAGTTCGTCAGGTGCGGGCGATACGTGCGGAACGGCTGGGAGAGCGCTGTGATGCGGTCTGGTGCTCTCCGCTTCAACGGTGTCGGGCCACCTTGCTTCTGTTACTGGGTGACATGGCCCGGATTGCCCGTGTCTTTCTGGATGACCGTCTGATGGAACCTCAGGGTGGCGGCGGTGTCGTGAATCGTCGGGCAGAATGGTCAGTGTTACGGGATGATTTGCCATCCCAGTGGGATACAACGAATATTAGTGTGGTGAATCCTTTTGATGTATGGGTGGAAGGTGGTACAGTTGGAGAGGAGGGGCATGATGGATTTGACCGGCGGGTGCGGGTCTGGACGGAGGAAATGCACCGGCGCTGGCCATCCGGTCGTATTCTAGTCGTAACACACCATGATTGGATTGCATCATGGTTTCGGCAATTCGGAGGCGCTGAGCGGCGGCGCGTCTCTCTGCAGAATGCGGAGTGGATTGTGGGTCAGTGGCCTGTGGGTCGGTAGTGGGCGATAAAAAACGTGACTGTGTCGGCTGGGTGGGTGGCGTGGGCAGTACGTTACAAGGATGACCTGTAAAACGTGTCTGGCGTGGTTAAAGATTGCCCGTGTGCATGGAGGCGATGGAAGCTGTCCTGCGCGGGCAGCGGCATGGTGTTCGCGGTGTTGCTGTAAGGGGCACATTCCATCGGAGTGTGATGTGGATTCGTCCAAAGTGTTAATGGTAGAGCGACCGGCAACGCTGGAAGAGTTGATTCCCGAAGAGGTGCGGGAGCGATGGGGTATCAGCAGTCGCACCGAAATTGAGTGGTCAGAGTCAAAACCGACCGACATTGATTTGATTGAGGCCGAAATAGCGGAAAACAATACAATTGAAATCCGCTATAGCGCGAAAGGTGGTTGGGATTCCGGTTTGAACAAACAGCTGGAGAAGTTCATCAAGGCGCATGGGCTGCCTTCCAGTTCTTCAAAGGATACGAAACTGTTACGGTTGCGTCAGTGGGCCGTGTCACAGGGCAAAAAGATACGCATAGTAGAGGAATGAACGCTGGTTACTTTTCTGTTGGAAGGGAAGGATATTCTGGACAAGACAAACATGTAGAAGTCGGAGTGGAAGACCTTTTGATGCCAGTTGATTTAGGGAAGGCTTCGCAGGGAGGAGGTCGTCGGAGACGGTATCAGAAGAAAAGGAAAACACATCGGAAACGCTCACACTCTAAACGACGAACGGCATCTATTCGTCATCGGCGCTAGAGCCTCCATCAATCAGCTGAATCTTTCCCAGATGGAGCCCACAGAATGAATTCCCCTCCTTCTTTTTGTTACTACATTGCTCTTTGTTGTTCAACTTCCAAGAGCAACGCTGCTCCGGTGTAGGTAGAATCCCCGCTTTGCGTCCCCGTTGGCCTGTTGCAGCGGCGGCTGCAGCGGTCCCTGCCCCGCCTACTTTGCGAATGACCGTTGTAGTACCAGCGGTTGTTGTAATCATTGTGACAGGAGGAGATGCGGCAGTTGTAAGCCAATCTATAATCGTCTCCCGACCAACAAGTGCGATAGCCGTTTCCAGATGAAGCCGTGCAGAGGCGTGTGATGCTGACATTCTTCTAACAAGATTGGAAGAGTTATTTAACCCACCGCTTCAGGAAAAGATGATAAAATCCCGCTCCGGCTAGCGCAACGGCGACCCACAACAGGGGTGACAGAGCTGCGCTATCGCCAACAAACGGCTCATTTCGAACTGGCGGTGGCGGAGGAGGCGTTGCACAAAAGCCCTGTGGACAACGGTGATCTCCCGGTATTGCGGGCCGAAACGGGGGGCGTGACAGGGCACGGGCGTGTTGGTCTCTTTGTTGTGATGTAAGCAGTGGTCCCATAGATGTCATTCAGATAGGGGAGTGTGACTGCCTTACTGAGAGTCGCGATTCAGTTCGGTTGTCCGCGCCTAGAGAGTTTCTGTGGCCCCGTAAGGAGTATGAGTGACAGTATTCTCCAGAAGATTGCCGACAAGGAGTCCACACCGGAAGAGAAGGCGGCGATGGATGCCTCTATCCGGGAAGCGCGGCGCTCTGTCGGAGCACGCCGTCTGGTAACCTTGACACGGGAGGCACTGTCGCGGGGGCTGACACCGGAGGAGATAGTCGGCGCTGATACGGAGCTAGCGTCTCTGAAGGAGGAGTATCCAAAGTTGTTTGAGATGGTGTGCGACCCACGATGCTCTCCGGCAATGCTGACCGCCATGCTGGCCCAGTTGGAGGCCGTGGAGGCGGGGCGAAAGACGACCCATGATGCGTCGGTGTTTGTGGGAACCGCCCTGGTGAACTCCTACGTCCGCCCCCGCCTAGGAATGGACCCAGTGCCTCTTCAAGGTTCAACGCGGCCAGCTGGTCATCCGTCTGGCCGGCACTGAGGCGATTTTCCGCGATGCCGTGCGCAGTACACCAGAGACGACTGGCGCGAATATTGATGCGCAGAAGGTCTAACACTATCGGGCGGGCGGGTTCACGAAGAACATTCAGTGTTATCTGAATATTCATCGTTTGCTGGAGTTCAATGCGCTCCTGATAGTCCGTCATGTCGGTGACCCACTTTTCCGGCAGGCACGCATCGGCAAACAGGCGATTCCATCCATTCGGCGCATCGGTGGCCGTAAGGGTGCGAAGCAGCTGGAGAACCCAGTCCGGAATTGTGGAGCGGCGCTGACAGCCTATCCAGTAACGCTCCGAATTGGCAGGACGGGATGTATGCGGTTTTAGAAGCAGTGTGCGCTCAAAACAGGTGGAAAGAGCCCATAGTAGCTCCAGTGTGCCCCGATTCTTGGTGTCAAACACTTTCAGTACCATCGTGCCGCCCGGACGCAGTGTGAGAAACCCGGCCAGTGCCTCTGCTGCTAACAGTCTCTGAACCGTATTTTCTTGGCCGTTGTAATCATTGCTGAAATCAAAGCCGCCATCTGCGGTGTAGAGGTCCGCGGGATGTGACAGATGACTCCGTGCCGCGGCAGCGAAGGCGGTTTGATTGGCTAGGTTGTAGAGATTTCCCGTGTTGTCAGCACCATAGGTTACATGAACGGTGGGATGCTCCCGCAGGAATGCCTGGGATTTGCGCCATCCGGGAACCGTGCGCTCCGTGGAGCGTAGTGTCATCGCGATTGATTTCGTAGCGGGGGCGCGATGCTGAATGGCTTCCAGAAAGCCGCCGGGGCCTTCGGCCGTATGACTGGTACAGCTAACACTCCGCAGTCCCAGAAAATCCCAGATTTCTAGCATCTTGAAATAACTGCGGCTGAGGGGCTGAATCGCGGCAATGGACCGATGCATCCGCTTTTGAAGTGACAGAAAGACGTATTCATAGGGATTTGTTATCTTCTTGGCATCGTCCCAAACACCATCGGGATGAACGGCTTCAATTTCCGCCTTGAGGCGAAGGAGCTCATCGTGACGGGTCGTGTGAAACGCCAGTTGACCGGGGCCGGGCTCAGGTGCTACAGGGTAAGGGCATGTTGGTTGAGGGGCAACAGGCTCTAACCAGATGTGTAGGGGGGTGTCCATGGTATGTTAGGGGGTTTTTCCGCTTAGACCGGCAGGTCTTCACCAAAACAGTGTGGGGGTCATCCGTTTAGAAGGGTGTAACAGTGCTAGCGCTATCCAATAAAGTTTAGACTATAGTGATTTCTAGTTAGTCTAATTTACTGTCGTGAAACGACTGTTAATTAGAATGTCTAGAAGATAGTTTAGTCGGCAGATTTATGATAGCCACTAGCTGATTACTCATCCACCAGAATTACTTCCAGCTCTGGCAGAGTGGTTGCAAGACTAATTGTTGGGTCCATGGGTGGCAGCGCCGCGGGAATGCGGATATCCTCCTGCCGACAGCCGGGCTTATCGGGTGCCTCCAGAATCGCATCAATCTGCTCCTGAACCAGCTGGGGGGCGCGCTCAATTGTGCGGCGCGGGGGTGGGGCCGTGGCAACCAGCTCTGTCAGTGCCGCCTCATCCAGCAGCACCTGCGTGAAAGAGGTGCCGCCCCGAATCGGCTGACCGGTCATGATGTTGGCTGACACACCGGTAACCGGGTCCATCTCACCGAACAGCGCAGCACGGAGCATGATGTCCTCTGCCTGCTCAAAGGATGCCTTCGCCAGAGGGCCAATCTTCTTCTTTTGCGTGCCGTGGCGGTCTGCTGACATCAGACGACCCCGGTTCGTCATCGTATCCACCAGCAGGGCAATGTGACGGTAATTCACGGGTGCGGCCTCTGCAAACAGCGTGAAGATTTCACGGAACAGAATCTGGCGGGCGGCTTCAATGCCCAGATTCTCATAGATGTCATGGACGTGATTGCTGATGAGTCGGCGCCCATCCACATCGGGATGAATGAGAACATCCAGGAAATTCGTGCCGAACGTATCCAACACAAACTGCTCCACGGGCTCATACTTGCCATCGGCGTCAGGGTTGCGCTCAAACACCTCATCAGGAACCTTGCGGAAACTGACAGCACGAAGACCCGGCAGACCGCGCACCAGTGTCTGTGTGAGCAGCTTTGTCTGCGTTGCCTTCACTGCGGCCAGGTCATCCAGTGCACCCTTGTCAGCATTCTGGGCCAGGCGCACACGGAAGACCATGCGACTGGCATTATGGTCAGTGTATGTCATCTTCACGGAGTCACCGGCAGCCATACGGAGAACATACGCGACATCCTCCATGGTGATGTTCTTCGCGAACATCTTCTCACGGTCCATCTCCAAGCGTACAATCCAGGGACTTTGTTGCGGGGTGGCTGCTGTGGTCGTGGGTCCCGTTGCCGCACCAGCTGCTGCGCCACCGGCTGCCACACTTGTGGGGGGTGATGAATCCTGCTCAAACATGTTGAAGAAGCTAAGCCACTCATTGTCCTCACCCACAATCGTGGCGCTATCATGGGGGTCATAGTAGATGCGACTCTTGGTCACTAGGTCCTTCAGCATCGTGAATTCCAGCTCCTGTGAAAGGCGACGGGCTTCCTCCTTGGACTTACGAATGTCGGGGCGGAGATAGATAGTTAGAGACGTGGCGCGGGGATTCTGGGTTACCTTGAGAAGCTCCTTCAGACGTGGCACACCCCGTGTCATACCGGACTTCGCGGCGACACCGGACAAGTGGAAGGTGTTAAGCGTCATCTGAGTTGTTGGCTCACCCAGCGACTGTGCAGAGATAATTCCCGCCATCTCACCGGGCGCTACCCAGGTCTTCATGTGACGAACCACAATCTGCTCTGCCAGCCAGTCAAACGCGGGGCGCGTGAAGCCGCGGGCCTGGAGCTCACGGGGGTTCAGATGGAAGCGAAGCAGGGCACCCCACAGCGCATTATCCGCGCGTGTACGCGCATGAATGCGCTCAATCGTCTCCAACACATGCGCACCCGGAACTGGCGTTCCCTGTCCCGGTGTCAGACCCAACTGCTGAATCGCGTCGCCAATCAGACGACGCAGATGGACAGCCGACTGAACGGAGCTCTCCACGCGTCCACCCCAGACATTGCGAACCAACATGTCACGGTCACGGAATAGTGTATCCAGATAGGCCTGTGACTTGTCAGCCGCAACATCGGAGACGGCGAACTTGTCACGAATCTCTGTGTCGGTCATTTTGGCCAGACCGATGGGCTGATTCTCAATCTTTGTAGCGGAGGTGCCATCGTCGCCGTAGGCGAACTGGACAATCAGGCCGCCCGCATCACGGACCGTGCCATCATGGTAGGTCATGAGGTCCTCCATGGTTTTCACTAGCTGACGCTGCATATATCCTGAATCTGCAGTTTTTACAGCCGTATCAATCAGACCCTCACGACCCGTCATGGCGTGGAAGAAGAACTCTGCGGGTGTCAGACCCTTGACGAAGGAGCTCTCAATGAAACCGCGGGCCTCCGCACCATCATCGTAGCGCTTGAAATGCGGCAGCGTGCGGTCCTGGAAACCGTAGGCAATGCGCTTGCCCTCAATGGACTGCTGTCCCAGCAGCGCAATCATCTGGGCAATATTGAGGTCGGAGCCCTTGGAGCCACAGCGGACCATATTCACCATCCGATTTGCGGCAATCAGCGACTTCAGACCGGCCTTGCCGGCAGAGCTAATCGCTTTGTTGAGTGTCTCAAACACTTTCATCTCAAACGCCTCCTGATTCGTGCGACCCGATGTGTTGTCAAACAGGCCGGTGTGAATCTGGAGCTGGAGCGACTCAATCTGCTTCTTGAGTGTCGTCAGGTCCGCACCGATGACACCCAGCGTTTCCGTATCGGCAATCAGGTCACTCAGACCGACAGAGAAACCGGCATTCTGAAGATAGGTCGCCACAACGGCCTGGAGGGAATCTAGGAAATCCACGGTCACTTCGGGACCGAAGTCATTGTACAGAATGTGAATAAGGGCCTTGTCAAACACATCGCCATCCAGAACGCCCTGCTCAATGACACCGTTCTTTATAATGACGTAGTTGGGGTCGCCCTTGCCCTTGGCCTCATCCCACATCTTGTTACCCATCTCCAGATAGACCGCGGGAAGCAGGGCGCTCACCACCTGGAGACCGGACCACATGGGAGTGGGGTCCGTCTTTGCGGGAGGAGGAATACGTCCGTCCCAGCGCTTGCTATGAACCAACAGGTTCATGAAATCCCGTCGGCTGAAGAACTCCGACGGGCGTGTTAGCCGATTGACGCCCACCAGCGTGTCCTGAACCACGGAAACCAGTGGCTTGGACAGACGCGGGCTGATGAGCTGTTTGGGCACCGCGGCGATTTCGCGGAGCTCCGTTGCGGCTTCAACGGATTGGGGGCAATGCATGTTCATTTCGTCTCCGTCAAACTTCCTATCGTTAAACGATAGGAAACCTTGACTTTCGCCAAGGAATAGACTTTACCTTAAACTCCTCTGTGAGAGGAATCGACCGCCGTCAAGTCGTTGCACCTTCCACTGTCATCCGACAGAAGCTTGGCTCAGGATTGCCCATTCCTTGTTACAGTGTTTTCACACTCTAACTCAGATCCAGTTGGGTTGTTACTGTCTGACATGTAAGATGTCAGAGTCCTACGGTCTTTCTCCGCAGGTTCAGTACCAACTGGCTTTAGGGGTTTCCCTGAATTTGACGGTCTTGCTAAGTGTTCGCAATAGAGACACTTAACTAGATAGTTATATCGCTGACATACTGGAGATGAAGCAGTAGCCATGCGGAGGTGATTACACTGTTTTCCCCCAAGAGTTTTCACCTCAACTCTTGGAGCAGCTACCTGTTGCTGACTTTGACGAACACGTTAATCAGCATTATACGGCTTCGTAACCGACACGTTCAGCCGGAACGTGGAATACGGCAGCACCCGCACCCGGTGGCACATCATGGACATGCGGTGGAGTGACGGCTGACGGTTGAAGAGCACCGGGTCGCCATCCAACAGGTGGCGATTCACCACGTCGCCCTCATAGAGACTGAGGGTCTTCGTGTTGATGTGCTTGAGACCGATGCTGCGACCATCCACACGGACGACCGACTTCGCGCCCGGATAGGTGTCCGGGCCATTCTGGACCAGCGCATACAGGCGGTCAATGTTGAACGCGGTCACACGCTCTGGGAAGGTCAGGTTCATCGCGACTTTCATTGGCACACCCAGCTCCTCTACGGAGATGTTGGGGTCCGGTGTAATCACGGAGCGGGCAGAGAACTCCACGCGCTTGCCCTGAAGATTGTTACGGATGCGGCCCTCCTTTGTGCCCAGACGCTGGGACAGAGACTTCAGGGGGCGACCGGACCGCTGGGCCGACTGACCGACACCCGGCAGATTGTTATCCACCAGTGTGGCAACGTGGAACTGCAGGAGCCCCGTCCATTCATCAATGGCACGCTTCTTGGCTCCCTTCGCAATCTTCTCACGGAGCATGCTGTTCGTTTTGATAATGTCAATTAGCTTCTGTGTGAGGTCATCTTCGGACCGCTGGTTGTTGTCCTGGAGCACAGAGGGGCGGACCTGCGGCGGCGGAATCGGCAGAACGGAGCACATGAGCCAGTCGGGGCGACACCAAAGTCGGCTGAAGCCCATGAAATCCACATCTTCGTCGCTAATGCGGCGCAGAAGACGATAGACATACTCTGGCTCCAAGAAACGACGCACGACGCTGGCCGTCTCATCGCCCGCAACCGCAGTGGCGGCACCTGATGCGGCTCCGCTAGCCGCGGTATCCGTTGTGGGAGTGATACCGCGCCACTCTGCGACCACCCGACAGATGTCCTCATCCACGAACCGATGGGGCTGTCGCGCACCGCACCCGTCCTCCGTCTTTTCACCGCAGCGGCTCACGGACTGACACTCCACGAAGACGGCCTTCCAGCGATTCTCTCCCTTGAGACGGCGAATGGCCTTGGAGGACTCCTTGTTAATCAGTAGCTTCGCGCACTTGACACAGACACAGCGGAGAACCTTGAGGAGATACTTGAATGTATGAATATGATAAACGGGACGCTCTAGCCGATAGTGACCGAAATGGCCGGGGCAGCGGTGATTGTCCAGGCCACACGAACGACAGAGCTTTCCGTTTTCTAGTACGCCCATGCGGGGGTCGGCCAGTCCGCCGATTTTTCCCTCTTGGGTGTTGTGCGTCGTAACTTCCACGACAGAGCGCCGGATGATTTCATCCGGGCTGAAGAAGCCGAATTGGATGCCAACAATGGCCTCCGTTTCGGAGCTATGGGAAAGAGTTGGCATACCTGGTATCTGTCGTGGTTTTTTTAGGCGGGGGTGACGCGACCTACCCGTCAAGTTTGGGGCGGCTCTCCGACTCTTTAGGCCGACAGTGTAGGGTAACACGACTCGTATGCCATCGCTACTGGAAGAGTTACGCAAAGCCACAGAGTTTGGTGGAATGGACCCGCATTCTGCTGTGGGGTTTTTCACGCACTTTCTGTTTCTGGCGGTACCCGGTATTCTGCTGGGTCATGTGATGGACGAAGGGATTCGGTCACTTCAACAGCGGTATCAGTTGTCAGAGTGGCTCTGTTTGGTGGGACAAACAACGGCATGGGCCATTTTCTTCCTGTTCTTGTATAACGTTGTGCCGCGGTATGGTGCGGAATTCCAGAGCAGTTACGCGGGGTTGGCATTTGTTACACTCTTCTTCACGGTGCAGACAAACTATGTCGCGAACTTACAGAAGGTTCTGCGATTCACGGACAGAGCGACTAGTGCTAGCGCTTTCCAATTAAGTATCGACTAAATGGATTTCTAGTTCGTCTGATTAGCAGTCGCGTTGCGACTGGATAATTAGAGTGTCTAGGAGTTTATTTGGTCGGATGTTTAATGAAGGCCACTAGCTATCCAATAAATAGTAGACTAGAATGTTTTTTGTTAGAGTGTCTAGAAAAATGGTTTAGTCGATGGATTTATGATAGCTAGTGGCCTAAAAATGACCGCCGTGACCGTCATGGCTGGCGGGCACCCCTGTACGATGAGTCTCCGTGTTGTAGTGGGTCCGATGTTTGCGGGAAAGACCTCTGAAATCCAGAGTGTTGTGCGGCGGTATGCGCGGCTAGGCAAGGCGGTGTTGGTTCTGACAGCGGATATTGATAATCGTTACAGTACGACGGCAGCGATTGTCAATCATGACCGGACGGTGACTCCGGCACGGGCGGTGCCTGTGGCAGGTGGGCTCCTGGGCGTTCTGGAATGGGAAGATTTCCGGGCCGCCACTGCGGTTGTTGTGGATGAGGCCCAGTTCTTCGCGGACTGTTTGATTCCATTTGTGCGTTCGGCGGTGGATACCTGGGACAAACACGTGGTCGTTGTGGGTCTGGATTCCGATGCGGAGCAGCGACCCTTCGGTGATGTGCTGGCACTCATGGCGCATGCGGATTCCATTGAGAAGAAGACGGCTCTTTGCCTACAGTGCGGAGATGGCACGGCGGCCATCTTCACCCGGCGTCTGCGGCCGCGGGTCGCTGTAGATGGCAGCGATGGACCGGTGGAAGTCGGGGGTGCGGATATCTATGAGCCGGTGTGTCGGCGGCATTTCACGGTCTCTTAAAAAAACGGATGCCTCTATAGAAACCATCGCAATATGTACGACTTATTCACGGCGGGTCTTCTTTTGGCGGGAGGGCATGTCGCTGTCGCATACGGCGCGGCAGAAGTCTGGAAGGTAGATTACAAGACCTACTTGGCAGTTACAGTGGGTGTCGGTCTGCTTATGGGATTGTTACTTAGAATTCTTGCCTCTTCTTGGAAAAATCGTATGACATCTATTTTTGATGAGGAGTACCATGAGGGTACCTTTTTCCCGGACGTGCTACTGTTTCTTGTTACGCTGATACTGAGTGCAATTGCGTCGGCTTACATTACAGTCCGGCGCTACGGTGCGGTCGGCTGGGCCGGCTCTCTGGCGGCAAACTACATGGCCAGCTGGCTGATTTAATCGCCTGGTGGAATTAGAGAACGGAATGAGTGGGTTGAGTGGAATCGGTCAAGAGATGCGGAGTGCTTTTCATGTTGGCACTCCGGATCCGGTTGGATTTCTGGGATTTGCGATACGGTATTTGTTTTTATGCGTGCCGGCGATTGTATTTGGTCATCTGATTGACCAACTGGTAGAGCACGCACAGGCCCAGGAATGGCTTGGGGTGCGGCCGGGTGTTTATCTGGTCGCGCAGACAATTGTGTGGTTGGTGTTCTTCTATGTGGTGGTGCGTTGGTTTCCGCATTATGCATGGGAGTTCCAAAGCACGTATGCCGGTATGGCATTCGGCACGCTGTTTTTCACGGTACAGGACAACTATGTGACGAACTTACAGGAGGCGCTGGTCTTCACTAACAAATACATCACCATCCATAAGAGAGGCGGAGGCACAGGATGAAACGACTGACGGTCCTGTTGTTTTTGGGCGCGTTGTGGCATGTTGGGACGGCGTGGCTTGCTTCGGGTCTGGACTTGGTTCCATTTCTGGGGGTTGTGGCGGCGGCATCAGCAGTGGCAACCTGGGCAATGACACGGCTGGTGACGGAGGCGGAGTTGGAGACGGAAGTATGGTCGGTCTTCGGTGTTTCTATCACACGGGATGTGGTGTTTTCGCTGGTAACCCTGTTGGTGAGTTCAATGGGATTCTACTGGGTTGTGTGGCCGCGATATGGATGGGATGGCTATGTGGCAGCAGTGGCGGTTAGTTACGGCGTGTCTTATGTCAGTCCTATCCTATTAAATTATGACTAGATTACAGTCGTGTTAGTTTAATTCGCTTGTGCAAAGCACACGGATAATTAAAGTTTCTCGAATTTATTATAGGCAGGAATTTAATGATGGCGGTGCGCCTTCTTTGTTGAGCGCTTAGCCTTTCGTTTCTGAGTCTTCTTGAGATGGGTGAGTGTTTTGCGCTCTGAGGAAACATAGAGATTGGGAGTAAACTTCCGAATCTGAATGTTTGAGTGCTCTGTGTGGGTCAGAGGCTCTGTAACCGCACTCACGGTCTGGCCGTTCCGCAGAACGCGGACTGTTTTGCGACCGTGACCGTTGCGACTATCCACCGTGCGAACGATGGTTTCCGTGGGCTGGCCGGGCAGCTTGCGACTGCGGATTTCCATGTAGCGGGCGGTTATCATTGTGGGGTCTTCTATTTATATGTAGTATTTGAGTACTACAATTCCGGAACCACCATTGCCTCCAACTGCTGCGTTGCCTCCACTAGAATGAGATGCACCACCACCACCACCCGTACCGGTATTTGATGCACCATTGCTACCAGGCAATGTTCCAATAAAACTTGAGGTCCCTTCATCTGCACCCTTGCCACCACTTCCATATACACGACTTGTACCATCTTCTAATGTTGATGACACCCCAGCCCCACCGGCACCTCCTCTATTGTTATCAGACCCGTTGGATGTGCTTGTTACACCTACCCCCCCCGCGCCACCGCCACCACCACCTGCGCCTTGGTCAGGATTTGAACCACCGTCGCGCATATTACCGCCACTTCCACCAGTTGTCGGCGCATCACCAGATTGTGCTATACCACCATTACCATAGGTTCCAGATGAATTCGTACTTCTACTTTTAAAACCTTTGCCACCTCCTTTTGCCTCAATTGATGCAAAAATAGAAGATTCACCAGAGACACCATCTGTCTCACCACCACCAGGAGTTGTTCCACCGGCACCTCCCGTACCGACTGAATAACTATAAGAGGTACCAGGATTTACAGAAAGAGTACCCGTTTTTACAGAGCCACCACCTCCACCTCCACCGGCACCTGTACCTGAACCAGCACCGCCACCACCGCCAGCACCAACAATCAAATACTCAATTGAGGTAACACCTGATGGCGCAGTCCACGAACCAGTACCTGATTTGAATACATCACGTGTTAATGAAGGAGCAGGAGCCGGTGCAGGTGCTGGAGCAGGGGCAGGTGCTGGAGTAGGTGCTGGAGCAGGGGCAGGAGCAGGTGCTGGAGCAGGAGCAGGGGCAGGAGCAGTCGAAGCCCGGAACTGCTGGCGGAGTTGGATACGCGCAACCGCCTGCTTGTAACGAATGTAGGACGTGTGGTCCGGGAAGCGCATGGAGCCGCCATTTTCACGTTTGGTCTGTGCCATCGCACGCCCTGCCGCAAAGCCGGTCACTGCCTCTCCACTGGGCATCTCATTCGCCGCACGGGTATCACGCAAGGACATTGTCGGTCTCCTCTGATTAGAGTAGACATAAAGGACTAACAGTGGAGAGCCATGTAAGATGTCTGCATCCGCAGATGATATGATAACAGAGCGGTCTGAATCGGACGCGGTAACATCCTATCGGGTTTCACGGCGGGTGTGGTCGGGGCGGACGGCCTTTCAAGAGGTGGAGATTGCAGATTCACCGGAATACGGGCGACTACTGTTTCTGGACGGAGAGCTCCAGTCGGCGACGTCGGATGAGGCAATTTATCATGAATCGCTGGTTCATCCGGTCATTGCCGGAGTCATGGCAACAGGAAAGGTGGATGTATCAGGGATCCGTGTGTTAGTTGTCGGCGGCGGTGAAGGGGCCACTGTGCGGGAAGTGCTTCGTTGGAATCCGGCGGTGGTTGAATGGGTGGATATCGACCTGGAGCTAGTAGGGCTCTGTCAGGAACATCTGGACTGGGAGGGAACAGATGTGTTGGGAGATGCGCGGGTGCGCTTTCATGGTGATGATATTGCCGCTGTTCTGCCGGCTCTGGGAACTTTTGATGTGATTATTCTGGACTTGCCGGATCCCGATGGAGAAACGGGATGGCTCTATTCGGCGGATTTCTTTGCCGCGCTGCGGGCACATCTGGCACCCTGGGGCGCACTAGTCACACACTGTGGCCCCGTGCGACCAACGGTGGGACAGGTCGGTGAAGGATTCCGACGTATCTGGGAAGAGTCGGGCCTTCAGGAGGCAGGACTGCTACCAGATGGTTTCTATCGGGTGGGAATTCCCAGCTTTCAGGGAGATTGGGGCTTCTGGATTTGGCGCCCCGATGGAGTGCGACCGTTTGAATTCGTATGGGAGCAGGGCACTGTGAGTCTTCCGATGGGAGTTCGGGTGTTAGATGCCGCGATGATACTCCAGTGGGCGCATCCGCCCCGTCTCTGGGCTATTCCCGTGGAGACTGCTACTGGAAGGAGACTAGGGGAAGGATGTGGGGCTACGGATGGCCCTTAACTGAAAAGGAATGTATAGACACCGCTGAACTGGAAGAGCAGATGGAAGATACCGAATTTGCCGGCTAGAAGGAGGAATTCCTTGTTGAGGGTGCTGAAGTCAAGAGTTCCATTGTCTCGGAAATCGGCCATCACGTAGAGAACAGATGCCGGAACAAAGGCGACAACGGCAGTTTCTGCCAGGAAGAGCCAGGGATGCATTGTGGGAAATTTAGTGTCTTTCACAACCATACTGACGTAGCCGAAGAAGACGATGGCACCGACCAGTGTCATAAGCACCAGATTGGTTAGAAGAACTCCGGTGCTGTAACCTCCGATGGTGAATTCAAAGGGGATTTTTGTGGGAAGAGCAAAGCGGCCAAACAGAAGTGACAGGAGGCCGCCAAGTGCCAGACCGCTGACAGCGGCAACGAAGAAGGTGTAGTCGTCGGGAAGAACCGCGGGGCGGGTGGGCATCTCTACTGCGTTTGGAGGGTTCTTAAATTCCCTGGACCCGTTGTGAGAGGTAGCACGGTGACCTCTCTGGTGGACATGGTTGGGTTGGTCCCTTTATAAGCTCTGTAGTGCAGTGGTAAGCACGTCGGACTCTGAATCCGGAAGCCTGAGTTCAATCCTCAGCAGAGCTACTAACCTCCTTTTGGTTTTGGGAGGTAACTTAGCCCTAATAGCTCCGGATGCTGCGATAGCAGTATCAGTTGCGTATTGGGGCGCTTAGCCCTAATAGCTCCGGATGCTGCGATAGCAGTATCAGTTGCGTATTGGGGCGCTTAGCCCTAATAGCTCAGTAGTAGAGCGTTTGTCTTGTAATTGTATTGGTACAAGTTCCAATAGCTCCGGGTGCTGCGATAGCAGTATCAGATGCGTATTGGGGTGCTAACGCCCCAATAGCTCAAATGCTTCGTAGTAACGAAGCATTAGTACCGTGCGACGTCGTCGCTACGGTTCAGTAGTAGAGCGTTTGTCTTGTAACAAGTCTGCTAAAACGCAAACAAAAGGTCCGCGGTGCGATTCCGCGTTGGGGCACCATTTGACCTATTAGCTCAGTGGATAGAGCGTCTGGCTACGGACCAGAAGGTCGCAGGTTCAAATCCTGTATAGGTTATACTCAGTTTCGTTTCGATTTGCGTCAGCAGGCCGGTGCGTAAGCTGAGATTCACTCAGCTTAGCTCAGTTGGGAGAGCAAGGGACTGTAGTACAATTGGTCGTACTGTTTGGAGTTCCCTGGGTCACTGGTTCGATTCCGGTAGCTGAGATTCTAGTACCAAAGGTACTAGAATCAGAGCGACGGTCACGGTGCGATAGCACCGACTTCTCATGAAATCAACTGTATAGCATCCGCCTTTTCGGGCGGGGGTGTTTCGGACTGTAGGCGCAGCTCTGTAATTTCCAGACGGGGTGCTGGCTCCTTGTAGGACTGAGGCGTACCAGGTGTCTGAGGGGTACCAGAGCTATGGGGTGTTCCAGGTGTCTGGGGTGTCGCAGCAGAACGCGGGCTTGAAGGCGTATTTCCCACCAGTGTAATTGTATTGTAGGGTTTCTCTGGAGGCATCGCTGCTGCCAGTCCTTCCCGAATCATCTGGGCAGATCGGGGAGCAATTATTGGCTCTGGCAGATTCCGCAGAATCGGTACGGTATCTCCACTGCATTCATCACCAACACACGGGCAATCGTCTGGTGTAACAGTTGTGAGCGGTGTAACAGGAAATGTACGATTCCGTTGCGGTGTCCAGTTGTAGCTGGGGCAAATCAAAATATGGTAGCGTCGCCCCTTTTCATAGAGGGCGCGCTGTCCTTCACCATTGAACTGATACCAGAGACCCGGAGGAACGGAGGGTAGCGCACCGCCTGTATTTCCCAGACGAACACGCACATCGGCATCATAGGCTTCCACCTGCTCATAATAGTTCCAAGCCCGTTTGGCAGCCATCCGCTCTCCCTGACTGAGCCGACTCACAGCCGGATGGTCGCCCGGAAACTGCTGCTGGGGCCAGGTTGTAGTGGGAAGTGAATAGAGGTCACAGGGTGATGTCATCCTTAACCGGGATGCGGGTTGTTTGTCCAACATAGAAGGAATGGATGTATCTAGTTGTAGCGGCAGTGGCAAGCCCTGGTTTTGTTACATGTTAATTCGGGATGATGGACGGCGGACCTATGTCGGGGCAACAGTAGACCCCAATCGAAGACTCCGACAGCACAATGGAGAAATCGCCGGTGGTGCACGGGCAACAAAGGGCGGTGTTTGGCGACGGGCGTATTTAATAGGTGGGTTCGCCGATGAGCGCGATGCACTGCGATTTGAATGGCGGTGGAAGTACTTGACACGTGTGTTAGGTGTGGGAGATTCCTTTTTAGAGAGGCGGGCATTTGCCCTGGGTCAACTACTGGCTGAGAGAGATGGGTCGGCTGTGTGTGTATTGGAAGAGCCTGCTACATGAACACTGGTGCTGGTGCGGGCGTGTTGCGTGCAGAGATGAGGTGCGGCGGGGTCACGGTCTAGGTGGGTCGTGTTGGCTGTGCGGGGACAGGGTTTGCCGTTGCGCTGGCTGGCCGTACAGCGATAATAGAGGCGTTCGCCACGGCGGATTTTGTTGGCATGCCAGGCAGCGGAGGCAGCATCAAAGTCGGCAGCGGTGAGAGTTGGGAGAGGGGAGGACATCATAAATGGGGTTGCCACTGTGAAGGGGGGGGATGGGTGTCACGTTTAGTCAGCTGCTAAACAAAGAATCCTATTAAAAGAGTTTAGAAGACTCGTATAAAGAGAAATTATTTCTGGATTTTCCTGATTAAGATAAGGATAAATACTGTAAAATTCAGCTAGTTTTGCTTTTGCTAACTCAAGCTTATCAATTAGTGACACTGATTTTGACGAAGTAGTTCTCCAGAGAATACCTTCTGTTTTAAATTCTATTGCGAATCTGTCACCATGTGCGCCAGATGCCTTAACATACCATACATGGCGGGGGATATCATCCGCATGAACCCCACAATCATCAGGGAGTTCAATGCGTCGTGCCTTTTTTGATTGATTAATATTTTGCTCTGATTGCGATATTATTCTCAAATTTTCTAATCTATTATCAAATCCAATTCTATTAATATGGTCAACTGTCATTTGTTGTCCCTTGCCGTCAAATGTTAGTTTACCCATAATCAGATTATGTAAATACAGGGACTTCCTCTTTCCATCAACTATTACAGTTGTTGAAATATAGTTTCCGGCAGTAATATGCCAAGAAGGATATGTTGTAAGTAATGGTAGAGATGTTTTATCAATCACAAATGATTGACTCCCGGTTATAGCCTCAATATAACAAACAACATACTCTTTCCCCTCATATGTAACCTCTTTATAGGTTATTGGTCGGGGAGGGGCACCAACATGATGTAAAGGGAGAGCAAGAAGAGAAGCCATTATACCGGGAATACAATACAGTGGTTGTAGGTTATCAACGTTGGGTCTTATAAGTTTGAACTTTTGAGACCCAACATGGTTGTTTTTATTTTTGAAAATCTATGTCGTAATACGACTGAAAACCAGTAAATATTAAAATTAATTACTGTAGGCAAGCATGCCTGCCATTCCCTACTACTTAACAGTAGGAAACCCTTTGGACTCTCCTGTGGTTCTGGATGACAACTTCCCCACATTCCTTCCAAAAGCCCTGTCTCCAGGGGGATGGACTGTATCTTATGCCTCCACGCGGAGGCCCACCGACATTCAGTCTCTGAACAGCATCCATACCGCGTTACGGGTTAGGACTTGGCTGCGGATTGTCCCTATCATTTGACTTCTTACCATACCCACAAGTTTCCCTGTGGTGCCACTGCGCAGACTTTTCAGCCGCAAGGCGGTATCAAATGCTTAACAGGAGTTTCCCGCAATTTGACGGTGTTGCCCGATTTGGTTCCCCAAATCTGTCATCAGACTAGCACTACCTTTTCGTAGCACTTTTGGCAGCCAGAGCATTTTCCATAAATCTGTACCCAGATTCTTAATTGGAAAACGCCAAACCGCCCATTCCGCTCATGATACGCAGCACATTGTAGTTAACCGCGTAGATGCGCACCTTGGCCGTCTTGTTGTTACCGACGGTGTTGGGAGTCAGCGTCAGCAGCAGAGTCGCGTTATCGATACGGGACATGTTGCAGCTGCCAGAGGGCTGGTGGTCCTCGGGGTTCAGGGCGAAGGAGTAGACGTTGATGCCCACCGCGGGGATGTTGGTGTGGTGCTGGAAAGGCTGGACCAAGTTGAAGTACTTGCCCTCACGCTCCGTGAAACGGTCGTGGCCGTTCAGCTGGATCTTGGCAGACACAACGGGGTTCTTGCCAGCCAGGCCCTCCACCATAGAGATAGAGTAACCGGACTCCAGCGCTGCGCGGTCAGCCCAGTCGGAGTAGTTGAAGGGCTGCTGGCCCTTCCAGGGGTCCATGGTAGCATCGCAGGCGACGAAGGAATCACGCTGGACAACCCAGATGAGCTCCTTGCAGGGATGGTTGAAGGACATCTTGATCTTGTTGGAAGAGGCAGTCACAGACTCATCGCCGGTGAACTGGAGCTGCTCAATCAGGTACTCATGGGCAACCTGGGCGAAGCGGCGGCGCTCCTCCGTATCCAGGTAGATGTAGTCCACGTACAGAGACGCAGACTGGAGACCTGCCGCGGCAACGCGGTCGCGGATGGTAGACACGTTGGTCCAGCACAGGTTCTTCAGGTCGTGCAGCTCCAGATTGAGCTTGACCTCGTGGTACTGGAGAGCAATCAGAGGCAGGGCCAGACCGGTGTGGCGGTTGAACCAGAACTGCAGAGGGATGTACAGAGTGTACTCAGGGGCGCAAGAGCGGGCCTCATTGGCGGCGTGGGGCTCCCCACCGGCGCAGTCGTTGTCGCAGCCACCATCGGCCTGCTGGGTCAGAGTGTTCACCAGCTCAGGGACGTTACCCACCATCTCCGCGTAACCGGCCTGCTTGCCGGCGGGGCGGGTGAGCTCATTCCAGATGTGGAGCCAGTCACCGTAGTGCTTGTCAATGCGCTGACCACCGATCTCAACCTCAATGTTGCGGACCAGATTGTGGCCGACCCAGTTGAGCCAGCGGAACTGCGCACCGGAGCCATCCTCCGTCATCAGCTCAACCTGGGGCAGAGTGGCCTGCAGGTAGATGCGGTGGATCAGGTCACCGTTACGGGAGATAGTGCAGGTAACACGCTTACCGAAGTTAGCAACACCGTTGAAGGTCTGCTCAATCGCCTCCATAGAGAAGTTAGAGTGGCGACGATAGAGCTGCTTGAAGAAAGTAACCTGGGGGTTTGCCGTCAGGTAAACGTCCTGCGCGCCGTAGGCGACCAGCTGCATGAGACCACCACCTGTCATTTGTTATACCTTGGGTTCCCAAAATTTTTTGGCCGGCACCGGAGGTTTTACGCGGCTGTCGTTTGCCGCACTTCCCGGTGCTAAAGACTAATCTTTACGGGTTTGTTAGGAATGTCAACTGGATTGAACCATATTTTAGTGAGTGATTATGTAAGTGACAAACGGGAGGGGATAAGCAAACCTACAACCCTGGAGGCACATCATCATCAGAAAATGCGGGAATTTGAGAGTGAAACCAACAGCATTCAGGAGCTAGAAGCGGAGCTGGCTGCAGTGGAAGAGCGTCTGGAGACCGTGCCCCTCTTCAGTGATGATTGGCGGATTTTGTCGGACCAGATGGAATCGATTCGGAAGAAGATTCGTGAAATCGAAACGGATTCTAAGCGGCTGGATTATTTTTTGGATGTCGGAGACCTGTTGTTTCAGTATTATGACGCACAGGCGGGGCTAGCAAAGGGTTCTCTGCGTCCGGAAGCAACGGTAACACGGGCTCCAACGATGCTCACCAATTCTGTGCTAAGCTATTTTGCGGCAGCGCCAGCTCCTTCTCCGATAAAAGCAAAAACGGCGGCTCTATCTGTATCAGGGTCTACAGCGGTGGGAGGAGCCGGCTCAGGGCCTGGGCCATTATCCCTTAAAGACAAACTTCGTGCATCAGATATTGATACGAAGGATGGTCTGAATCGTGACAAAATGATGGAAAAGTATCTGGCTATTGTGGAGCCGGAGGCTATCAAGAGCGGCGTATTACCGGGGTCCGGGATTGAGCCTGGGTGGGGATGTTGTCCCAGCTGTACCGTGGAGATGACACTGTATCAGAATGAGGCGACGCTGGGTTGTCCTTCTTGTGGACATGAGGAATTCATTCTGATTGATTCGGAAAAGCCATCTTACAAGGACCCACCCCGGGAAATCACCTATTTTGCTTACAAGAAGGCCAATCACTTCAATGAGTGGCTGGCCCAGTTCCAGGCAAAGGAGAATACGGATATTCCGGGCGAAGTGATTGAGGCGGTATTGTCGGAGTTGCGCAAAGAACGCATTACCGACCCGAAGAAGATTAAGAATCCGAAGATTCTGGAGATTCTCCGGAAGCTGAAGATGTCCAAGATGTATGACCATGTTCAGCAGATTAAGAACCGGATTCAGCAACAGATGACGTCACTGACGTTGTCCAAGGAGACAGAGGAGAAGTTACAGCATATGTTCAAGGAGATTCAGCCGGCGTTCATCAAGTATTGTCCGAAGGGACGTTCCAACTTCTTGTCGTATCCGTATGTGCTGTACAAGATGTGTCAGTTGTTGGAAATGGATGAGTTTCTGCCGTGCTTCCAGCTGTTAAAATCGCGGGAGAAGCTGTACCAACAGGACCAGGTATGGCAGAAGATTTGTGCGGAGCTGGGGTGGCAGTTCATTCGGTCTATTTGAACCGCGTTCAGAGTCTAAAGAATACTTTCGGTGACCTGAGTGGCGTGGAGCGTTGTGTATCACTCTGTTCCACGCTGGCGCGGGTTTTCAGCCGTTTGGAGTCTTCTAATATCTGTGTTATGCAGATTTTAGAGGGATTCCATCGCGTCCTTCAGTCCCATAGCTCAGTTGGAAAGCCGCTAGGCGGCAGACCACTCTGCGTATGGGACCTTCAGTCCCATAGCTCAGTTGGTTAGAGCATCACTCTTATAGGCACGTTCCTATGCTCAGGTAGGTGATAGTCGTGGGTTCAATTCCCACTGGGACTACTCAGCATCAATCGTCTAGTGGGCCCTTTACAGGTTCACTATCTTCTTGATGCAAAAAGAATATTCTTGGTATGTCTATCTGACAATAGAAATACCAAGGAATTCGCAATCATTAAAGAAACTGAATATTTTGCATATCCATTCTAGATGAATAAATTAACAGCAATAGGAGGAGCCGGGGCATCTGAATATTATCCAAGTCAAAACTTAGTAAAGCCGTCTGGAGTGAAAGAGGCCGCGAATAAAAATGTAACATCATTACCATATGGTGGATTTAAACTCCCGGCATTTAAGAAAACCTCAAATATATCGCGTTCATCTGTTCGATTTACAACTGGTGAAATAGGTAATTTATTTTTTCGTGACGCAGCAAAAGTTATACCGATGTTACAGGCCGATAAAAATTTTGTTGTTTATTTTATTTCATCGCACTCTTCACAGTTGGCTGAGACATTTACTCCTCCTATTCTTGAACCTTCTATAAATATACCCTATTGTGTTATTCAAACAGGTGCAAAGGATGCAACTGGTTGTGCATTTACAAGGGGCGGTATTGACCTTATGAAGAATCTATTTAGTATAAATTTACTGTATTCGTTTCAGTATTTATTAGGGCTCGTTGGAGATAATGTTCCCAGAGTTTTTTCAGATTTGTATTATTCAACGAATGATACACAAACAGTAGTTGAAGATGAAAAGGAAACTATATATTATTTAGAAGAAATACCGAATAAAACTCTTTATTTTAAAGTGTCTGAAACAGAAAAAGGATTCGGGGTTCATATGTTTGACCCAAATGCTGCACAGATGTGGCCCTTTACAGGATCGCTCTTTAAAAAGATTACATCGCTTGACTCTTTATTTACTAGTGTGGGGGGTACGACTATTAGTGCATTACTACCGCATATTATACAGGATAGTCCTGTAAAAAATAGACCGGCTATTTTTGTGTTTTATGGATGTAGTTCTTTTTCTACTACAGAGAATGCTGCCTCTATTCTTACAAAAATGTCAGAACCAACATTCTATCAATTTAATCCAGGTTCTTTACAACATATATTCAAACCTGTGGGGTCTCTTCCAAATCATGCATTACCAAATTCACAACATAAAAATATTACAGAACTTTGGAGAAATACTTATAATCCTAACATATTTAATAGAACAAGGATTGGTGTGCATGCTGCAAACGAATACATTGGGCCTGGGGTTCTTACAAATGAAAGAACTATACTTAATTATAAGACCAGAGTTAATAGAACAAGGAAGGGTGTGTTGGCTCCAAAAAATATGACTAGGAAAGCAGCTGGACCCGTACGAACAACACGTCAAATGAAAACATGGAAGATAAACAAATTGCAAACAATGTCGGGTCGTCTCCGCCCACTATCAACAAACAATACCAGAAAAAACAATACCAGAAAAAACAATACCGTAGATGATGATGATGATGATGGGTAATACTACTGGGGTTACTTCCATACAGAAATATAAGAGGATATGTTTGACTGTTTTTAGTTAAAGAACTGACATATGCTCTAGAGTCAATAATGCCAACTGCTATTAGTACACTCCAAACAATCTGCGCCTTTGATTTAGGTATCAAAAATCTCTCCTTCTGTGTGGCGACTTTTGATGCTAGTGGTAGCCTGGTCGCATTGCGGCGATGGGCGAATCTGAATCTGTTGGCCGATGGAGCGGACTCACAGAGCCAAACCCGGTGTGGTTACGCGGGTTGTGGGGGACCGGCGTCGTGGCGACTGCCCGGTGGAGGTCTCCTCTGTAAGCGATGTGTGGGCAAGGGACGGGCATGCGGTGTACCTCCGTTTGAGTTGGAGGGAGTGCCAACCGTGGCAGCTCTCCGTGGATGGGTGGTGGAGCATGTGGTGGGTTACACGACGGCGATGGCACGTGGTCTGAAAAAACCGGAGTTGATGGAGCTGATTGGTGCACGTCGTATGATTCCTTATAAGGCACCCAAGGCCAAGGGTGTGTCGCTCCAGGCTGTGCTAGCCGGAATGGAAGCCGCACTGGATGCAGAGCTGGCGGTAATCGCAACCGCTGGGCGGGTACGAATTGAGAATCAGCCCTCCGAATTTGCGCCCCATATGAAATCCGTCCAGATGATACTATTCGCCTTGTTGTCACATCGTCTCCAGCGGGAATATGGATGGACGGGGGCAATTGAATTTGCGAATGCGGCTGTCAAAACACGGGGCGCCGGTATCGCCGCGGGGAAGGATACCAAGAAGGACCGTAAGGCGGCGGGTATCGCAAAAGTGGCTGCGACTCTGACGGCGACGGGAAGCGCAGCGGCTAGTCATCTGACCTGGTGGTCGGGACAGGCCAAGAAGGATGATTTGGCGGATGCGTTTCTGATGTGTTTGGATGCTGTTAGCTAGGCTGCGGTAGCGCCAGCAACCGCTACTGCGGTAGCGCCAGCAACCGCTACTGCGGTCCAGCGCGGAATTAAAGCTCTGTGTCTGTGGCAGTGGATAGAATGAGTGTATCCTTTGGTGATGGTCCCGGCAAGCCTCCCGCCATTGATTTTGCGTCTTTTGCGCAACGGGCAGGTGAGATTTCGGTGGGTGGAGACGATATGATTGAGCTGGGAGATGATATGGGCATTAGTCTTCTGGCAAACACTAGCAAGATGCCCGCATCTCCTGGACGGCAAGTGAGCTTCTCATCCGGTGGGGGTGGCAATGCACCGACGCCCCGGGCAGACGCTCCTCAGATTCAGATTAACCCGATTGCCGATTTGGATGTGATGGACATTGATGCCGCGCCGGGTGTTTCCAATATCAAGATTCAGCGGGATTCGGATCCGGCACCCTTTGTGATTGGTGGAGCTGGAGGCGGTAGTGGTGGCGGTGGTATCAACATGGTAACAGGAGAGTCTCTGGATGGCGGTGCCATATCGGGTGGAGGGCGCAGCATGACTGCCGAAGAGGAGCGCCGTGAAAAGCAGCGTCTGCTGACGAAGATTCGCCGTCTGGATTCCGATGGTGTCAGTGGAAAGGCGGTTTCCATGGAGAACAGCCTGGAGGAGATTAAGACGGAGCACGATGCCCGCTCTGATTCCAAGAATCTGGAGGCATCCATCCGATTCCAGCGGAATGCGCTTATGACCTTCGTGTCAGGTTTGGAGATGGTAACAGAGAACAAGAAGGTTCGTGACCGTCTGCCCGTGAAGCCGCGCCTCAAGGGTTGGTCGGAGTCGGTTCATACGAACATCGGTGACTTCGATGATATCTTTGAGGAGCTTTACGACCTTTACAAGGATTCAGCCAAGATGCATCCGCTGTTACGTCTGGTGGGTACGCTGGGTGTATCGGCAACAATGTACCATCTGACGAACAATGCCGCGGAGCAGTCGGGAATTCCAGGTATGTCTGATTTAATGAATGAGGACCCGGAGCTCCAGCGTCTGATTGCACAGAAGATGGCGGCGCGGATGGGGGGCATCGGGCAGTTCATGAACATGGCCAGTGGATTTGGTGGTGGCGGTGCCGGTCCCATGCCATCGGGACCTATGGGAGGTGCCGGGTTCGGTGGAGGTGGGCCTGCTCCTATGGGTGCCGGAATGGCGCGTCCTCCTTCACCGCCTTCCACTGTTCCGGCGGGTTCTTCACGTATGCCGTTCAATATGGCCGCGGCAATGGCGGAAGATGTAGCGGCATCCGGTGCACCCCGTGTACGCCGTGAAATGCGCGGACCTTCCGGTGTAGATGATATCTTAAAAGCGTTTGAAACAGAGCGGCTCATGCAAGCGGCATCTGCCATGCCTGCGCCCCCCTCTGATTCTGTTTTCACCCCGGATGGACCACCTCCGCCATCAGCGCGTGGAGTGTCGGTTCTGCGCGCCGGTATAGGCTCTTCCATGGATCCTCTGGCGGACCTCATGGCAGATGATATCTCTGTGGGAAGTGGTGGAACAAGCGCAACGGAGCGTCGGCGGGGACGGCCGCGGCGCCCTGTTGCGGCACCCGTTGGCGCCTCTCTGGATTTGAATGTCTAGATGTGGAAACATATATACGATAATCAAAGAGCAATATATTACACAAATTGCTCCTTGATTGAATGACTATGGAGACTAAGATGCTTCCGGCTTCATGAATGCGCCCCAATCACGTAACAGATACCAGCCGGAGTTTTCATTCAGGAGATAGTGGAGGACAAACAGAACCAGAAGTGTTAGCCAGAACGCGACAACCAGATTGCGTGTACCGATGAACATGATGGCAAACAGAAGGAGCGGACGGAAAATAATGTTCTGGAGGAAGGCTTCCTGGGCCGGTGTGACTGATAGAACCATAAAGCGGCCTCCCAGATTCAGAAGAATATAGGCAATGCCTAACACGTAGGGGTTCATGTTGATTTCGTGAATGGACATGAGAAGCGCATCGGACCAGCCTGTCCCCAGGAACCCACCGGATTGGGTAACAGGGGCTGGTGATGGAGCAGGAGCAGGAGCAGGTGCTGTATTTCCACCGCCTTTCTGTGGCATATCCCTTATTTAGGTACGGCAAAAAGGGTGCTTGATGGAATAGAAGAAGCCGACCAGGCAATCCACACAATCCAGACAGCGGCAGCGGCTAGACCATAGAGCGGTTGCCAATCGGTGACCAGAAGAACAATGATGGCACCCAACAGCTGAAAGAGGGGTTGGCGTCCCAATGATTGTATCGGCATTCCTTACCGGAGTTCGCGATTTTCATAGGTTGGTTTCTCTCCAAGCATACTGCGAATAATCGTTTTGTCGTGGATAGGCTGTCTAGCGACCACGCCAACTCCCGCGTCGAAATTGGGTTGTCTAGCGACCACGCCAACTCCCGCGTCGAAATTGGGTTGTCTAGCGACCACGCCAACTCCCGCGTCGAAATTGGGTTGTCTAGCGACCACGCCAATTTCTTCTCCAGCTGCCATTGCCGCATACAGAATCACACCCTGATAAACAGATGCCGCTGCCATTAATCCAATTCCAACACCTATCCCTGCGACATTTGGCGAAGCGGTAGCAGCAGGAACAAAGAGTCTCAACAGATTCTGTGCCGCACTCACACCAATCGAAATCCCAAGATAAGTTGATGGGCTCACCTTATCTTGATGATTGTTATAGGTCCGGAAAGCTCCATATACCATGCTGCCCGCTGTAAAAAGAGTGAATGTTCTTGCCGTAGCAGATGCCATTGTTTGTGCTTTTTGGGGATTGCTTCTTTAGGCTAAGCTGCCGGACGAATCGCGTGACCGGTCGCATACGGGTTGTCAGAGCTGTCTGTAGAGGCAACCGGACGCTCTTGTATGGCAGCGGGTTGCTCTCCCAGTGCGGATTCTACTTCCCAATGATGCCCACCAGGAGCAACTTCATCCACCAGAAATCCGCCTTCTTCTGTACGCTCTTGGATACCATGAGGATCCTCCATGAGCACTTCTTCCTGGTACCACCGGGGCTTCTTGGCCGGTACAGCATCCTTTACCAGAATCGGCGCGGCATAGAAGGATTCAATCTGTTTGTTATAGGTGGAAATATGGACGCCTGCAATGAAGAGAAGTAGAGACGTGGCCAGAACAGGTGTTTTGGCGTAGTAGAAGAGCCAGGCAACCAGCGCCAGACCTAGGGCAACACCGGGCCAGGATGCCAGAAGACGACGTCCCGTGCGCGGAACCTGATGGGGTAACACAGCCAGAAGTGTCAGTCCTCCTACGAATATCCAGGCGGGCTCAAAGGGAATCCAGTGGGGGCGTAGAATAGGTGGCGGTGGGGCCTGCATCTCTCTATCTGGGAAAGTGGCTTCCGTGTCTTCACCTATCCACGTGTCACTTTCGTGATTGGATAGGATTTATCAGAGATCACCTATCCACGTATCACTTTCGTGATTGGATAGGATTTATCAGAGATCACCTATCCACGTATCACTTTCGTGATTGGATAGGATTTACCAGAGGTCACCTATCCACGTATCACTTTCGTGATTGGATAGGATTTACCAGAGGTCACCTATCCACGTATCACTTTCGTGATTGGATAGGATTTACCCATCCCCGTAACAAAGGCACGCGCAAGAAGTCATCCCTTAATTCTACCGACTCCCCGGGGGCAAACACAAACCGCTCCCCAAAATCCTGTATAAGTCCCCGAATTACCGACCCCGTCTGAGCGTCCACCTGGTCCTCAATCGGAAAGTTCTTCTGCAGATAGGCTAACAGACGGGCCTCCGCATTCACGGCATCCGCTGCTGGTGGAACCGGCTCCTGAATCGTCGTATCCAGTGGTACCATCCAAGTCGGCCAGTTCGCCAAGAAGTCTTCCGCCCGCAAATTCGCCCGGAAGTCACGGGAACCAAACAGGCGGTCCCGGAAATCGCCTAACAGTCGAAGTCCATCTGTTCCCTGACGCTGAATATCGGCCGCCGCAAATACTAACAGTGTCTTGTAATGCTGCTTGGCTTCCGATGTCGTCGGTGCGGCATCCAGTGCCTGTGTGCTAATCTGTTGGAGAGAGATACCCGCGGGACCCGGTATATCGGCGAACATCTCCTTTACACCCGTATAGGCACGACGGACGAAAACGACCCACAGACTGACTAACAGAATACCGACGACGGCCATGACCGCAAGATAAAACGGTGGCATGATGATGTAACTCTGCTAGCTGAGTGTGATTTGGAATCCGCAAAAATGCCTGGACCGGTTAGGGGACAGCGCACATGAGTTTTTGCGCATTAGAGGAGGCATTCACGGGTCCGCCCAATCCGTCGGCGCCCCCACTGAAATTTAAGAAGATGAAACGGGCGAAGACATCGGAGGGATTCCAGAGCGGCGTGTCGGATATTGTACCGCCCGCACTTCCGGCTACACCGGGCTCTGGCTCTGGCCCTGGCTCTGGGAATCCCGGAGGAGAGGTGTTAGCTGGACCGCCACCGTCATTTCCACCGGATGAGAGTGCCGGCGGTGTGAAGATGGATGACCTGTTTCCTCTTCCGGGTGACACGGGCGGTGCCGATGAATGGCAGAAGGCTTTTACACTGGAAGGCTCACTGGTTCCCCAGCCACAGGGACTTCGTGCCGATGGCTCCGTCGCAGTCGGGGGCAAACCGACTCTCTGGCGCCAGGTGGCGGCGCCGCCTGTTGTGCCCTTTCAGCGTGGACCTGCCGGAAATGGTTGGATTGCGCCTCCATCACCGTTACAGGCGGCCTCTACGGAATCACTGGCACCCGTTCCCACGGAGTTGTCCCAGCGGCTGGATGTTCTGACCCGGCAGCTGGAAAGTCTCACGTCACCGACACACCTTCAGGGCACGGCGGAGCTCTTCTTGTTTGTTGCAATCGGCTTACTTCTTTTGTTGGCAATCGACACCCTGCTGCGATTCGCGGTGGCAGCGGGCTCTGCTGTTATGCGTGGAGGAGGTCGTATACGGCGATTCCGGTATGGAGGCGGAGGGGGTGGGAGATATTATTAATCGGGGGGGATTGTGAAGTTAGATGAACGTTATCTTCGTCGTAGAGGTGCTTCGACGAACAGCCGAAGAGTCAGAGATACCCATGACTTTGTCAGAGGATGTGCCTGTTGGAGGACCGCCCCGATAGGCAGCCGCCTTCTTTTTGGGTGCCGCCCCTGAAGCAGAGGAGGCAGTCCCTCCCGAAGCAGTGGAAGACGCAGCGGCAGCGGCAACCATTGCCTGTCGTATCGGCGATTCGTTTTGATAATACTGAATGGAGTGCTCTTTCCAGGAGATGAGCAGTCGATTCGGACTCACATACATAACACGGAATCCACTTGACCGCAACTGAAACACAACATACAGAATACAGTCTTTCACATCAAACGACGGACATCCCGGCTGCCATTCCGGTACATCGAATGTCACCATCTGTGTAGCCGTGGGCAACGTGGAAGAGGCCCGGATTTTTGCATGAACGGCGGACAGAATCCTGTTGTAAGTCTCCAGTTTGAGTGTATCCCGTCGGCGCTGCTCTTCAAAGAGAGTCCCAGGCGTTAAGACAGGTGGTTGCATATCCCTGACCTTTCAAGAGGAATGGACGGGCCGTGGCAGCCGCGTATCGTGACCTTCAGCTCTGGAGGAGTGCGTGTATTGGGACATATCGGCGTCTTGGCAGCACTTACAGAGGCCGGACTCACTCGCGATATTCGGGAATGGTGGGGATGCTCAGGAGGTGCGTTGTGTGCCCTGTTGGGAGCACTAGGTGTAACACCGGCATGGCTTCGGGATTGTGTGGGAGCGCTGGATTTACGACTGTTGGGTGCCGTAGAAGAAGATATGGTCACGGATTTCTTTCGGACCTGGGGTGTTAATTCGGGGCGGGCCTGGATGGAATATGTGGGTCGCGTGCTAGAAACATGGGAGCCCGGCATTGCGGGATGGACCTTTGCGGATTTGGCAGCAGCACGACCAGGCGTGCGTCTGGGAATTATTGCCACGAATCTAACAGCCGGTTGCCTTGTCGTCTTTTCCGCTGAAACAACGCCGGCCATGCCGCTTCTGGATGCCCTACGGGCGTCGTGCTCTGTACCGCTTTTCTATACGCCGTGGGTCGGTGTATCGGGTGACATCTACTGTGACGGTGCCGTGATTGAGCAGTTTCCGTGGGAGCCGATCGCCGACAAGACGGCTACGCTGGTCGTTGCCTGCTCAGAGGCCGCATTGGGACGGGGCGTGAGATGTGCCGGTCCGATTACTGGACTGTCTGAATATGTGAGTCGGATTTACCATGTGGCGCGCAGGAGAGTAACAGGGTCGCCTGTGCGGAACTGGATTGCGGTGAATAACCGGACGGTGGGAATTCTGGATTTCGGTCTGGAAGCAGCGGGGCGTCTGGCACTGTTTGAAGAGGGATGGCATGCTGGGCAGGGATGGTTGGCGTTTAGGGCACGACAGGGACAGAACTTACAGAAACCTCTACAGGAGACGGTAACAGACGAGAAGACACAGGCTGTGTTACGAAAACGGCGATGGTCTTTCTAAGCACCCCCTATAATCTTTCGCATGAAGCTCGTGTAACCTTCAGTAGAGCGGGGCCCCTGGTACTTGTGGGCCTTTCCCTTATGGAGGAAACAGAAGCTGGGGTAGCCGCCCACTTCACAGGGGAGACGGTCCTTGTCCTTGTCACCATCCAGATACTGGAAAGCAACGGGGGTTCCATCAATCGTTGTGGAAGAGCCCATACTCATGAAGCCGGGCTTCGCGGTCTTGCAGTGGGGGCACCAATCTACACCAATCATGTATAGCGTGGAGGGGTTGTCCTGGAAGGGCTCATAGGGCGCGTAAGAAGAGGCACTGCCACCAAAGAGGCGACGGGTACCACCGGGGCCCAGCCACGGCATGCGGGTACCACCGGGGCCCAGCCACGGCTGGCGTGTGCCGCCCGGACCCAACCACGGACCACGGAAGGAGAGCGCGATGAGGAAAACGCATAACAGGACAACGCCCGCAACGAAAAACCAAACAGGCTTGACATCTGCCATGAGAGTCTCTATTCTGGGAGGGGGTTTTAACACATCGGATGCTTAATTCTACTAATGGACACAATGAACACTTACAGTCTGCTATGGAATGGAGAGCTAGTGTCGGTCACGGTGCCACCCGTTGAAGAGCTAGGCTCTGAGAAAGAGCGATGGACATGGGCTGCAGTGCGCATGACAGGAGGGAGTATTGAGGCCGCGTGGCACGCGGCACTAGCGGTAGAGTGTCCAGGACTGGGATGGAGTTCCATGGTTACAACGACCGTGCCGAAATCCTACGATGCTTGTGTGTTCGGCGCCGCCCCGATGACCGTAAAAGACGGCGACACGTCTTCGTACGGCGGGAAGCCGCTGAGCCGCATCCTGACTCATACAGCTCCACGGCCTGACAGAGCTCTGCACGGGAAGCATGGGGCGTCGGGCAACGCAGGCCCGCACAAACGGCCGACTCAACGGCCCACATCCAGCGCATCATCGCATCCCGTCCCCGTCGCAGGGGAGGCGCACCGGTCGCACGCACAGCCGATTGCCAGGCAGAGCGCCAAGCCGGGCAAGGAAGGATGGATGGGACGCGGCGCCACCAGGCCGCCAGGGCCGTCAGTCTCTCTGCGCGCGTAAGGAGATTGTAGCGATTCCGAATAGAAAGACACCAGCGTAACTGCTCTTTGGGTGATGTGTTTTCAGGAGTATCTGGCATGGGTGACGGTTGATAGTCTGCCCCGGGTGTCGTGTAAGCTACCGACACCAGGAAATTCCAGCCCAGAAAGGGAGATGGACCGTCACAGAGTGAGGTGTGTTCGGATTTGAAACGGTCACGAATCGTGGGCCAGTCGGGGTCGGGTATTTGGAGGAGCCCCTGACCACGGAGTTTGGCATTCACGCGATTGTGGATATCATAGGCCCAGCGACTGAAGGTCGCGGGTGACCCCAGTGTATCTGGTGTGAGAGGCTGAATCTTCATGTAATCCGTCAGAGAGGCCCGACAGTACTTACAGGGTAGAACATAGGGTAAGAGTGCGAACCAGTCTGCTACGGCTTTTCGGTGCGATTTGTTACGATGTGGCTCCTGTGCCACGTGATGAATGAGTTGCCAGCCGGCGGGTCCCCAGTAGCGTGTGTCCATCGGGGGCGGATGGTGTTGTCCCTTACATGGGATAGAGGTTGTTCTTTACTTTTATTTTTAATATCGTGCGTTGTAAAGTGCTTCTATAATTCTATCTTACAAGAAGGTGAATTGGTATGTCATCCGAAGCAGAATGTGAGTTTGTATGCTCACGGGGTATCCTGAAACGGTGTGATGTATATCCACACTCTCCACGCTCTGGAACAATGCAACTCTTGGATTACAATTGGTCGGCTCTACGTCCAGGATGTTCGGTCTATGTTAGCTCTGCCAGTTTAGGAAATTTCTTTCAAACAATTTTTCCCCAAATACCATTTCCAATTCGACTAGTAACCGGTGACTGTGACCTTTCTGTTCCAACACAAGTGCTACCAGCCCCCGCAATTACAGCTCTTCTAGAAAGTGACAAACTCTTGTGCTGGTGGTCCCAGAATCTGATTTTGCCCAGGCGTCATCCAAAACTACGGTCTTTGCCAATTGGTCTTGATTATCATACGATGGCCGCCGGAAATCATGAATGGGGGCTACAAACAACGCCACTAGAGCAGGAGGCTCTGCTGAAGCGTATTCGTGACGCTGCGAAACCACTTGCTGCGCGCAAATGTCGTCTCCATAGTAATTTTCATTTTGCGTTTGGAGGGCGTCAATTTGCGTTCGACCGGAGAGATGCAATGGCTAAAATTCCGGCCGCGCTGATTGATTATGAAGTGGCTCCAACAGAGCGGGAAACTACGTGGCTTCGTCAGGCAGAATATGCATTTGTTGCCTCCCCCATGGGCGGTGGATTGGATTGTCATCGCACATGGGAGGCTTTTGCGCTGGGTTGTATTCCGGTTATGCGGTCGGGCCCACTGGATTGTTTGTTTGAGGGATTACCTGTCTTGCTTGTCAAACAGTGGTCGGATATTTCAGAAGAGTTACTTACCACAACGCAAAAAGAGTATTCAGACCGCTGGAGCTCCTTTGCGTGGGAGCGACTCCGGCTTGATTATTGGATGTCACAGATTACTTCAACGGTGTAACATAGAGAGGCGGGAATATCCAGATACGGGCACCATTACGTTCCCGCATCTGCTGATGGAAGGGGACGTGCTCACAGATTTCCCGTAGACAGTAGGGGGCGGGCTCACCAAGAGAGCATTCGGTTGCGATGCCCCTATACTGACATCCACGTGTGGAGGAAATCCGATAGATTCCGACCCCCCCAAATGCAGATTCTACCTCCATGGGCTCTGTCATCGTTTCATGTGGAATTCGCCAAACATCTATGTGTTTTTGAATCGCCTGCGTCTGTGTAAGACCCTTTCGCATTTCATGGCGAATTGCATCCCAGCAATCATATGTTAGACCCAGGTGACTTGAGCGAAGCGCCCATATATCATAATAGGCTGGCTTGGCTGCTGCTGTTAGAGCATCCCATTGTGCGGGTGTCTGACTCACGTCAAAACAGGTCCGTATGCGTTGAGGGTCAAAATTGGCCGTCGTATCGTCCAAGTCTGCTAAAAGCATGTAATCATAGTCAGGATGATTTGATTGAATATGATTCAGAAACATATTTCGGCAGAAGGCCAGGCGGTCTGTACGTGACGGTTTTTTAGACTGGAGACCATCTAATTTGTAGATTTTCACTATTCCAGATGGGAATGATGCAGCAAATTCATCGAGAATTGCGGGAGTTGTATCTGTAGAATCATTTGTTATGAATAGGAATTTGGATTCAGGGTGAAAAAAACGGTAAGCTTCACGGAGCCATGCCAGACAGGCTGGGAGATAGTCTGCACAATTCCGTGCTAAGCCACCTAATACTACCCTATGATTCAAAGGGTACGATGCCATTTATTAGCTGTGCTAAATGGTATCGTCCGTTTATACCGAAGAGGTTTGATTTAGTCGTATCAGTTATTTATCTGAGATTCGTTTAGAGCTTCACAAATCTACGATTTGTTGTTGCTTTGAGCTGCGATCAAAGCTTCAGTTGCCTTTGGCAACTTGTTGCTCTAAACGAAGTTTAGAGCTTCCCTTGCCGACGCAGCTGGCTGGCGTGCTTCATGGCATCCTGGAGTGAAGCGCTGGGATTGGTCCGCTTCATCTGGTGATACACCTTCGTAACCGACTTCGCCCAGCTGGAAGCCTTGCGGGTTGTGCGACGCTTGCTGTGACGGTGCTTCCGGGTGTGAGAGCGACGGGCCATTTGGGGTTCTACTGAACGCAGAGATTCTGTTTTATAGATATCAAATCCAAAAGGACCAGAATTATCTACAGACCTTATTGAAGTTTCACAACCGGGGCTGTTGGAATATTACGCATCTCTCCCATGACGGAGTAAAATTCGACTGGGTCTATTATCTCTTTCTGTTTGAGTTGTGTCTGTATCTCCTTCGGGAAATACTTCAGAGCATGAACGGCACAACTCCCACAATTATCCGTATTTGCCATATCTACTTTCCAATTACTCTGTGTGCGACCAAGACGCCCCCAACGGCCAAGAAATGTTATTTCGCTGGTAAAGAATCTACGTAGCATCGTATTGTAATCGCGGTCAATGAGGGCGGGTGTTGTCAACTTTACTTCACAGTTAGCTACTTCTTTCACACTCATATTGAATAGAAAGCATTACTCTTATGATTTATATTCTAACATAATAATGATTTTATTGTTTTAAAAGCTCTTTCGTTTTTTGGGTAATGCGCCAATGCTCTATATCTGAATACAATAGTTCGTGGTCCGGATGTTTAAACTGAAAAGTATACTTATAATCAATACCATAAATTCTAAAGGAACTATCCCGTGTATATATTGTCATATCTGTATCTGATGTAATATGTTTATGCTGAATTAGAGTACCAAATTGCGCAAAATGATATTTCTGTATCCCTGTCGTAAAAGCAGTTGGCCCTGTCATTCTATGTATATCATTTGGATAGCGATTCGTATGAATATTTGCTACAACTGTTTCTATTACACTTTTAAGAATAGGATGACCGGGTGCAAACAATAGAGCCCATTGAACAAACATACCAGGATTTCCTTCCGCAGTAATGATTGCTTCATCCGTCGTTTGAATTAAACTATCTAATGGTACATTTATATATGAATCCATATCAAGATATATTCCACCATATTTATAAAGTACAAGGTAGCGCCATAAATCAACTTTTGCTACAATTATATTTAATTTATTATATGCATTTACAATATCGGGTGAATCATAATATTCACGTCTAACAAATTCATCAATTTCATCATCAATCAGTAAATTATATGTATATCCTGAATTATCTAGTAACATTTTTGATTGTCGTTCTTTGAGAATACCATCTAAATGTTTTGTTTTCCAACTTTGCCATATTATTTTGGGAATACCCATAATAATATAGCATATTATTTTAGTTTATTTGTTTAAACTAATAGAACTAGAGATATTACATATTTGAGATACTGCTCAGCAGAGGGCGCACCATCCAGGGCTCCTCTGGCTCATACTTGGCCTTACAACTGACCTGTGGCTCTGGGCAGCGCGGGGGCTCCACGGCAGCGCATGGCGGGCAGGTGGTCGGAGGCGGGCAAGTCACAACGGGGCAGCGGGGCACAGGGCATGGAGGGCACTCACCAATCTTACAGGGCTTGTTACATGTGGAGATACAGGGCGGGCACGGAGGAACTGCTGATTTCAGAATGTACTTGGACATATCCGGAGGTGCGGGGCATTCGGACTTCAGCATGTAGCGGGTCATATCGGGAATCGGTGGGCAAGGAGGAATAGACGCCTTCAGGACATATTTAGACCAGTCAATCTGGGGGCACTGGGTGCGGTCTGCGGGATTGCCGCCAGGGCATTTACAGTGATCCCAGGATGAATCGCATGTGCGGCAGCGGGATTCCTTCACATCAACGAATGTTTCCGCCCCAGCGATGATATTTGCTCTCTGAGCAAATGTTTCCATCCCCGCCAGTACGCCACTTCTACGATGCGCCTTGCTGGCCACCCAACCGACGACGAAGCCAATTATCAGAACAACGACAATGGCAAAATATCCCTTGGTGACAGCGTTCATGGACGACTCCTCTGTTGGTTGGCGTCTATTTTGTCAGTCGCTGTTGGCGGGATGTGCCCATGGCGGGTCGCTCAAGTGTTGCCGCCGCGAAATTCTCCGTTGACCCGCCCACCAAAAACGATATTGGCGTCGGGAAGAAACGGACATAGACGGCAAACACCAGAATCAGAGCCAGCGCAGCTACACCGGCCAGTCCAGTGCGCATCATGGTATTGCGGGTTCCTTCTGACCACTGGGCAACCGCGTTCATGTGTGGGGAGTGTCTCTGTCCAGGGATAACATTCACGAACTAGGACAATTGAACTGTTTGGGATCCACGGACGGTACAGAGGTCCGAATACGCTCACAGACCAGGGATAGTGTTGTCTCCGCTTCGGAAAAGGAGCCGATTGTATCAGTTGGACATCCCAGCGCCCGGGCATCCGCGCGACCAAACGCCTCCGTTATCTGCTGACAGAGGGTGTTCGCACGGGTTATCATGTCAGAAGGGTCATAGGCATCCACACGATTCTGAAGAGTTGCCACGGCCGTGCGGGCGGCTTCCATATCAGTCGGCGGCATTGTCAGTCCCTCTAGTTGGAGTCGCTGGAGCATCGTGGCCACCGCGCGTTTCAGTGCCTGACCGGCGGGATCATAGGTAACAGTCAGCCGCCACTGCATGTCCTGGAGCTGCCGGATGATATCATCGGGGCGGGCGGCGTGTGTTCCAGCGGCAGATGATGGCTGAAATCCGGGAACAACGGCGAACAGTGTGGGCAGAGGTTGGTCGGGCTTCTGGGCCTGCTCCAGAAACAGGCGCGCGGTTGCGATACGAATCGGCGCAGGTGGTTCCCGCCGTAAATCCTGTGCAATGACCTGAAGCTGCTGGAGGCGCACCCGCTCCAGAGGATTCGGCTGTGTGTGACCCTGGTAATCATTCAGAATCGCGTGAAAGAGCCCCGTGAATTCGCGGAACTGGTCCGGTGTCAGGAAGGCATCCTGATTACCGGCGTGTTTTCCAAAGGAATGAACCGCCTCCAGAGACGGTGCCGCCCGTCCCCAACCACTGTTTTCATGACGGACTGTCAGTATCTCCTGGGCCACATGCTTGTAAGTATCCGTAATAACAGAGGTGCCCAGCTGAGTGCGAATATCCGCCAGGCGTGCCTGGAGCATAACACGTCGCTGCCGCTGCTCTGGTGTAAGCCCACCGGGATGCGCCGTTTCCAGTTGATTCGCTGCTGCCAGCCAGGCCGTTATCTTGTTATCCAGCTCAATCAGGTCCTTGCGGGTGGCCAATGCCTCTTTGGGAGCATTCGGCGCTCCCGGAATTCCCGTGGGCCGCTGCTCCGTTGTAGGTACCTGATTGTTCGGTATCGGATTGATAACAGGGGCGCGATTGAGGTCGGCTGGCACACGGCTGTTCTCATCGGCCAGCTCTCCTACGGCTCCATAGGGGCGACCGGCTACAGGAGGTGTCGGCGGATTTGCGAAGTTTTCTGTTTGGCCATGTACCTGATACCAGAGTGCTGCGGCAACCACAAACAGAATGATAGCCGCACCAATTATTTTTGGCGATGTCATTGCGTGTCTTTCCTTACTGGGGGTCCCGATTACGGTAACGTACAGTTCCAGCAGGGGATTTCGTCCATGCGGATATACTTGCTCATGTCTTCACATTTCGTACATTTCTCACAGGTGGGACAGGAGGGACATGCCGGACATTCGGGACACTTGTGTGTCGTTGCGACGGAGTTCACGGCATGTACGGCCTCCTGGTCACGGGCCAGAGGATTCGGCTGGGCGGGCGGTCCGGCCAGATCTTTTGGAGTGCTGGCGATCAATCCGGCCAGTGCGGGGCTCACTTGGATGGCACCGACGGCACTGCCAGTGGGATTGGCAAACATTTCACGGTAGTGTACGGATTTGCGCCCCATCAGAAGGCCCAGTGCTACCAACAGTACCAGTAAAAGTGACAGTATCAGCAGGCTCATTTGACCTGGGCAGCGATTTCAACAAGATGAAGCGCGTATGGATTGATGATGGCAATATTGAAGTGGGATTGGATGAGGCGGGTCGGGGTCCCCTTTGGGGGCGACTTTACACGGCGGCCGTCGTAATGGCACCGGAGGATGATGTGTATTTCGACGGCGGGGTGGTTCTGCGACAGATTACGGATTCCAAGAAACTGACGGCCCGCCGCCGGGCCGTTCTGCGGGATTACATTGAGGAGACAGCGGTGGCAAAGGCAGTTACCTGGGCAGAGCCGGCGGAAATTGACGCGGTGAATGTGCTCCAGGCCGATATGAACGCCATGCATCGTGCGCTGGATGCTGTTTGGAAAGAGGAGGGTGTGCCAGTACAGCGGATTCTGGTGGATGGTGACAAGTGGCGTCCCTGGCGGGAGCCCGACACGGGGACGGAAGTGCCGGCAATTACGATTGTGGAGGGGGATGCGTCGGTCTTGGCGATTGCGGCGGCGTCTATTCTGGCGAAGGAGGCGCATGATGAATGGGTTCAGACAACAGTTGCTGCGGAGCCGCTGTTGTCGGAACGGTATGGCCTGGACCGAAATATGGGATATGGAACTGCGGCGCACATGGCCGGGCTGAAGACCTGGGGGGCACATGCGCTCCACCGGCGGTCGTTTGCACCGGTTCGGGCTGTCATGGCGCCAGAGTCTGTTGCACCAACCAAGGGTCCGCTGTTTCGGGTACGTTAAGTAACGTATCCGTTAGCTGCCATTACATTTGTAATGGCGGCTTCCGCTTTTCCACTAATAAGAAGGTCTAGAGAGAGCGGTGGCGGTTACGGAGAGGAGCGCGGATTTTGAAGGAGTGGGCCTGGGGGGAACCTTGGTTCCATCTTAAAAGAACCGGAACCTGCTCTTCAGAGAAGAGCAGCTACTGATTCTTCTTTAGAAGAATCGGAACAGCCCGATTCTTTTTGAATCGGGAAGTAATGCTTTTTCTCTTAGAAAAAGCGGAAACCGCCTTCACACGGTGAAGGTGATTAACGGTTCTTCTTTAGAAGAATCTGAACCCCCCCTGCTGCTGGCGCTGCTTGCGGCTCTGGCGCTGCTTCTGCTGCTGGCGCTGGCGGCGGGACTGGCGCTGCTTGCGGGACTGCTTCTGGGACTTGCGGTGGTGGCGGCGGCGGTGAGTGCGGTGACGGCGGGCCATTCTGTTATACATGGGAGGGCGATTTTAATCGCAGGGTCCAGGGGTTCAAAAAGTGACCGCACCAGGGGTATCAGGCCCCACCAGGGGTACAATGACATCCATCCAAATTCTTCTTCTTGACACGGAGACCAATGGTCTTCCCAAAAACCGCTACGCACCGCCATCCACCCCCAACAACTGGCCCGCGATTCTCCAACTCAGTTGGGCGACTTACAGGTTGGGTGCCGATGGTCGCACACTGACCCAGGAATCTATTCGTGACCTGGGACTTGCTCTTCCCGCCGATGAGCCCTGGAATCCCGATGCCGCGGCCGTTCATGGCATCAGTGAAGCAGAGGCCCGTTCCGGAACTCCCGTCCGGGAAGGTCTGCTAGAGCTCCAGGCGGCTCTTCATACAGCCGACGTCATTGTTGCCCACAATCTGGCCTTCGACAAACCCGTTCTGCGGGGGGCTGCACACCGGGTCGGGATTCGGGATTTCTGGCCCTCCAGAGGTCTCGGCGGTATCCAGGAGTTCTGTACCATGGAGGGCACCCGGGATTTGCTGCGCCTGCCATCCTCTCATGAAAAGGCCACCCGTTGGAAGGCGCCCCGTCTCAATGAACTCCACACATGGCTGTTCGGTTACCCATTTGATATATCGGGTGCGACGCTTCATAGCTCCGCATCCGATGTACAGTGTCTAGCGTCTTGTCTAAGGCTCTTCTCCATCGCGGTCTTCTTCCGGCGTTGAGTGACCGAGCGATGACCCTCGCGACGGCCCGGGCGTAAGCCAGAGCTCATATGAAGAGCCGCTGCCAGCTCCACGCGCTTCTCCCGCACCCGCAGACGATGTGCCTTTTTGAGCTCCGGAAGTGTAGGTTGATGACCGATACACTCCAGAGGGAAGACATCGTGCGCTGTTAGTTTTGTTTTGCCGGAGAGTCCCGCGGCCAGATACCGGCGCTCTGATTCCATATCAATCAGCGCATGAATTACACACTGAATGCGCACTGGAATATAGCCCTGGAGTCCCGTAAAATGGAAGGCGGAATACATCTGAATCAGGAAATCCAGAGAGGCCAGACGATAACCCGGAGGAGCCGGAGGAGACGGAAGCGTCGTGTAAGCATGACACGACACGGTTTCAAACACAACCGCTGCCAGACGACCCTTCGCTGTGCGGTACTCCGTGCGGGCCGGTAACAGCTCACCAATTGCGGGATAGACAGTTGGCTTCAGTTGAGCTGCCACGGTGAGTGCGGTGTGAATCGGTGTAGCATCTACGACAACCAGGAGCACAACGGAGTCGGCTTCGGGTGGCACCGCATCGGGTGTCGCCAAATAGGACGCCCCACTCAAAAACACGGCGTTTTCCACAATACCGGCCTCCACAATTTTGTCATACAGAGCCTTGGTTGCGGCGGACACTTCACTGTCACCTGCTCCGCCCAGCGCAGCCAGGGGATTCTCCACACAGCGACCGGGGCGCACAGGATGCGTCTCATTCAGAAGAAGCAGGCGCTTATAGACTTTCTCCCAGCGACTCACATCCCCCGATGGGCGTGACAGCTCCAGATACATATTCATTCGGAGATAGTCGGGGCTGGCATAGCGGATTCCATCGATTAGAACAGCATCGGCTGCCAGGTGACCATACAGGTCCGCGGGCATAAACGTAATATCCGCTGCCGCCCGATAATTGACAAACACCTTGTAGGTTCCTTCGTGGATGCCGAACTTGGCCTCTACATCTGTAAATCCCTCCTCCTGGAAACTGACAATCAGGTCGGCGCAATCTTGGAGGGGGTCCGGTGTCAGAAAATCGTAGTCGGGCAGATTGAGTGCCGGGTCATAGAACTTCTTGTCGGCGGGCATGTGGGCATTGATGGCCGCTCCGCCATAGACAACCCGGCCCTTAATACGGAGGAACTCCTCCATAATATCCACGATTTTGCGGGCTTCCGTGTCGGCAGCGGCAAAGCGCTCTTGATAATCAGCGGCTTCCGCGGCAGCGGACCGAATCAACTTCGTGAGCGCATTGGCGTTCATTCCCTACTTGTTAGGAGCGATTGATTACCTACTGATTCAGACGGAAGGAATAAGTGCCGAAATAGGAGGGGTCAAAGAAGGTGCTAAGTGTCTTTCCATCCGATTCATTGGAGAATAGATTAATTGCGACGAACTGGGCACCCGTCCGGAGCGCGGTTACATAATTGGCATCTCCACCATACAATACGCCATTCTCACTGGAGGTTCCACCGGTGCTGGGGCGAACAACACAGAAACCGGCCTGTGGAGGAGGAATCATTGCACCGGAGCCACCACTTCCGTCACAGGGCATCGCTGTATCCTGTGTGAGTGTGCTGACTGATTCGGGCGTGTAGAGAATTGTATTCGGCTGCGCCTGGAGGATATTGGTGTAGTTCATCATGTTTGTCTGCTTATACTGAAGGGCGAACTGCTGGAAGGTATTCACATTCGGCAATGACTGGAATCCCGGCTGGATATCAGGGCAGACGATTACACATACCTTTTCCTTGAAATCGTCGGGTGTCGCATTACAGAGGGCATTTGGCTGGTCTGAGCGCGCAGTGGGCGACATACCCTTGCCACTGTCATTCACCTTCAATGCGGCGCTCAGGTCGGCTGCCAGTGTATTCAGATAATCGGTTGTCATCGCTCCGTGGAGACACAGAATCAAGAAGAAGGGATCCATCCACTGGGCATTTGTGCTGGAGTTTGTGGCAGCGGTTACAGCAGCGCTGAGAATTGTGCCGGCGCGCACCTTGTTACGGGTCAGCATCTTCCAGTTGCTGTAGCGACCAGTTCCACGGTCCAATCCTCCGTGAGCTAACCACCAGGCAGATGTCCCAATCACAGAGGAGGGGCCAAACGCACTGTCTTCTTTCATGGCACAGACAACCGGTGTGGCTGGGTCCGCTGGATCCGGCCAGATATCAAACACGATGGCCCGTGCGCCGGCCATCACTTGGAGCCGTGCTGCATCTGGACTTACCGTTCCAATATACGGTGTCAGTACCCCAATATCTTCCGTGTGGATACCGCCAAAACAGGCCGTTGCAACTGACAGAGACCGCATCGGAATACTGGTCATCGTCTGACCCTTTGACGCCAGATAGTCATATAACGTACCGGTGCGCGGTATTGTATATTCTTCTTTTTGTTTACTGCCATTCTTCTGTGACGGTGTTATTGTTGTACGGTGGTAGATTATGCCTGTTATGGTAACGACGATTAGTGCTGTCAGCAAAGGAAGTACCCAGTGAATCAGTATTTTCACCACTGAATTATCAAGTAAACCGTCCATCCTTCCAGGTCCTCTATCTCCGGACTAAGAAAGAAGCGCTGCGCGTGCCGCCGACAAACTCAGAATCTGTGCCGTGCCCAGCTCCCGTGCCTTGGTGATTTTTGTAGATGATGGCTCTGGTCCATCAGGATAGATAACATGCGTCGTCTTCTTCGTTACGGCATCGGCAACCGTGTGACCTCTGGCAGCCAGGGCGGTTTCCAGTGCCTTGTCACGAAAGCCTGTCAGGAGAACCGTTGCTGTTGCTGTTGCTGTTGCTGTTCCAGCCCCTCCTACAGCAGAAACAGCCACAGGTGCCGGTGGTAAGGCGGGAACGACAATGTCACCGAAGTTCGCGGCCCTCCAAGCCACATAGGCCGGAATTGTCGCAACAATCTCATCAATTGTGGCCGCACTGAGACCGGCAGGCGATGCCGCCTTGAGCGTCGCGGCCGAAGCCGGCCAGGATGCCGGTGTCGTAACCAGCTGAAGAAGAGGTGTCAGTTTGCGTGGACCAACACCCCGGGGCATTGTTGCACTGGCCTGCAGAAGAGACAGCTCCGTCCAGGCGCCGCGACCCGTCCGCAGTCCCTCATACAGACGGTCCGCTCCCTTTGCCTTCACACCCTCCACCCGGGCCGCCAATTCGCCAGGAGTGGCGGCATAGATATCGTGAAGTGTCTTGAATCCACCCGCATACAGACGAGCCACCAAGCCGGGACCCACATTCTCCGCCCCCAATGCTGTCAGTGCATGTGTCAGTCGCACACAGGCGGATTCGGGTGTCTCTGTATCGGTTGCGCAGATGTGGATATCACCCGCCGTGAACGTCCAGGTTTCCGGAGGCGGCATTGCGGGACCCGATGGAGAGGGCACTGCGACACTCACAATCTGTGGAATTACGTCACCGGCGCGCCGGACAATGACTTGCGCGCCTGGACCGACCGCATTATCGTGAATCCAGCGGCCGTGGAGACCCGTGGCGGCACTGATGTTGGCGCCGGACAGAGATACGGTATCAAACAGAACCCGGGGAATCAGATAACCGCTGCTGCTGACATTCCACTCCACGGAGCGCACGGTGGTCGTGGCCGTGGCGGCAACCAATCGGGTCTTCCAGGCAGCGCGGTCAGCTGGATTGAGGGCGGCTCCTTTGCGCGTACGCTCAGGAGGAGCGGGGCGGGGCTGGTTCGGTGCGACGACAATACCATCAATCTGATAGGCGCATTCGGTCGTCTCCCATTGCGTGAAATAGGCTGACAGTGTTGCGGGAGTCATTTCAGCTACGGAGAGAGTTGTCTGTTTGGCGATTTCGTAACCGTCACGATGGAGGCGAACTAGCGCTGTGAGTGGCTGGAGGATGGCGGGCTCCTCTACAGCATAGGCAACGAACCGGATTTCGGCGAAGAGGGCCGGGTCGGGCTCTTTGCGGTTCACGGCACCGGCTACAATGTTCCGGGCCAGCTTGCCAGCAGGGATTGCGGGCGAATCCGTGCGCATGATGAGCTCTCCACGAATGGCTGTTACTGCGTCTGCGGCTGCTGCTTCGCTAGGAAACCCCGTGAAATACGGTACAAAGGCGGAGATGTCACGTCCCCGCATGCCGTCCCCGCGTGTATAGAGTTTGCGACTGGCCGGTAGCCACAATGCCGACACGCCATCCAGCTTGGCAGACAGATGATAGTGTGGCGCCGGATTTCGTGTTAGCCACTTCGTGAGTGTATCGTCTTCGGCCTTGATTTTATTGAGCGATGGAAGGGGAATTGGCAGTGCCACTTCGTCTCCTAGTGCTACGGGAGCACCGACCTGTTGGAGGAAGGGATGGTCCGGTGCCAGCTGCTCTACAGCAGCATCGTATTCGGCATCTGACATGGTAAGAGGCAGACCGTTATGATAGGCATGGGCCGCCGCTGTGAGACGGGTAACAAGAGCGGTAACAGCTGACATTGTCTTTCTGTCAGTTGTTAAAGAGGCGGGTTTATGCGGTGGTCGTGTGTGGATGCGTCGTGGGGTATCAAGTTTTTGGTTACTCATCATCGCCACCTGACAATCCTAACATCGCCATAATCTTTGCATCTGCTTCTGCCATTTTAGCTTCTGCTTTTTCTGCAGCTACCTTCTTAGAATCTACAACAGGAGCAACCGGGTTACAATCATTTTTGTAGAGGATGGCATCTGGATGTGCTAGCTCCAGTGCAATCTCCTGATACGGGCGGTCTATCTCCTCCAGAGACATCGTGAAAGGTCGTGCGACCCACAGCGATTCCGGGTGGGGCTCGGACTGCAGAGCCGCACGAAGTTGAAGCACCCAGGCCAACAGAACGCGCATTCGGTCGGTGGCAGTCCAGCGGCGCCAGTGTGTGCGGAAAGCATCATGGATGGCCCGGTGCGCAGTGGCCCAGCCACGGTGGAGTCCCGCGGAGCTTACACGACTGTTGAGCAAGATTCGTCCAATTTCCAGCCAAAACCAGATGGGAGATGACTGTTGTTTGGCGGTGAGAGCCGACGGGCCGCGGGGTCCGACTTTGACATCTCCGGATGCTGTGTGTGCCGGTAACAGCGACCAGGCGATGGCCGACAGAGCCATCCGAAGCTCTCCACGCTCCAGGGCCGCCAGAAAGCGTCCGGCCATCATACGGAGCTCCATCGAATCGTCACCGCGCTGCCAGACTGTCATAACAACGGGGCCATCGGCCTGAGCAGGAGGAGCGGTGTCACGCATGGCGGCCACATCGTAGAGCATAATTTCCTTGGAGGGCCAGACAACCGGTGTCTGATGGGGAAGGTCCAGAAGACGGGTGGTCGTATCGGCGGCCTGTGCACGGACATCGGGGTCATTCCGGAATTCCCGCCAGAGTCCACTGTGTTTGTGTGCGGCGACAACGATGGTATCCCATCCCTGACGAAGAAGAATCGGCATCGTAGGGCTGGGGCCACCTGCGACGGAAGCCCAGGCAAGCCAATAGGATGCCCACAGAGATCCCACGGCACCGGGTGTGGCGACTAGCTCCGCTGTCCAGCGATAGGCCGCGCGACGGTCTCCTTTTTCTACGGCATCGCGGAACGTGCGACGAACATCAGCCAGTTCGTAGCCGCAGAGTGTCATGAGCTTGCTGGTCGGTGGGGGGGCTGGAGCGGCGGTGGCTCTCATCATCTGGTGTGGCCCGGGTTTCCAAAAGAGGGAGATTTTGCGCGGGAGCGATAGGGAATGGACGGACTCTGGGACCGTGTAGCAACGATGTGGCCACTGGCACTGTCGGTGCTGGTGTCGGTTCTCTGTTTGCTGTATCTGTGGGAGATTGCGAAGTCGTATCAGCGGCGGCGTCGGATTGATATGAGTGACATTATGGAGGGCTTTGAGAGCGGTGGAAAGGGTCCGCCCGGCGTAGAAGCCCGTGTAGATGGTGACTGTTACGATGCTTTTTATTGCCGCGCCTATGACATTCTGGTTCAGCCTTCCGCCCGTGCCGGCATGGAAGTGAAAGTGCCCCTGGAATTCATGGAATCCGAAGCTGGTGGCTCCCGTGTGCGCGGAGACATCCGTGTGGCTGATATTGGAAGCGGTACGGGGAATCACGTGGAGCTTTTCGCACGGGAAGGTGTGCGGTCCGTTGTTGGGTATGACAAGTCGGCGGCTATGGTGGCAGAGGCGCGGCGGCGCTATCCGGAGCGGTCCTTCGTAGAGGGCGATGCGACAGTGGCAACCATGATGCCCGCAGATTCTGTGGACCTAGTGACAATGTACTACTTCACGATTTATATGGTACCGGATCGGACGACAATGCTCAAGAACATCTATCTGTGGCTGGCGTCGGGTGGAATTTTTTGCTGCCACATCGTCAATAAGTTGAAGTTTGACCCGGTGCTGGAAGCCGCGTCGCCATTCCTGGGTTTTTCTATCCAAAAATATGCGGATGAGCGGGTCACAAAATCGGAAGTGGCTTTTGAAGGATTTGACTATACAGGCGAATTCCAGCTTCACGGCTCACGGGCGATGTGGGAGGAAGAATTCCGCTTCAAGGATGGGCGGGTGCGCCGGCATGAGCAGCGGGTGTGGATGCCGAATATTGATGCGGTCGTGAAAGAGATTACAGATATGGGATTCAAACTGTTACATCATGTGGATTTAACGCCGATTGCTTACGAATACAATTATTTATTTCTATTTCAGAAGTAACATTCCTACTATCTACTCCATCTTTAATTTCCGTACTTTTAGAAGAGACCTTCAGTACAATATCTAACACAAGCGTTGGCTAGCGCCTTCCAATTAAGTATCGACTACATGGATTTCTAGAATCGCACAATCAATAGATTGTGCAATTCTATAGATTTAATTGGTAGGGAGTCTAAATCTTCTCCACTTTCGCACCGACACAGCGCTCTAGTTGAGCAGCTAGGACCGCACGCCCCTGGGCCTTGAAATCGTGTGGACAGGCATGGGCTTCCGGCAAGCGATGGGACTGACAGTGACGGATTCCACAACGGCAGGCCATGTCCGTGAGGGTCAGCTTCTTTCGGCAACAGGGGCAGCGATTTGAGTGAGCAATATTGAGTGTTGGGACGCCGGGCGTCGTGGCAGCGATTGGACAAAGCAGGGGAGAGGGAGCGGGCGTTACGGTGTTCATGTTGGTGTTGGTGTTCATCGTTAAATTCTTGGTGGGGGTGCGGTTTTGAGTGGGCGACAACTTTATGCGATAGCGCTAGCATCAAGGCGGAGATGCTTTGGTCAGAGCCATGGTTGTCACTGGCTGCTTCAGCATCGGGAACACAGATTCCACCCCCGCGACCACCACCGCTATCGGCTGGCTCCTGCTTTCGGCTCATGCCAGCAGTACCAGAAGGACTCACAGCGGACTGGCTAACGTTCGTGGGCTCCGGCTTATCTGTAGAGGCGGCGCGGCGGCGCGTGTCGGAAGCCGGCTCTCTTGTGGCGTGGCTGGATGTATCGGGGCCCGGGCCCGGTTCTGGGTCCGCCACCTGTCTGTTGCGACCGGTTAGTGACTCTGTTTGGCGACTGGAAGCGTTTGTGGCCCGGCCACGGGGTGTTCGGTTAGGAGAGCTTCTGTTACGTCATGTGATGTGGCATTTATGGAATTCGGGAGGCGCAACGCTTGTCTTTCAATGGGAATTGGTCGGTGTGCCTGCTCTGGCGGGAGCTTGGTGGCGCGGATGGCTATCGGCCGCTGTTGCGATTGAACGGGGCTGGCGGTGGCGACGGGCAGCAGAGCAGGAACGGTGTGGATTCTGTCCTGTAACCGCGGCGTGGATTCCTCCTGAGGGACCAACATCTCCAGCCGTAGATGGTCGCCCAGTTGTTGTACGGGATGCGTCGGCCGGTTGGACCGTTGTTGTGGCGGATTCGGGACTCTGTGATGGCTGGGGACATATGCTAGCCTTCACGGATGGCATGATTGATTGGACCCGGGTGGCCGCTGTAGGCGGATGGCGGGAGCTCTGGTATCGCGGGCCTTCTGCACCCGTGGGAGTGGGCTGGACCTGGACCGGTGAATGGGTCGTTCTTGGACGGGTCGGTGTGGGGCAACCTGTCCAAACACGATGGCTCACGGCGGAGCTTACGTAACGAAAACTCTAAGATAGAACCCGCATGTTCCGGATTGTAGATGTATAGACCTTCTCAATTTCCAGATAATAGTCTGCCAACAGAGTGCGGGCTTCCTCTGCCTTATCCTCAATAAGTCGGGCCGTGCTCTTTTCTGTTGTAAACATCTGAGGATGAAGACGTACCATGTCCGTTTTTGTATCGGGGTCCTCAATCATGAAAATCAGGCTGTTCAGAAGATTCCAGACGGCCTTGGAATGCTCCTCATAGAGCCCCTGTAGACGCAACACACCGTTCTGGATTTCCTGGAATCGCGCACGGGGTGATACACCAGGAGCCGTACAGCCGGGCACCTTGTTAATATCCACAAAGCGGAGGTCTTCCAACGCCTGACCTTCACCGTCGCGTGCCGCACCCAGTACCGTAATTGTCGGGAGTTTATCGCCCACATAAATACTACGGAGACCTGACACAAATTCTGTCCATTCCTTGCTGAGTTTCGGACGGGAGGTGGTTGTGAGAGGACGGATGGGAGCAGGAGTAGGAGCAGGAGCAACAGGTTGTGCTGCCGTTGTCGCAGTTGGAACCACGGGGGTGATCTGTGTAATCGGCTGTGCTGCGGTGCCGCCCAGCGATTTGTAATCCTGAATACACAGAAACTGGAGAGCGGCCCATGGATAGATGGAGGCCATCGTCGTAGAAATCCAGTAGGGGTCCTGACAGATACGGGTCTGAATTGTGCGGTCACGGAGTACCTGACCGGCTAACAGTGTCGCGCGAATCTGGGCTGGATTGTTGGCGGCGCCGATTTCACCGGAGTGTTTGCGGAATGTGGTCAGAATGGCTTTGGCCACGGGAGGCGGCACCACGTATTCACCGGCGGCCAGCTCACCGGGACGTCCATAGGGACCATATCCGTAGGGACCTAGACCCCCTAGACCCCCTAGACCACCTAGTGGTCGACGGGATATCAGGTCACCCAGCCCACCGAACCCCATCGCCTGTGGGCCGCCCAGCGCACCGGGATAATAGGCACCCAGAGCCGATGACAGATGCGGTGCCAACGCCTGCTGTAAGAGACCTACACCCTCCTGTTGAGTTGAGCGGCGATAGAGCCGGAAGACTCTCTCTGCTAGCTCCAAACTGGCACGGGGCTCCAGCTGAACGTCACCGGCCATCTCTAGAGCACCACCAAATTCGGTCCCTGTCGGAGCCTGTGCCTTGCGGAAAATACGGGTCAAAATCTCTGTTAGTGCTTCGGGGCGCTGCTGACCCTGACCAAAGGAGAGAAACCGGCCGTTGTACAGCGCACCGGCCATCCATGTGAGCCCCGTATTATCTACCACGTGAATCGGTAACACAGAAAGCGCACGAAGGGTGGAAAGCTGGATGGGTTTCATCAGGTAGGCCTTCAGGTATCCCTGTGCCTGGGACGATTGGATGTATCCTGCATAGGCGCGACCATCCGACTCCGGTGTGCGATTGAGAAGAAGTGTAATTGTTGTTTCGGGAACACCATACCGACCGCCACTAAATCCCAAACCAACCCCTAGACCAGCAGCGGTCCCCGTGCTGTCATACAAGACAAGAGTGCGACGTGATGACTGGATGGTTGCGATATCCTCTGCCGGTAGTGCCGTAGTACCCAAGAATTTGTTCTCAAAAAGCCATGCCACAATCTCTGCATCGCCCGGACCACCACCCCGCTGCTGTTGAACAATGGAAGGAGCAACCACCGTGCCAGTTGCGGCAGGAAGACCCGCGGCTTCCCGTGCTTTGACGCTCTCAAACTGGATAGAGGCCAGGCAGGCCACGACAATACTGACCAGACGGACCATTGTGTTGGCCAGTGACTGACAGACCTCCTTGCGGGTTTCCACCTTGTCAAAAGCTTTCAGAGGATTCTGATAGACAACGGACATGGTCTTTGTGATACCACCACTACTAACATCCGTAATAAAGGGCATGAGTCGCTTCTCCAGCTTATCCTTGAGGAAGACGGCGTAGTCACCACAGGCACCGGGACGGGCCAGATTGTTGAGGTCGTAGAGATCGGGCTTATTCAACAGACGGGATACAACAGAAGAGAGTTTTACAAGGTCTTTCTCCATGGCGGCATCAATTGGAAAGGGTGTCTCCAATCCCGCTGCGCTGCTTGCTCCGATGCCCATTACTTCATTCTGCGATTTTAGAGGTCTGACAGAATCCGCTCCCGCCATGGTTGGAGGCGTTTGAGGCACTTCGTGATTGTGACGGCACTGATACCGCAGACCTTTGCCAAATCTCCGTGGTCAATACGGATTCCCATTTCGGCGCAACAGAAGGCAATCACGGAGCCCGTCAGAGAGGGCGGCGTATTTTCGGGAACAATGCCCAGCTCATCAATGCGCCGACAAGCACGACGCACCATGGATTCCAGTGCTCCCGCATGTTCCCGGGGTGCAGACATATTTGTCAGGAAGGGACCAATGAAGTCCTCATAGGAGGTCGTACGGGAGGCGGTGGCGCGAATATCGGCCTGGCGTTGGCGCGCACGGGCCACCATGGCAGCCGTGGATTCGGGAGCAGTTGGTATGGGGTTGGTTTTCGGATCATCCAGCTTCGTTACAGTAACACCGGCTCCTCCTGCTGCTGCTACACCAACACTCGTGTAAGTATCCGTGGCTCCTGCTGCTGTGCGAATGGCCAGCGTGTGCTGGAACTGACGGATACCCCGTGTTACGGCGGGCATGGAAATATTGAAGATTTCGGCGATATCACGGGGCATGCGCGGAGAATCATGGCGCTTCAGGGATTCCCAGAGACAGGCCGCCAGAATGGAATCGCGCTGGGCCTGGCCGCGGCACACAATCGTAGCTGCCAGCTGCGCATAGAGTTCTTTGGCTTCTTCCACTATGGCGGTGGAGACTCCCGCATTGGAGGCACGAACCTGTAGAGTGTCAAATACGGACCAGAGATTACGCTCTCTGTAGGGCATCAGGTTCCACATATGGTAGCGACGGATGCGGCGCCCCATTGCGGTGCTGCGGCCGTGACAGTTAATCATTGTGGAAAGGGAGGATTCGGGCATGAGGGGGTCCACGGGAAAGGAGCAGCGACTGGGGTCGCCCGATGTAGCGGCATCTGCACTGAAATAGCGATATTCGGCACCCATATCCAGCGGAATATCAATCAGCGTACCACAGCGTCGGCACACCATTTCGGCGCCATCCTTCTCAATTGCGTCGGCATCCTCACAGGTGGGACAGTTGTAACTGCTTTCGGGTAGCGTGTCATTTACGGGTTCTTTGTCATCATCGTCAAAGAACCGGTCAAAGAGGACATCGTCGTCTTTGTCGTCGTGTGTGGCTATCTTGGCAGATGCCAAGGCCGGCCAGAGCATGTCGGTCATCCTGCTAACAGTTGATAGGGGCAGGGTTGGCGGGTCAAGTTTTATGTTGGTCGGAATTAGGGTATGGCAGCAACAACTGGCCAACAGGATGATTATGGGTTCTTTGGGCCTAACTATCAGTTTGATAATTCCATCCCCCTCCCGGGTGAGATTGGTGTGCGGAAAGAGCCGACATTTGACGCACTTTTTGATAATATTTCTGCAATTAACACATATGTTGATACAATCGCCTTCGGTGGTCCCACTTTCTTTGACAAAAACAATCCAGAGCCGCTGGGTATCCGTTATTTCTTGAACACCGGCATGCGCTGCTCCAATGGTGCGACGATGTCAGAGTATTACGATGGTGTTACCAAGGGTGACCTGTTAGGAGAGCGTGTCGCAGAGGGATTGGCTTCTGCGGGGCTGCCGGGCCTCAAGGGATTGGGACCGGGCATCTTGGAAAATGCCCGTGATGCGCTGGATCCGCGTCCTCTCTTTTCGGCAATATCGGGAACGGGCTATCCTGTCTGTCAGCAGGTAACATGTCCCGTGGGTGATGTCCAAGGGCGACTGAAGGATGCGGCGACGGGTGCGCCAGTGATTCAAGGTGATGTGGAATGGGTTTCAGGTCTGCCCCGTCAGCGTCGGTGGGTTCAGGCCTACGACGCGGATGGTACGGCAATTCAAGTGACAAAGGATGAATTTGCGGCACAGCCAAAATGCTACAATGCGGATGGAACTTACATGACCCGACCTCCCGATGGATGTGCGGTGGGAGCGCCGGCGGATACGGCGGTAGCAGGAATGGACCGCTATGGACTCTGCACTGTGACACAGCCGGCTTCTCTACCAGCAACTGTTGCGGAGGGCTTTGTTGGTGCGGAGATGGAAGGAGATGTGCTAACCGCAGGTTTGGTGGTGGCTGGGCTGGCGGTTATCGGGGGGGCTCTGTGGTGGGGGCTTCAGCGGCGTCGTTAGACAATACCCTGGCGCTTCATGCGATTGAACACCGTCACCGCCGCGATACCGGCAGCGACCTGCGCCACGATGTAGGCAACCGCATTGTCCGTTGCGATACCGCGATTCCAGAGAGTCGCAACAGTGACAGCGGGATTGAAGTGACCGCCACTGATACCGCCAACCAGGAATATTAGAATGGCCAGTGTTGCACCAATTGCCCACGGATTCAGTGTCGCAACAATGACCGAAATAAACACAAAAGTGCCCAGTGCTTCTACTAGAATAGCTAGAGGGTTCATGGAGGGCAGGTTTCTACTGATGGATAACGATTTTGGGCAAGTGGCTATCAATAATATTCGGATTAACAAATCCTACGACACTCTAATTATCCTGTCGTTTCACGACAACTAATTAGACTTACTAAAAGATTTATTAATACTAAATTATTTGGATAGCGCTAGCACCTGTTGGTTGGATGACTGAGGGCGGTGATAGCACATCCAGTGTAACATACAAACGCTCACGCACCGCGCGCAGAAGGTCTGTCGCCAGATGGAGTGTTAGAACCAGTGGTGCCAATGTAACGAACAGGATGGATGTATAACTAACTGGAAGAATTGAGAAGCCGTAGCTAACCAATAGAAGGAAAGAGATGGCTGCCCAGTTTCCAATGGCGCGGTTCAGATATATCGCTACAGAGAGTACATTCGGTGCAATTTTCCAGACAGCAACCGCTGCCAGGACCCAGATGAGTGACAGGCTCACGCAGTAACTGGTGGCGGCACCGGTCAGTGGCGCATACGGATTGCGACTGTAATAAATCACGGAAAACAGAATGAGATATGCGGCTGGTAGCGCACTTAGAAGGAGCGCAATGGGCGTACTGCTGCTCAGATAACGAATGGCTGCTGTATAGGTCTTTCGAAAACCTTTACAGTAGTCACGATTCACGCGGTGAGAGTTATGTGTGGAAGTCATGGTCCTACGGGGTGGGTCATGTCGTGGCGACTACCGGGCATCAACTTTTGTAAGTACCCCTTCTAGGAAAGGAAAGGTGGAATGGGTCACGAACTCTTTGATGACAATCCGCGGGGGCGACCGCGCCTTGCCGGCCTGGGGTATGGGGATGCCAAAAGAGCTCGGCGCTCTGTGCGACGGTTACGGGCCATGCCTTACGCCTATCAGATTCAGACTGCACAGACAATGTATTACAGGGCAAAGTACCATGCGCGACAGACTGCCGGAATGCGGGATGCGATGCGGATTTACCGGAACTTTCTACGCACGACCCGACGTCGCCGCATCCGCGATCGCCCGTAGGCGCGTTTCGGGCAGAATACGACTGGAAATCGACATGGACTCCAGCTCCTGGAGGAACAGCTTATAGGCATACGGGAGGCGGATCTGGCTGAACTCCGTCTTGTTCCCGCAACCGGTACAGTGCCAGAAATCGCGCATACGGTTGGCGATGCCGATGAGCCCACAGCCCTTACAAACATGGACCTCAAAGTTGTCACTGGCCTCCAGCATGCGTTCTTTTAGGAAGGATGATGCTCCATGAGCAATCATACAGTCGCGCTCCATTTCACCGAAGCGGAGACCTCCATCGCGGGCACGACCCTCTGCAGGCTGGCGGGTGAGATTCACCAGCGGACCTGTCGATCTCGAATGTATCTTGTCGCTGACCATATGCTTCAGGCGCTGATAGAAAATCGGACCCATAAAGATGCTGGTGGGCATCTGTTTGCCCGTGTAACCACAGTAGAGCACTTCGTTACTGTAGGGCTCTACACCGCTCTTTTGAAGAACCGTTGCCAGCTTCTCAACTGTCATCGCAGCATTGAAAGGCGTCGCATCGCCCAGAAAGCCCAGCTCACAGCCGGCCCGACCCAGGAGGGTCTCCATCAAGTGGGCGATTGTCATTCTGGAGGGAATACAGTTGCTCACGATACTGCCAGACGATAGGAACATGTGGTGATTTGCGACACCAATGTCATACACCGGCTCCGGTGCCATCTCCTGCTTCTGCAGAATTCCCAGCTTGAAGATGGGCAGCGTAGTCGCTTCACGGGGAATAATATACTCTTTCTTGCTGAACCAGCGGAGTGCCCCTACGCGCTCGGCAAACTGGGCAGCTGACTCCATGAACTTGTAGTCAAACACCTCAAGCTCTGTTGAGCGTCCTGGCTTCCGGCGATTACTGAAGAGCGTTGGGGTCAGAAGTGAATAATAGGCATTGAGAATCTTGTCGCCTGATTTCTCAAACTCCGTTTTGACGGCATCCAACGCAATCACACGATTACTAACATGCGTCATTGAGTCATTTGCCACCTTCATTGCGCGGTCGTGCTGCGCGGTGACCTGAGAACAGAATCCCTCATAGGCTGCGGCAACTTCCAGTCGCAGAGACTTCTCTACACAATGACGGAAGCCAATCTTCTCCAGGAACTCCTGATTGCTGACAACGGCTAGCTCCACTGAAACACGGGGGTCTGCCTTGTATGCTTCTGACTGAAGGTGGCAGGGGCGAATACGGGTCATCTTCGCACGAACACCAACACGTTCCATCAGCCCAATGAACTGATTCATACGGCCCACCATAGACTCTTGGAAGCGGGCACAAATGGACTGTGAGAAGCCCACAACACTGAACCGGTTTCCTGCCAGATACGGTGCCCAGCCATCTCCACCGAAGCAGGCAGCCAGGAACTCCCGCTGAATCGACGTAGGACAGCTATCTTCAAACAGGAAGGTCGGATAGGATGCCTCCTGCGTTGTGCGACGACCGACCATCATGCCCGGTAGAGAGGCAATAGAGCGGGCCAGAGCATATGGCAGATAGACAGTGTAAGTCTTGCCCATCTCAGATTCGCAATTCTGAATCTTGGGTGTCTTGCCCGTTAGGAGCTGGATGTCAGACAGAATCGTCTGCGCATCATATAGTGTTCCCATGTACAGAGGGGCGGTGTAATCACCGCGGGTAGCCGACAGGGACAGTGCTCCATCCGTATGGAGATAGCCCAGAATACGCGCGAAGGCCAGTGCGCGCTCACGCTCTAGGGGTGTATCCATCCGTAGACTGAGCTCTGACAACTCTAGGGACCATGCGGTCTCTAGCGAACAGGCTACATCCTCCGTACCGCGCAGGCACATCAGCAGCTGGTCAGCGTGACTGATATGCTGTGCCTCCTTGAAGATAGCCTCCGTCGCACCCGGCTCCAATACGCGGAACCGATGGTCCGGCGTACAGCGCAGAGTCCGCCCATCCTCCAGTGTCAGCTGGAGAATCGGCTTCACACCGCGCTCTTCCATGCCCAGTGAATACGATGGCTCACACTCACCCGTAACTGGATTCCATGTCAGAACGGTCTCCATACCCTCCGCGCCGAAGGAGGCAATGCGCTGGGCCGTACCATTGAGACGTGTCACAAGACTATCGGCCGTGAAACAGTGAGGATTAATGATAATATCCGGTACAATCCCACTGGCGGTCTGGGGCATGTCCTCTGGCTCCAGAATGAGCCCACAGGTGCCCTTCTGGCCGTGGCGCGATGCGAACTTGTCACCGATTTCGGGTACGCGCTCCTCACGAATACGAATCTTGATGAAACTGTAGCCCTCTCCATTGCGACCCCGGTAAATTCGGTCCACATAGCCACTCTCATTCGCGCGCATCAGCTTGGAGGAATCGCGGAAGCGCTTACCACCCGCGGCATCCACGGCATCGGCTGCCGCGACAGAGGACATGGCCTGGAGCGATGAATGCTTGATACCCGCCATCGCCGCACCATCCGCACCGCGCAGACGAATCGGTGCCACCTTGCCAATCAGCACATCGTCCTGGTCCACGAACACGTTCTCTGGGACAATGCCATCCGGTCCCAGCTTGCCGTAATTCGCCCGTTTCATCTGTCGCGTGCTGTGGGGATCCGGCCGACAGAACCGTTCCTCCTCCCCAGAAGCCTGATTCTTCTTCTCCTCATCCTTGTAGGTCCGATAGAACTCCGACCGGAAGAGGCCGCGGTCCAGCGAAGCCCTGTTAATCATCACGGAATCCTCCTGATTGTAACCACCGTAGGTCATGATGGCCACGACGATGTTGTAACCGGATGGCATCTCCTGTGAGCGGAAGAACTTGCTCATGTACGGGCTGGCCAGAGGCGTGTTGGAATACCACAGAATGTTGGACATCGTGTCCATGCGTTCCCGGAAATTTAGTGAATAGAGACCCATTGCCTGCTTTCCCATCGCGGACTGGTACGCATTGCGCGGTGCCTGGTTGTGGTCCGGAAATGGAATGTTGGACCCCATCGTACCCAGCGTGGTGCTCGGGTGAATCTCCAGGTGCGTGTGGTCTGCCGTGATGTCTGCGTCTGCCATAGCAATCAGCAGATTCTCCGTTTCGGAGGGGTCCACAAACTCCACCAGACTGTGACCACTGGGACTCTGCCAGCGAATGATATCAGTCCAGGTAGCAATAGACGGAGCGGCCGCAGCGGAGCAGGTGAGCCAGGCCGGTAGAGCAGCGGCAGGCATAGACTGGAGCTGCCGCCAGGCAGGAGCAAACAGAATGGGGCGCAGGATACGCCCACCCTCCGTATTAATCCAGACTTCGCGACGACGATGTTTGTACGTGATGCCCGTGTGAGGATGAATCCGACCCGCCCGCTTGGCCGCACGGAGCTTGGTAACAGCGGCCGTCGCGCCCGCGGCATCCACGGGCAGAATACCGACCCAGGCCCCGTTCATCAGAACGCGAATTCCGCCGAAGAGACCCGCCAGGGGTGTAGCAGGCAGGCCCTGCATGTCCAGCGTGTCATACAGAAAGCCCATAATCGGCTCCGGATTGGAGGGAAGACTCACCATGGCCGTCGCTGCCAGATTCTTCACGACACCGACCGCGTGACCCTCTGGTGTCTCCGCGGGGCAGATAAACCCCCACTGCGTGGCATGGAGTTTGCGGGGCGCAATCAGCTTGCCCGTCTTCTCCATCGGTGTGGAGATGCGGCGCAGATGCGAAATACCCGACAGATAGGTCAGACGATTCATCACCTGACTGATGCCCGCCTTCGTACCCATCTTGCCGCCCGGGAAATTGCCCGTGGCCAGCGCGGACTTCATGCCGATGGTGACAATCGTGGACTTGAGAATCTTGTAGATGTTGCTGGGATTGATGATGTCCTCAATCTTGCCGCTCGTCTTCCAGAAGCCGTTGTGAATCTCCTTCGTCAGCGTGTTCTTCATGTCCTTGATGACCTTCGTGCCGAACAGATAGCGGAAGAGATTGCCCATCAGGTTACCGGGCAGCTCCACCTTCTTGTTCGGATAGGCGTCGCGGTCATCGTGGGGCATGGCACCCTTGAAGACATCCAGTACCTTCTGCGTCATGAGAGCAATGTAACAGGCCTTCTCATACAGAGTCGTGGAGCCACCAATGTGTGGCAGACATTCCTCCGCCAGAATCTCCTTGACGGTGACCGTGCGCGGGGGCTTGCCATGCTGGAGGGTGTTGGCCGTGAAGGACTCGCGGGAGCCACCGCCGCTGCCCAGATTTGCCGCCAGCCAGTCGTGTGCGGCGGCCGTGGTTGTAATTCCCTTGGTGGCCTCAATACACTCCTGGAAAATCATCAGATGGGGATTCTCTACGGTTCCGCAGATGAGCTCAATGATGTCCTTGTCGGACTCCACACCCAGAGCGCGAAACATCACGAACAGAGGAATGTCCGCCTTGATGCGGGGGCAGCTCACCACGATATGCTCTGGCGCGACGGCAATCTTCGGATGCTGGACAATCTTGACGGAGAGTGACTTCGGTGCGCCCTCATTGTCGGGACCGATGGACTTCACATCAATCACCTCCACCTCCTTGCCGCGGACCTTGTTGTTGCGGAAGACGAAGGGAACATTCTCTGACATGCGCTCCTGACTGATAATGATGCGCTCACCGCCCTGAATGATGAAGTAACCGCCCACATCCACGGAGCATTCACCGACCTCCCGGGGCAGCTTTTCGGGCGTATCACTCAGCAGACAGGCATTGCTGCCGACCATTACGGGAATCTTGCCCACATGGACGTGGGGCAGTGTGCGGCGGCGCACGGTCGTTGTGTAGGTGGTTGCTGCAACATCGATGGCCGTTCCGGCACCTCCAACTGCCGTGAGGGCAACCGGCGTGCGCATCGTGTAAGTCGCGATGATGTCGGTATAGACGGGAGCCGCATAGGTCATATTCCGAAGACGGGCATCATTCGGATACATGGGCGTCACGGCACCGTTGTTCTCAAAGATGGTTGGCTTCCGAATCTGGACATTGGCGAACTCCACACACACCTCCACTTCGCGGGGCGGCGGTGCGCCGGCCTCTGGCAGAGCGGCCTGGAGGAGGGGGCCGCCCGATTTTGTGGTTTTCACGGCAACACTGCCCTCTTCGGCGCCCTCTACCGATACGCGGACAGCAGTACCCGCCGTGCCGGCAGCGGCACGGGTCGTTCCAGTGAGGTTCAAATCCGGCGATCCTGTAACGCGCACGGGACACGATCGCAGAATTGTCTGCGGAACCTCAGTGGTCATAAAATGATTGAAGGATGCCAACTGGTGCTCTACAATCTGTCGCCCATCATGTTGGGCGAAGAAGAGTTCCAAGAGGTTTTTGTAGGTTCCGTCGTTCATTCCGTCGTCAGTACGGAGGGGTGCTAGCCTGCCCGACATTGTCACCTTTTGGTGAGTTGCGCGGTCTCTTTAGACTGCCGGTGTTGCGTTTTGGCAAGCAGAGATTTACGGGCGTTCGGTAGATGGACGCTTTCAAGGAAGTGACAATGGATGTTGTCATGGATATGACGGGGCAGAGTAGTGGGAGTGGAGGTGGTGGCCGGGGTCGGCGGCGGCGGGTGCGGAAAACACAACGGGGAGGTGGGGATGCTTCTGCCGCGTCTGACATGACTGACAGTCAGATGGGTGGAAGAGATGTCGCGGTTGAAAAGGTTCCGCAGGCGGCGGGAGTTGCCGTCTCCGTGTCGGTCAAACCGGCTGTTGCGCCTGTTCCTGTTCCTGTTCCTGTTTCTACCACTTCTACTCCTGCTGCTGTTACCACAGCTGCTGCTCTGCCACAGGCAGGAGGTGGGTCCGGTCCTCAGAAAGTCGTGATTGCTCCGCCCAAGAAGCGTCCCCCGAAACTGTTGTTGGTACCCGGTGCCGCCAAGCCATCTTCTGCAAGTACCCGTGCAGCAGCGCTCCAGAAGACCTTCAAGGCGCACAAAGTTCGTGTCTTGATTGATAACACAGCCAAGACGCAACGACGACGGCGCCAAACGATGCAGGCCGTGGAGGCCATGACAGAAGAACAACTGCGTGCAGCTGCTGTCGCAGCACGGCTTTCCCGGCGCGAAACAGTGGCCAAAGTACCTGTGGATCTACTCCGACAGATGCTCAAGGATTACCGCATGATGCGGGGCATGCTCTTATGAGTGTTCCTCTTCCTTTGCCGTCTACTATGGCGTTGTGTACGACGACGACCTCCGCCCATGCTGCTGGCGGCAGCCGCACTACCGGTGTTTGTGGAGACTGCAGTAGTTAGAGCATTACTTATTGCCTGATATATATCAATACCGTATTGCTTAGCAATACTCTTATTTTCAGTAGCTTTATTAGCTCTATCATAGGGGGAATCCGCTGAATCAAATCTTATTATTTTTGGTCCAGAAATAGTACTTTTTATAATAGGTGTTACTAAACTATTTGACATCGCAATTACATCATTTATGTCTTTTTCAATTAGAAATATACTTGTGGTAATATTTTTTGATTTACCAAAATCAATAATATATGTTTGACCATTCTCACCAATAAAAAAATTATCAAACTTAACATCTCCATGAACATATCCATTCTGAAGTAACCATTTTAAATGTTTTATAATTTCAATAAGAAGATAGTTTCTTTTGTCAGGATTTTTCATTAAATAGTATTCAAAATTTACACCTTTAACAAATCCAAAATCTAAGACAATAATATTAACCGCCCCTTGTTTTCCCGTATAAGATGTTAAAAATGGTAAAATATGTTCGCTGGCATCACCCGCGCGTGAAATTGTTTCATACACATTTGCTTCCATTAATGTCGCGTTGTATTGACCTATACGCGAACCGGCTTCTGTATCAAACTTCCTAACACGAACATAGTTATTTGTGACATTATCCTTAAAGAAAAGTATATCTCGTTCTGCCAGCCCCGTAATATTTAGCTCTGATTGTACTTCGTTCATTGTGGCAATTCTTTCCGTATCTGGTATTTCATATGTTTGTGGGTCAATCATTGTTTCACCTAATATTATATTTTCACCTACAATCGCTACACCACGATTAACTTTTCTATTTATACTGGGATATCTAGTAAGACCTGCAAGAGAAAATTTGCTGTTACCATTTCCCTCAGAACCTTCTTCAACAACAAGAGTATCCGACCGAGGTCTTCCAGTATTATCCGGTCCCGTTCCCGCCCCACCAACTGCTGCCATCCTCTACTGTATCGTAACATATTCTTGGAGGTGTACCTCTGCAGCATCCCGCTGAAGAACACACCACAGACCGAATGCCCATGCAGCTGCGACTGCCGCAAAGATTCCTGTCGCAATTATCAGTGATTCAAACAGCATGCTCTGCTCTCACTCTATAGTGGAATTGCCTAAAGCCCTGCCTCATTCTCAATCTCTAGGATTGAAATGGCCGTCGCACGCGTAGAAGATGTTCAGTGGCGGGCGGATACTGTTACAGTGCGCTCTTTGGACCTGTCAGTGGGTGACAAACGCCTACTGACAGGTGCTTTGTTCCAGATTCGTCGGGAGGACCGTGTGGCTCTGTTGGGGCGGAATGGATGTGGGAAATCGTCTCTTTTTCAGTGGCTGCGGGAGTCGCGACCGGTTGCCGGTAGCGGTAGTAGCAGCAGTCACGTGTGGTCCGTCTATGAGGTAGCCCAGGAGCTTGCTGCGTCGGAGGAGTCCATCACGACGGTGGTATTGTCGGCCCATCTGGAGCGGGGAGCTCTCTGGGCACGCCAGGCTGCTCTTGAGGCAAAAGAGGAGGAGCTAACAGACGCCGAAGCCGCAGAATATGCTGCAGTTGGGGACCAGCTGACCGCGATGCGTGCCGAAGCAGACCCCACCCGTGTTAAGAAGATTCTTCACGGTCTTGGATTTCGCTTAGAGGACATGGACCGCCCCCTCTGTGCATTCAGCGGCGGATGGCGTGCACGTGTGGCATTGGCGATGGGTCTCTTTATGGAGCCGGACTTGCTGTTACTGGATGAGCCCACGAATCATCTGGACTTAGAGGGCGTACTGTGGCTCACAGAGTTCCTCAAGGTCTGGCCGAAGGCGTTCGTCGTTATCAGTCACAATGTGGGATTTGTCCGCGAAGTGGCGGCGACCCAGTGGCTCCTTGAATCGGGACAATTGACCGCCTATCGATGCTCCTATTCGCGCTTTCTCCAGCAGCGTGCACTGGATGCGAAAAAGATGGCGAAAGACTGGGAGGCAATGGAAAAAGAGGTGGCGGCTCTGCGATCACGGGGAACACCCGATGCCAAACGGGCGGCGGAGGCTCTTGTCGCAAAACGGACACGGGAGGGTGTGGTACGACCGGCACGGCCCTATCATCCGAAATTCCATTTTGTAGAGGGTGGGGTCGGTGGTGGCGGCACAACGGCGCTACTGAAGGCGGGAGGAGCGCAGCTAGGATATGGGTCCTCCGTTGTGTTGGAGGATGTTACCTTCGCGCTTTACAGCGGCTCCCGTGTCGCGCTGGTAGGGGCGAATGGCTCTGGTAAAACGACACTGTTGCGGTTTCTTGCTGGAGAGTTGGCGCCTATGGGCAGCGGTAGCAGCACCGTTGAAACGCGGTCCGGTCTGCGGATTCTCAAGTTTGACCAACATTTCTATCATACGTTGCCACTGACGCTTACACCGCTAGACTATATCACATCTGTGGCTGCGGATGGTGTCGGTGCACATGCAATTCGGCGGATTCTGGGAGCATCCGGTCTGGAAAGCAGCGAACACTGCCAGACAATTGGAACTCTGTCAGGCGGACAGAAGGCACGGGTCTATTTCGCGGCGATTGCGGCACAGCGACCCGATATTCTGCTCATGGACGAGCCAACGAATCATTTGGATATTGAAACCGTGGAAGGTCTGACAGCAGGACTGCGGGAGTTTCCGGGTGCCGTTATTTTGGTGAGTCACGATCTGGATTTCTTGGAGAGTGTGGCAACGGAAGTGTGGCATACAGTGGGAGGGCGACTCGTGTCACTGCGGGGAGAAGTAGAGGAAGCTCTGTCAGAGTATGTTAGTGAGGTGGTGGAGTCTCTGGAATTGTAGGTGTCTGACAGTATAAAAGATAGACTCTAGGCATAGAAAATAGAAGATGGAAGAAGAATTTCTTGAGGAGACTGCGAAGAGTTTCGTGATAGATATGTATCCGATTCCGGAAGGCAGTAACAGATACTATCGATATCTCTTACAGAAAACGCCGGAATATGAGCTCTACTGTATAGTATGGAGTGAAGGCGCTACAACGCCCTTTCATGGGCATCCGGATGGCGGCTGTTGGATGCGGGTTATAGAAGGAGAATTGGTCGAAACATCTGTGCGGAGCGACCGTGTGATGTGTGCTGGTGATACCGGATTTCAGAAAGGACCCTATGGAATTCACCGTATTGTTGCGCGTCAGCCTAGTCGGAGTCTTCATTTGTATAAACCTGGGGCACTTCAATAACTAACAATCCGTTAAGAACTCTGTTACTATCATGCCATCCAGCTCTGCAGGCGTAACGGCACGATATTGGAGTGCGACGGTGCGGAAAAACATCCATTCATAGAGTCCCAGAAAGGTAACAAGAGCCAGATTCTCACCGATGAGGTGAGGCCAGCGCACATGCAGACCGCGGAGATGTGCCGTGGATGTCAGGAGCCCGAAGCCGGTTGCCAAACCGCCAAAATAGAGCCAACTGTTCCGAAGCAGTGCGGCATTGAAGGCCTGGCGCTCTGCGGCGGCTTCTGCGGCAACTTCCAGTGCCGTGGACGTATTGAAAAAGAGGGAGACCCAGTCGCGGAGGTCCGCACGCTGGAGGGGTGTCATGGTCGCACAGGTGGCAAAGGCGCGACCCGTGTACGTATTCACCAGACCCGTGAGTGCGGAATCTTCTTGCCGACTCACAAAGAGCCAGAAGAAGAGCGTTTCAAAAAGACTAATGAGAAGGAGATGGAAGATAAAATGGAGGGCGACCGTGTGCGCATGGATGGTTAGAGGGTGAAATCGGTGGTAACAGACGATTGAGGTGGGAGGAGGTGTTTGTTGCTCTTCTTCCGTCGCAGCTGCTGTCATCAGCTCCAGTGAAGAGGGAATGGTTTGAATCCGGTGAAATGATGTGGAGGGTGTTTCTTCTATGGGAAGACCCACATCCATGAAGGTCAGATTTCGTGGAAGTTGGATATAGCTGTCACTGTAGGCTTTTTGTCGGGTGAGTGTTGGATGTGATGTGGGAGAATCCATAGTTTCCCTAGAGCGGATGGTGATTTAGACCGACTGGCGCCTAAACCTATCGCCCCGTATAAGAGTATGTCAGGCAGCACAGCCCCCGCCACCCTTAAACCAATGTATCGGACGTATTTGACAACATGGACTTCCCATTCTGCCAAATACGGCTCTAAAACCGCACTGTTGTATCAGGTCGGCGGCTTCTATGAGCTCTACGATGTGGAAAATCTGGCAACCGGTACCACCCGTGCGAATGTACGGGAGATTGCCGAAGTCTGTCAGTTGTCCCTAACAGCCCATCCCTTGGATGATGACACTCAGACTCTGTTTGGAGGTGTGCCGGAAGGTGCGCTGGGAAAATACGAACGGATTCTGGTTGCGGCGGGTTACACGGTCGTGGTTGTTAGTCAGCGCAAGGGCGCCTCTGGTGCGGTAGAAGAGCGGGTGGTTGAGCACATCTCCTCTCCGGGTTGTTACATGGAGGGCGGCTCTGGCAGAGAGCGCCGATTGGTGGGATGTGTACTGGAGAGTTTGACGGATGGCCCCGTCGCACTCCGTCGCGTCTATTGGGCAGCCGTTGCACTAGATGTGGCTACAGGAGGTATCTGGTTCGTGGAGGGAACTGACAGAGACCGTCTCCATCAATTTCTGTGCGTGAATCCGCCGGCAGAGCTAGTGGTCTGGTCTGATGGCGGTGCGGCTGCTACGGGGCTTCTGGATCTACTGCGGTCCGGTGCAGGAGCAGCGGCCTTTCATGTGCGTTGTTTGCCCACGGCTGCGACTGCCGTGGAAGAGGCGACCCTAGAGCGCTTCTGGGCACCCGTGCGGACACGTCTGGAATGGCTGTCCCGTGCGCCCCAGGTGCGTCGCTGTATGGCGGCCCTTATGGATTTTGCCGCGGACCATCTGCCGTCTGCGCTGGTCCGTCTCCAGGTTCCAATCGGCTGGGTGAATGAGGGTGATGTGCGTCTGGGAAATGCGGCACTGGAGCAGCTGGGAGTTCTATCGTTGCGGGGTGACGGAGATCGACAGTGCCTGCTGGGCATTCTAGATCAGTGCCGCTCCATTGCGGGGCGGCGTCTTCTGCGTGCACGGCTGTTGCGACCCATTTCGGATGTAACAGAGCTCAATCGCCGATTTGACCGGGTGGATGCGGCGGGTGTCGCCATGAATGTGCCGGAAGTAGTGGCACTCACAGAGCGGTCTCTACGGTCGCTCTACGATATGAGCCGACTGTGGCGGCGACTGGAGCTCCGTACCGCAACGATGGGTGACATGGCCTGTCTGTTGCGGTCGTATGAGGCGGTAAGCACACTGTTGGCTCCATGGGCGGCCTATGGAGCCACTCCTCCTGTGGGAGGGGCCGAATGGTGTGCTGCGCTTCTGAGCGGATGGTCTATGGAGACACTGACAACTATGGCACGGGAGGGACAATCTGTTCCCGTGGTGGAGCTGCCGTGTTGGGGTCCGGACCTACCCGCCTCTTTGTTAGCCGGATTTGCCGCCGGTGCGGCGCTGCGGGCCTCTGCGCAGGCGCTTGTGACAACATGGTCTGGCATGGGACGCGGAGAGCCCCTCTATCTGGATGATGCGGAGGGTGGTGGATTCCGTGTTACCGGCACGAAGCGGCGGATTTCTGCAGTGCTGACGGCTCTACGGGATGGCGGAGACCACACCGCCGAAATCAGTAGTCACAAGACATCTGCAGCACTGGAAACGGCGGGACTACGGGAGCTGTCGGCACGGCATCGGTCCTGGTGGCACGGATGGTCTGCGACCTGGGCGGATTTCTGGGTGGGAACACAGGCGGCAATTGTAGAGCGGGGGCGGGCGATTCATACTGCGCTAGAAAGGTGGTGTGCAGAAGTAGATGTTGCATGGACATCCGCACGGATTGCGTCCGAATGGCTGTGGCGGCGCCCAACACTGGTGGAAGGTGCATCTGAAGGCTGGCTTGCGGTGGATAAGTTACGGCATCCTCTGTTGGAGCGACTTACAACGGTTCCGTATGTGCCGCATACTCTGACACTGGGAACTCCTTCTGGTTACAGCCTGGCCGAAGAACCCGGATGCTCACCGCGGGGTCTGTTACTGTATGGCATGAATGCTGCCGGTAAATCCTCTCTCATGAAAGCCGTAGGTCTCTGTGTTGTGTTGGCACAGACGGGAATTCCAGTTCCTGCGGCAGCCTGTCGGCTATCGCCTTTCACGGCGCTTTTCACACGAATTCTGGGAAATGACAATTTGTGGGCGGGTCTCTCATCCTTTGCAGTGGAGATGACGGAATTCCGGGAGATTCTGCGATTTGCGGATGATCGGTCGCTGGTGCTCGGAGATGAGCTGTGCTCTGGAACAGAATCACTATCGGCAACGGCGCTGGTAGCGGCCGGTGTGGAGACATTGGCATCCCGGGGCACGAAGTTCGTGTTTGCGACTCATCTTCATGAGCTGGCAACGATGCCCGATATTGCGGGGCATTCCGGTGTGCGGGCCGTTCATCTGCGGGTCCATTACGATGCTGCTGCGGACCGACTTGTGTATGACCGACATCTGGCTGCTGGCTCTGGCTCTGCGCTCTATGGCTTGGAAGTCTGTCGCGCACTGGATTTGCCAGCGGATTATCTGGCAAGAGCTACTGCGTTGCGGCAGCAGCTGGCGGGTGCCGTGGTTGCGACGACGTCTTCTTATTCTACTGGTGCTGTGGTATCCGCCTGTAGTATCTGTAGTGCGACAGGAACGGCTGCTCATCTGGAGATGCATCATATCCGCCCACAGTCTGATGCAGCGGTCGCAGCAAAAGAAGGATTCGCCATTCATGGAGCTGGCAATTTGGTCTGTCTGTGTGCCGGATGTCACGATGATCACCACGGAGGGCGACTCCAGATTCGGGGCTGGGAGGAAACATCGGCGGGGCGACGTCTAGTATGGGAACGCCTTACAGCAGTGGGAGGAGCGGGAATCTCTGCTGTCGGTGAGAAGGGAGGGATGCGACTGACAGAAGAGATTGTAGCATGGATTCGGGAGCAGCGGCGTCTGAAGATTCCGCTGACAACTATTAAGCGAATGGGACGGGTTCTGTTTGGAGGGATTGAGCTAACAACGGCAGAAGTCCGGAGTGTTACGCTGTAGGAGTGGCCGTAGCAACAGAAGCCTTCACACGGACCAACTCTGCCTCCAGAGAGGCCACCTTGTGCTCCATTGCCTGGAGACGCGCCTCCAGAACACGTACGTGGGTAACAAGAGGCTGAACCGCAGCCAGCTCTGCGCGAAGCGTGGAAATTGCCTTGTCAGTGGCCTCTGCGCGCTGGCGACCGCCCACCTGCGTCATAACACCGCGACCGAAGAGAGTGGCAGACATTTGGACTTTCTGGGAGGGTCGGGGGGAATCCAGTGGTCCGGATGACCGCAGCGAGTGGCTAGTGCTTTCCAATTAAATACCTGCTAAATGGAGTTATAGTTCGTCAAATTAACTGTCGTGAAACGACTGCTAATTTGAATTTCTAGGAGGTTATTTAGTCGGATATTTAATGAGAGCCACCGGCTATTCGTAATCTGTCATCTAACCTGTCCTCCAGACACTCTAATTATCCTATCGCGATGCGATAGCGACCTAGAAAACACTCTAGACTAATATTTCTTAGATAGCACTAGCCCCGCGGCCAAACTTGACACTGTCGTTTTCGTGCCCCTGGGTAGGGTACGATGATTATTCCGGTACGTTGTATGAATTGCGGAAAGCTCCTGGCCGACAAGTGGCTCTATTATCAGCGCCGCCTCCAGGAGCTTCAGGGAGATGCGCATGGAAAGAGGACCTACTTTGATGGAACAACGGTTCCTGACACGAAGGAGAATGCAGTCATGAAGGAGCTGGGTCTTACGCGCTACTGCTGTAAGAAGGCTCTGCTAACGCATGTGGACCTCATTCAGAAGATTTAATTTAATCCCCGTCACCTGATAGAATGGAAGACCTAGCCTCTTTTTTTATGCTGTTCGTGGTGGCAATTGTCGGGCTTTTGACGTATGTGGTTATTCCCTTCACACCAACATCCGCTCTGATGCTTTTGGCGGCGGCGGGTCTGGCAGGAGGTATCTGGTGGCACTGGACCCAATTCTCAACGGACTACCGGACCAGCACATGGCAGGAGCAGCTCCGGAACTATGCGTCGTATGTGATGGTGGCCGTTGTCATTGCCGCAAGTTACACATTCTACGTATTTGGATGGGGTGGTGTTAGTAGCTATGTGACCGATACAGTGGAGAGTGTCCGGGATGCAACGGTGGGAACGATATCAGATGTAGCCAGCAATATTGGAGAGGCTGCTTCAGCAACGGGGAATATCTTTGTTCCGTCTCCCAATCGGAACCGCTCGCGCAATACAAATATGAATGTGAATCGAAATACGGGTGGGGGTGGCGTGTTGGCCAATTTGGGCGGGGCCGGAAATGCTGGTAGAAATATGGTGCTTGAGTAGAATGGGCAAAGGCAGTCAGAAACGCCGTACGCGCAAGGCGGGACGCACTGTTCCCCGGAGTCCTCTCTCCGTAGAGGCACTTCATTCCAGTTTTGAAAAGATGGATGTCCGGTTGCGGCATGTTGTGGAATCGGGTGTCACTGACAAGGACCTGGGGCACGCTGTCGCACGGGCCTGGTCGGCGGCGTTCCAGCATGAGCTGTCAGCACCCGCAATCCAGGGACTTGTTACCCATTATCGGGCTCTCTATGGCGGATCTAAGGCGGGGCGGCGCACACGACGGGCACGCAGGGGTGGTCAACGCGGTGGTCAACGCGGTGGTCAACGCGGTGGTCAGCGCGGAGGAATGGCACCACTGGATTGGACGATGGGACAGGGAACAACCAGCACTGTCTATGGACGCTTTCCGGATGATTTCGGCACGTCGGCACAGGCGGTGAGGTCACTGGATCTGGGTCGTTTTAATGAGAGCTCCATCAGTCGTTCCTGTGACTCAACCGGTGGATATAATACGCTTGCAAGCCAGAAGGGAGGTGGTGTTCTAGATGCACTGGTTGCAGGTTATCCTCCCGCCAGTGTTCCTGCGAATGTGGTACAATCAACGGTGAGCGCACTCCAGGGAGCAGGGCCCACCGCACCATCGGCAGACCCCACTGTTCCTGCATGGACACCGACCCTTGCGACACCGCAGGCGTTTGATTCGTCTGCGGTCTCTAATTTGGCCGGATTCTCAAATGTCTATACGGGGTACTAGTCGGAAGGAAATGCGAAAAGAACTTACAGATGATGCTCCAAGGACTTTCCCTGTGCAGATGCCGCTGTGGCACGTTTCTCTGCTGCCGTTCCGGGTGCGACCATCTGTAGAACGGCAGCCTTCAGCGGAGTTCTATCGGGGAAAATGCGTGTATAGAGCTTGATGAGCACCAGAGCGGTCACAGTACCGACAATGACACCGATAGCATCCAGTGTTGCTGTGCGATGGACTTCAAAATAGCGGCTGATATAGTTCTCAACTAGGACAGCCACCATGATGGAAATCGCGGAGCTTACACCGGCATTCAGGATATCTAGTGTCTGTTGGCTTGTAATACCGAACTTCTTCCAAACAGCGGACAACGAATCTTCCACGAATACGAAGTTGAATGTATCGATGAGGCCGAAGGTGGCAGAGGCCGTCAAGCTGGCTAACAGAACGCGTGACCCAGACATCTATTGAGCACCGCGATTTAATGACAGGCGACATTTTCAGAGTACCCAATAGTGATGGCGGCAACTGTAACCTCTTTGAGCCAAGAGGGGCTCGGCTTCCTGGAGAAATACTTCCGGGAAACGGAGTTCCCACTGACGCGTCACCACATTGACAGTTATGAACAGGCCGTATTTGAGGAGATTCCCTCCATTCTTTTCAGTACGAATCCCCTCACATTCATGAAAGAGCCGCTGGATGAAGATGGTACGATGTTCGCCTACAAGGTGGAGGTGTTCGTCGGTGGAGCTGCCGCGACGCCAGCGGACTTGGCGATTTCCATCGCACCGCCTGTCATAACCGTGGATGGCGCACACACCGTTCGGCGCATGTTTCCGAATGAGGCGCGTCTACGGAATCTGACCTATGCCGCCCAGGTGAGTGCTGACATCCTGGTCCGTGTTACCTTTACGGAGCCGGTCGGTGGAGGGGGTGCTGCTGGTGGAGCCACAGGTGGATATACGACCCGCATCGTGGAAGCGCCCGTCATCCGGAACTTCCCGCTCTTTAAGCTCCCCGTTCTGCTACGCTCCAAGCTGTGCGCAACGGGTGTCGCCGATGCCGCGCGTCTGGAAGAAATGGGCGAATGCCGCAACGACTACGGTGGATACTTCATTGTCAGCGGTGCAGAGAAAGTTCTCATTACCCGCGAAGAGCAGGCGTTCAACTCTCTGTTTGTGGACCGTAAGTTGGACCCCGCCACTGGCAAACGGAACGGGTATGCATCCGTCGTGTCACTGAATCCTCTCACGAAGCAGACTCGACGTGTGGCTGTCTACCAGATTCCCACGGGCGAAATTCGTGTTGGGATTCCCATGGTTCGCGGTGAGTTTCCGCTGTTCATTCTGTTCCGCGCACTGGGGCTGGAGAGTGATGAAGAGATTCTGCGAATGATTTTCCCCAGTACAGGGCACTCCCTAGAGGCAGAGCTTATTCCCTCCATCCATGATGCCTATCCGATTTTCAATAAATTCACGGCCATCCAATTCATTAAGACACTGACAAAGGGATTCACGGAGGCCCACGTGTTGGATATTCTCCAGAATCTCATGTTGCCCCACGTGCCGAATGAGCCGCTTGCCCGCGCACAGTACCTAGCAGAGATGGTCCGCGAAATGCTGCTGGTCCAGGCCGGCAAGAAGCCAGTAACGAACCGCGATGATATGCGCACACAGCGGTTTCTACCAACGGGTATTCTGCTGCGTGAGCTCTTCAATGCGGCCTGGAAGGCCTGGCGCGGCACGGTGACTTACACGGTGGATGTGGCCTATCGTTCCAATCCGCAGCTGTATCAGGGCAATGCGGTGTTTGACCTGTTCCAGGGCTCTAATATAGTCAAGATGCTCCAGCCCGAAACGCTGGACACCGCGATTATGCGGGGATTTCGGGGTCGTTGGGGTACCGGTCCCGAAAATGAGAAGACGGGTGTGCTCCAGCCGCTGGCCCGGATTTCCTACGCGGATGCTCTGTCCCATACCCGCCGCGTTGTGTCGGACTTTCCGTCCGGTATGAAGACAACGGGGCCGCGCAAACTGGATACCTCCCAATTCGGTTACTTCTGCACGTCCGAAACGCCGCAGGGTGCTCACATCGGTCTCACGAAGAACATGTCCATCCTGACGCAGTATTCTTTCGGCGCACCGGCGGCGCCTGTGCTGGCCTGGCTCAAGGCGAAGGGCGGTGTCGTTCCGGTGGCCAACACAACGGCGGCCCAGCGCGCAACGGCGGCGATTGTGCAGATGAACGGAGGCACTGTTGGTTTTACGGAGAAACCCCGTGAACTCGTCCAGGTGCTGCGTCTTCTCAAGTGGAACGCCTATCTGTCTCCGACGGCTTCTGTGAGCTTCAACAGTGTGGACAAGGTGGTGCGTATCTTTTTGGATGAGGGACGGCCGCTGCGACCTCTGTGGCATCTGAGCGCAGGAGAGGGTGTGGCCTTCTTGGACCGCCTACCGATTCTGCGTGAGCTGAGCTGGCGTGCCCTCGTGCTTGGTGCTTCACCGGTAACCGCGTCGGCCTCTCTGCGGACAGTGCGATTCCTGGATCCTCTGGCCGAGAAACCGGATGCCACGTTTGCCGACTATGTAACACAACTGACACCAACGGCCGGATTCATTGAATACTGCGATCCGATGGAGATGAACGAAGCCTACATTGCCGTCTGGGGCTCCGCAGAGGAGCTGACACCGGAGCACACCCACTGTGAGATTCATCCTTCCACGATTACCGGTCTCATGGCATCCATGATTCCGTATTCCAATCACAACCAGGCACCGCGTAACCAGCTGTCCAATTCCCAGAGCAAACAGGGTATCGGTTACATGGCCACGAACGTCAAGAACCGCTTTGACACGAACGCGCACATGCTCTGTTACGGAGAGGCGCCGCTGTCGCGCACCTTCTACTATGACGTGATTGCGAACGGTGAGATGCCCTACGGATTCAACTGTGTGATTGCGGCCACCTCCGAAAGTGGTTACAATCAGGATGACGGTCTGATTATCAACCGGGATTCCGTGGCGCGGGGCATGTTCCATTCGTTGGGACTGCGGACGTATGAATGCGCCGAAGAGGAGGACAGTCGCACGAAGACTCACACACATGTGGCAAATCCTACGAAGATTCCGGCCTGGACATCGCTACGACCGGGCTTGGACTACTCCAAGCTGGATGACAACGGTATTATTCAGGAGGGTGAGCTGGTGGATGAGACGACGGTGTTGGTCGGTCGTTACATGGTGGTGCCGGCAACGAATGACATCAAGGATGCCTCTGTGACGCCGGAGCTCTACACGAACGGTCGCGTGGATTCCGTGGTGGTGCTTCACCAGGGCGACGGAAAACTGCTGGTGAAAGTGCGCATCGTCAAACTCCGTGTGCCGGTGCTGGGTGACAAGTTCTCATCCCGTCACGGTCAGAAGGGCACCATCGGTATGTTGGTTTCCGCGGCGGATATGCCGCGGACGGCAGAGGGCCTGGTACCGGATGTGATGGTGAATCCGGGTGGTCTGATTTCGCGTATGACAGTGGCGCAGCTGGTGGAGATGGTGGCGGGACGCGCGGCGGCCGAAGTGGCGGCAAAGTTCAACGCGACCACTTTCTGTAACAACGGGGACTTCGTGGGACAGTTGGGCAATGTGTTACAGGCCGTGGGAGCGCACCGGTCGGGTGACAATGTGCTATATTCCGGTATCACGGGAGAGCAGATTCGGACGGACATCTTCATGTGTCCGCTGTATTTCATGCGTCTGAAGCATCTGACGGATGACAAGGTGAATGCCCGCGGAGAGGGTCGGCGTGAAGTGCGGACGCACCAGCCGACGGGTGGGCGGGCAAATGAGGGCGGTCTGCGTATCGGTGAGATGGAACGCGACTCTCTGTGCTCTCACGGTGTATCAACCTTCTTACAGGAGTCCATGATGCGACGCGGCGATGCGACGACGTTCGTGGTCTGTAATGGATGTGGGCGTATTCCGATTTACAATGAGCCTGAGGCTCTGTATGTCTGTCCCACGTGCGATGGCCCCTTGGTCTATAACGGTGTGACACCGGAAACACTGACACTCCAGTTGCCGACAAAACAGAGTCGGGTGACGTTTTCACGGGTGGAGATGCCGTATACGCTGAAACTGTTGGACCAGGAGATGTCAGGAATCGGTGGTTACGGAATGCGTCTGGTAACAGAGGGACGTGTGACCCGACTGCGGGATGATGAATGGGACTGGCCAGTGGAGACCGTTGATTTCCGGTTGGCGGAGCAGGGTGGAGAGGCGGCCGGGGCGGTGAATCCGACAGAGATGGATGCTGCTGCAGAGGCGGCCGCCGCTGCGGCCGAAGAGCGGAAGCCGCAGGGCAAGAAGAAGGGCGCCGTGGGCGGCATCGCACCGGCGGGGCAGAAGGAGGCGGCAGAGGCGCTTGTGGGCGGCATTGTTCGTCGGGCTGCGTCAGCAACTGCTTCGGCTTCAGAAGCAATCCCTGTTGGTGAAGAGTCCGCCAACTACGGATTTGGTGGAGGCGCCGCGGGCGGAGCGGCGATGACACTCACGTTCGATGAACGCTCTACCGGCACAGAGCTAGTGTTCTCCACATTTGCACCGACACCTATCAAGATGCCCGCCCGGCAGATTCCGGGACCCGGTGGGCTGAGTTATCCCGACTTTGCGGCGGATGAGGAATGGCGACGTGTATGGCCCACAGTGGAGCACTATTACCAGGCCATGAAGTTCCCGAATGACCCTGTCTGGCAGGAGGAGATTCGGAACGCGCGCACTCCAGCGGCGGCGAAGCGAATGGGTCTGGACCGTGCTCATCCTGTACGTGCCGACTGGGATGCCGTCAAGGTGCCATATATGCGTGTGGCACTGGAAGCCAAGTTCAAACAGAATCCTGTCGCACTGGCGCATCTGTTACAGACACAGGGGCGGCGACTGGTCTATTCCACAAAGGCGGATGCGTTCTGGGGAGAGGGCTCACGCCGGGATGGACAGAACAAGCTAGGGGAGCTGCTCATGGGTGTGCGGCAGAAGCTGCGGGATATGCCGGTGGCGGAGTTGCTCCTGAAAGAGCAGGGTGACAAGGTGTCAGCTGCGGCTGCGACACGCCCTGGATTCGTGGAGGCCGTGTTAGAAGCACAGGGGCTGCCCCGACTGGATGAGCGGGCGGGAGATGAGGCAATGTACAACCAGCCGGCGAATATGGTGTCTGCAGCGCAGGAAGTTGTATCCGCGGCAACTGGGGGACAGTTACAGTTGGCTGGTGCCACAGGTGCAGAGGAGGGCGGTGAAGCAGTGGCGGTGCCTGCTGCTGAAGGAGGGGCTGGTACTGGCTTCCAACAGCAGGGTGGTGGTGCGGCTGGTGGTGTCTATCTGTTTGTGAATCCTGTAATGGCTGGGCAGGCAGATATGAAAGCACGGCGGGCTCGCGCAGGAGGTGCCGGTCGGGCTTTCACATGGGAGGGTGCTACTGGAGGTGGAGGCGGGCAGATAGGGGGTGGGGATTTGGTGGGTGGCGCACCTGCGGCGGATTTGTCGTCTGTAGAATCCACAGCAGGAGCAGAGGTGATGGTGATGAAGGAGGGGCAGTAATTTCAATACAAGTAACAGAGAATGGTTCGTCGTCGTAACACACTGAACATGAATTGGCTAACACGACGGGTAAATCGCCTAACATTCAAGAATCTCCAGCGTGAAGAGTCGCATCTATCGGAGACAGAGCACGATGAGATGCCTGGGCGGAAGTGGCTGAGCCGGCGGCGGTCTGCTCGGAAGACACGGAAGCATATGCGCTGGTAACTCCTGTTATCGGTTACCTAAACTTGACACCCGACATTGTTATACCCCAGTAAGGGTACGACAATGGCTACTTCTGCTCCTGCTCCTGCTCCTGCTCCTGCTCCTGCTCCTGCGTCAGTGGCCTCACTCCCTTCCACTCTTGACCCCGCCGTCGCGGACATTCTTCTCCGCAGTCGCAATACAATTCTGGATATTCTGGAGGACCGCGGCTACGATGTCAGTAAATACCGTTACATTGCCCCCGACCAGATTCTGATTCTGGCAGAGGGTCATCCCCGTGCGCTGGATATCATTGTGCCCAAGAAGGCCGATGGTCCGGCTCCCTGCGACCGCGCGGTCGTCGTCTATCAGATTCAGGACCGTCTCCGTCTCAAGCTAGCGACCTTCACCCGGGACCTCTATGAAATCGCCCCCGATGCGATGGGTTCCAATGCCGTGAAACGCACGGACGACGTGATTATTATTCTCAATGAGCCGTATCACGATGCCTTTGATAAGGCCGCGCTGGGTCTCTGGCAGACACAGCGGGCACGCATGGTATTCTTCCATATCAAACAGGTCGTCGTCCATCCCGGGCGACATGTGTTGGTTCCCCCGCACCGCAAACTGAGTGTCGAAGAGGCGGCTGCCGTCATTGAGCGCTTCCATGTAACGACAAAGACACAGCTGCCGCTCCTCAAACACCATGATATCCAGGCGCGTGTGCTCGGGCTGGTGCCTGGTGACATGGTGGAAGTGTTGCGTCCGTCGCCGACTGCGGGTGTGCTGCCCGTCTATCGGATTTGCTCCGCATAAAGAAGGGAAATGAGCGGTTGGACGGAAGACCTTCATGCGCGGGCTGAAGCAGAGCTGAATGGTTTTGATGCGGAGTTCACCGACGCAATGACCGCCTGGAAATCCGCTGCAGCAGCGGGAAATTCGGACCAGGGACAGGCACGGGTAGAGGATGTGTTACGGCGTTGGCGGGATTTCACGGGACGGCTCCAGGCGGGCTCTCTTATGGCAACAGCGGATGGCTCCACCATGGAGCGTCTAACATCACGTCTGGCCGAAGTGTCGGAGCTGCGCGATACACTGGCAAACTTACAGGGTCGTGTCGTCACGGGAACAGAGCAGGCGGATTCTGTGAATCCGAAGGTGACTGCGTCTCCCTATGTGAATATCCTGGGTCTCCAGCGGACGTTCCGGGATAGTACGCGCACGGGACTCCTGATTGCCAGTATCGTCATCGGCGTCTTGGCGCTAGCCGTGCTGGGCTTTTTGATTGTGCGGTTTGTTGTGGGGTCGGGTCTTGGTGCGCTGTTAGTCGGTGATGTGACGGGTGCGGAGCAATCATTCAGTACTTTTACGACTTACAAGGCTTAGTTAGAAGGATGGAGCTCAAAATTCGGCATCCTCCAGTAAGGAGAGTAACAAATGGGGAACAGTTCATCGTCCTCTGCATCCTCACCGCTGCCGTCACCGCCTCCACCGGCGCCACCCATGCCAGTTGTAACCGTTCCCCTCCAGCGTGTGCCAACCGCGGATGGTGCGTCGGGGCTTCACTATTCGGGACAGGTCTATATGAACCAGGCTCCGCGGCTATCCTCCAGCATCTGCGACGGTGTTACCGTTTCTCCCGACCAGATTGGGGACATCTACCCTAATGGAGTCAGCAGCCCCTCCTTGCCCATTGATAATACCACTCACCGGATCTCTCAACAGGCCCTCCAGGGTCATGTGGAGAATCTCATCGGCCAGGGACGCATACCCGGACAGCTCGGTGACTTTCCCGCTCAGATGGCGGCCGACAAAGCCTTCTATGCCGCCGTCCAGTCCGAATACTGTTTCTACGAAGCGCGTTATGTGGCTGCGCTATCGCAGTTCCTGACACTGGTGTCGGCCCAGCCTGCGACAGATTCGGGTGCCGTCCAGGCCGCGCTCAATCAGACAATTGCCCTGAACATGCGCCTGAATTCTCTGTTGGAGGTTATCAACTACGTGGGTAATGACCGCGCACGGCAGGTGAATGTGCGCAGTCCGGCGATTGACAAGGCGAATCAGGAGGTCCAACAGAAACTGGCGGTTCTGGATTCGCAGAAGCAGTTTCTGGAGCAGTCGGATGCTGTGGAGCGCACACAGCGGGAGATGATGCGATTCTCTTCCGAAAAGAATCGGGCGATGACGATTCAGATTCTGTTTTTTGTGGGTCTGAACGTGGTGGCGATTGGCACGGTTCTGACAGTGTATCGCGGCCTACCTGGGTAGTGTAACGGCAGGTAGTGTAACGGCAGGTAGTATCCCCGCCTCTGTAAATCTTTTTACGGAGCGTGTGGCTATCATAAATCTTTTGACTAAATCATCTTCTAGACACTCTAATTCACAGTCGTTAAACGACAGTTAATTAGACAAACTAGAAAATATTCTAGTCTAATCTTTATTAGATAGCGCTAGCGATAGAGAAGACATCTGATGATCTTCATTAACTACCGTCTAATCATATTCCTATAAACTCAAATTATCCAGTCGTAAGACTAGCGACTGCTAATTAGACGAACTAGAAATATAATTACTCAGTATTTAATAGGAAGACACATCATGAGTGCGGATGGTAGTTTATTGTCCAAGGACATTGTGGATCTCCAGGATATTGAGAAGGTCCAGTATCTCCAGACACTCCAGTCCGATCCGGCCCAGTATGCCTCCTATGTGAATGAAAAGGCCCAGCAGATTCTCGGCGAAGTGACAGATTCCAAACGGGCGGCCTTCCTGAAAGCCTCCGCAGATATGGCCCGTATGATGGATATGGACCACAACAGTCTGGCGGCACTCCATCGCTCAGAGGACCTTGCGGGCATGCAGGACCACATCATCGGTGAGCAAGGGAAGCTCTACGGCTCAGCGAACAGTAACAAGGATATCACCCGGCGTCAGGTGGAGATTAACAACTGGTATTATGAGAATAAGCGGGAGACTCTGTTTGTGCTCCAGTTACTTCTGTTGGTGTTGTTGGTCGCGGTCATCGTGCTGGCTCTCCAGAGCTACGGCTGGGTGAATGAGGAGGCCGCCGGATGGACCCTATTTGTGCTGTTTGCGGTCGGCGGAGGAACATGGCTCTACCGGTGGTATTACACGACGTATGTGCGGGACCCGCGCTACTGGTCACGGCGCTCCTTTGCGGAGGATAAGAATGAGCAGCCGTCCAGCGGTGCGCTCTGTCTGAATTACTAGGCCCGTAAGTAGGGGGTTTCGCGAATGGACCAGAGTACAACGCTCCGGATTCAAATGAACAGTGCAGAGTATGCGGCGGAGCAGGCGCGGACAGCCTACATTGCTAGTCTGCCCGTGCCGCAGCAGGCGGATTTCTATGCCGCCCAGGCCCAGCCGCGCATGGAAGAAGCATCCCGGGAGGCCCAACAGCTGAAGGCAACGGGGACCTTTGTGTTGGGTTTGCTGGAGCGGGAGACGGGGAGTGCTGGCTCACTGGAGGCGGTCCATGCGATGACGACGCAGGAGGTGGGCGGACTGGAAACAGAGATTGAGCAGCTGAAACAGCAGATTCGGTTGGAGCGGCGGGTTTTCTTGGATTCTCAGCCGTCTGTGTCACCGGCGGTGGCTGGACTCTATTTCACGCGGGTGCCTGACAACCAGGTGCTGATTGCGTTGCTGAGCACCGTGGGGGCACTGTTAGTTTTTCTGAGTGTGGGTATCTTCCTGGGGCTCTTCCCGATACCGCGCTTGGAGGCCACCTCCACACGGGAGCGTGTCGTAATAATTGCGGGGCTCTGGACCGTTACAGTCCTGGTTGGATTCCTGGGACTTTATACATTTACTTGATTCCTTGGATAGAGTAGAGTAGAGATGTCAGGAACAACATGTCCGTGCTCTGGACTTGGTAGCGAAGCCGTAACACTGGTCGTGGACCGGCCGTATTATCCCAGCGGAAATGACCGGATTGAGCGCAAAAAGACAGCGTTGTGTCCGTGTGCTTGTCCGCGCCCGGTGGGGGCGGCGCCTATGACGGGTGAAGAGCGGATTCGCATGCTCAAGGCCAAAATTGCGGGGAATTGTTGTGCTGGAGAGGGGACCCCGACTTTGTGTAATGTGCCACGTTGTGCCTGGCCGGCAAACTGGAAGACACGGTAACCTTTCACAACGCTACATAATTCCCCGACATATCCTCTCCCTCCTCTGCCAGTCGCACTCCCGCATACACCTTGCCATCCACAGGGGCACCATAGACCGCTTTCATGCGTTCCATGAGGTCTTTCTTCGGCAGTACCTTCTTCACCGGATTGAACTTACACCATGCCTTGTAACAGACCATGAGCTCACCAATACGTAGCTCGGCGCCCATCTCCTTCATGAGCGACTCCGAACAGAAGGCGCTAAAGGAATCATTCGTCTCCCGGTACATATCGGAGGCCGCGGACACCTGTGCCGGCTCCTTGAGGTGGCCACGGAGGTAGTGCGTCTCATAATACCAAGCCAGCAGCCCGGCAAAGAAGGGACGCCATCGGACAATTTTTGTGGACAGAAACGGGTCGCGGGAATAGACATTCGTTGCGGGATTTGTTGCGACACCTGCCGGAACGAACCGACTCACATGCGGAATAACACGAATGCGGCGCCAGGTACCATCATCCATGCTGCTGACCGGTGGCAGGTCGTTACAGCTCATGAAGATGCGCGCCGTCACGATGAACTGGTCCTGGTCCTGGAAGAGACCGCGGGCCTTGACCACATCACCGCCCGTCAGCTGCTTCATGAGCGACGTATTAATCTTCTCTCCCTCCTCTGGCTCCATCATGCTCACGAAGCGCTTGTCCTTGATGACAATCATCTCGGGCGTGGCCGACCCAGCATCCGCGCGTTTGCGGGTAATCGCTGTAACCGGTAATGTCTCCTGATACTCTCCGAAGGTCTTCGTCATCAAATCCACAATCATGGACTTGCCGTTACCGCCGGTACCCGTCATGATGTAGAACAGTTGCTCCGCATTCGTACCCTCCAGACAGGCGGAAAACAGCGTGAGACAGTATTCCCGCAAAGCCGGGTCGGGATAAATCTTGCTGAAGAACTCCAGAATCTCCAGATGCTCTGTGGCAGGAGAATCAGCATTGTAAGGAATGTAGGGAATCGCATCCAGACCGACAATGCCGCGCCCCATCTGGAAGGAGATACAGTCGTCGGGGCGACCATCCCGGAAATGGATGTGGGGCTGACCGTCCGTGCCCTGGTGACGGAGCTCTAGCACGCCGTTGCTGAATCCAATGAGTGCGCCATCTTTGTTCATATTGCCCAGAAAGTCCTCATCATAGAACTTCTCCGCGGACTCCTTCATGACGGACTCCTTGAAGGGAAAGTTCTGGAGGTGCTGCTCCACTTTCAGAAGCTTTTTGCGCTTCTCCTGGAGTCGCTCCCTCTCAGAGGGGTCTGTTGTGGCCATTTCGCGGCGGGCCACTTCACAATCAGCATTGATATAGACATTGCGGACATCACTGCTGAGTCGCTCCCGCAGTCGGTGCCAGGTCTTCAGAGAGCGCCAGGTGTGACCGTCCGAAGGAAACTGATACCAATCCATGGCAGACACGGAGGTACCCTTGCGGGCCGGGCAACAGCGGAATTCATGCTGATACATCTTGACGACTAGGTCGGCAACGGAAACATGTGAGCCCGAATCATTGACAAATGCCATCTCCGTGTTGGCCTCATTCAGAATGTTACGATACGCGGCGGGAGAGTCCTCCTTTGACCACCAATGGAGTGTTCCGAAAGAGAGAGCCTTGCGACCCTTCTGTTGGGCCAGAGGCTCCGCGGGCAACAGCTTCCACTTCTCACGGAAGGCGGCATCGGGTGTGGCACCGTATCCTGGCACGCGCCGACTGAATTCGGCCCAGACTGCGCAGGTTTCGTCTGTCTCTGAAATGTTGTGAAGTAACAGACCCAGATTCACCCAATCATGATAGTTCTTTGCGCGGCGGGTCGGATTGAGGCATTCGCGCACCAGACGATAGGCCTGGGCCAGGTCTTCCGTGCTGGTTTTGCCGCGACTGACAGTGAGACCGCTCACCTGCATCATGGTGTCCGTTGTGGCGGCGGCTGCTCCGCCTGTCGCGACTCCTGCTCCGCCCACTGCCGTGAGAGGTGCGGTGGCGGTTCCTCCATCATCTAGGCTGAGCGTATCGGGTGCACCCCCACTCTTAGCAAACAGACCCGGTGACTTCGTCCGCACCCAGTTGGACCCCTTCCCCCAGCGCTGAAGGAGTTGGGTCCATTCCACTTCGGTCGCGGCAGAGCCGGCGCGAAGGGCCAGCTCCGTGGGCGTGTCATGATTGAGACGCAGGCTCAGCTCCTTGATGAGTGACAGCGTAGAGAGTGCGCCGATTTCCTCCGACTCCAGATGGTCCGCTGTAATCGGGTCCTCCATCTCATACTCCTCCTGGATGGCAGCGGCATACAGATGTGTCACCTTGTACCAGGCCTTGTCTGGCTTACAGGCGCCATACAGAAACCAGTTGTTGCGGGACACAACGGAAATATCAAAGCAGTCCATGGCGTCGTTCGTCATACCGGTGGTACCGAAGGCGCGCTCAATCGCGCCCGTTTGGAGGAGCCAGCCACGGAGGGCGTACTGGATTTCGGGAGGCGTTGTAAGAGATGGACAGACAATGTGAATACCGTCCTTGTGATAATCCTTTTCAGCTTCGGGGCCCGGCTTCATCATCACGTAGAAGTGGAGTGCCGGGTCCCCATCGGGAAGAGGACCGAAGAATCGCGCGAAGGCATCCGCGTAGGCAGCGACAAATTCGCGCACCTGCTCGGAAGTAAAACGACGGCGGAGGGGACCGCCGCCTGCGTAGCGGAAATCAAGGTCTATGAGAACGGGGCTCTGTGGCTTGTGCTTCTCCAGCAGAGAGCAGGCACGTCCCTTTGTAAAGATGTGGTCGTGGACCAGTGTCAGAAATGCTTCGTATTCGTCGTCGGGAATCGCATACTTTCCCAGCCAGTTCTTGTTTTCGTCGGGAGGTCCGGTTGTCTTGCCGGGTCCCAGTCCAGTAACATTCCAATTCGTCCCCGTCGTACGACGGGAATCCAGATACGCACGCAGAGTGAGGTGAGATGCCATTCTATCCTAGGGCAGCGGGTCGTGTTTGGGCAGGGGTGGGGGGGTCAAGTTTTGTCGGGTGCTAAAGAACAGAGGGCGTAATACAGAAGGAATATGACATCCACCCTGACAGAAGTTAGTGGAATCGTAGTTAGCAATGAGGAGTGGCAGGAATATATGGAAGGAACAACGGATGGACGACGTGTTCGGGTGCGGTTTGATGGAGAGCGACACGATAGGCGGCTGTGGCGAGATGCGTCGGGTACCCTGGTATGCCAAAACGCGTCGGGTGGCGCAGTGTTGCCGGTGTATCCATACTCCTATGTGATGGAGAGCCCTAACACAGATGCCATGACAGAGAGTGCTATTTTCATGCAGCGACTTATTGCCAGTGGAATGCCCATGGAACTCGCGCTCCATCTGACAAATCAGGTCTATCGGAACCGTGGGCATGACCAACCGATTCCGGATGCGATTGTGGACCGGTTCATCGCACAGTGGCGGAATGGGGGATTCACTTGATGCTGGTGGCTAGCAAAAATGACGCTCATAATCAACCCCCTGTTAGCAAGTACCCCCCCAACATGACTTACAACCAATCTATTTATTGGATGCTCCGTGAAGCCCCCTCACCGAATACTGTTAGATTCTCAGAAGAAGACCCTGTCAATCTACAAGAGTTCGTCCCGTCATTTCTTATCACACTTCCGCTATGTCGAACTGATTCTGCGATGCGCTTCTTCCCAGGTGGCACAATTCTGTCTCTTCTTCAAATGATTCACGAATTTTACCAGGAACCGGTTACATCCGAAGAGATACACCGTGTTGTGAATCTGTCTACATATGGACGCCATCGCAATCGGATGATTCGGCTTGCCGAACGGCAGGAAGCAGGAGAAATCTTGCGACGAATCGATATCTTGGACCCCTCCGCTACATATGAAGGAATTCGTGAGAGTGTTCTGCTAGTTGATTGACTGCGGTCTAAACCAGTGTCGGATTCCCCGCAGCACGGCAGGCGGGGCATTTCCGCGGCTCCTTCTTGAAGGATTCCGTGATGGCAACACGGGAAAACAGGTGACCACAGGGCATTGCAGCCGTGTTGTCTTCTGTTAGCTCTTCGGCGATGACGGGGCATTCCTCCTTCCGAATACGGGCCAGGGCAAGAAGCTGTTTCGCAACGTGGGGAGCCAGGTCTCCTTGAGAGGGAAGCGGGCGGGGCGCGGTTTTCTTCTTAGGAATGGGTGGAGGTGTGGATAGTGATAGAGTAGTTCCCGATAGGTCTGTGAAACCGGCGCCTCCTACGGCTACCAAGGGAGTCGGTGTGGGAGATGGAGGAGGAAGTGAGACAGATGGAGAGACAAGAACAACAGGTGGAGGCAGCAGAGGTGTAGGTGTTACGGCTGTTGTAGTTCCGAATGCGTTGACCAGCTTGATATTTCGCTTCATGTGTGAGGGCAAGTACTGTGTTATTGGACTGGTATTTGAATAGAAGGATATAACTGGAATCTCTACTGCAGGGTTTGTGCATGAGATAACTGTCTTCTGTGAACAGAGTCGCAGAAGCATATCTATGGGTGCAAGGATGCTTTTATTTTGAAGATTGACGCGAACGGGAAGATAGGTCATTTCTGGGGATATTTTGCTATGTAGAAAGGATGGAAGACCCTGCTTGAGAGTATAGGTATCCGTTGAATTGATGGGGGCGGGCGCAAGACTGTAGGTTTTGGGTTGCGGGAGATTCTGCGCTTGAATCAGAATATACCCCGAAAATGGGTCCTTCTTTGTACTCCGTGTTGGAATATAAAGAACGAACTGGGATGGAAGGGAATTCATGAGCTCCGTAAGAGGGAGATTGTTCAGAGATGCAGTGGTCATTGCGGTGGTCATTGCGGTGGTCATTGCGGTGGTCATCGTACGGGGGGGTCGGTTGTTAGTGGGGTGCGGGCGGCAACTTTGCCTGTATGGTAGCAACCAAGAGGACTCACATGTCAAAACTTGATTGCCTGTCGCGTGGGGTGTGCCCTTGGCTGTAACGACTGCCCTCTAATTAATATGTCTGCTACAACTTCTTCTTCTGCTGCGAACCTCTACACCGCAACCGCCATGAAGCGGATTGTTCGCGATACGGCCAAAGTCTTTGAAGAGGGACCGACACTGGGTCTCTTCTGGATTCCATCCGAAGAATGTGTGGGACGCGGCTATGTGATTATAATGGGACCCGAAGGAACGCCCTATGACGGCGGCTCCTTCTGCTTTGCGGTCAATTTCCCTGCCAATTATCCGTTTGAGCCACCCGTCTTCAAGTATCTAACAAACGATGGTCGCACCCGGTTCAATCCGAATCTGTACCAGAATGGCAAGGTCTGTCTGTCACTCTTGAACACGTGGCACGGAGAGCCGTGGTCCGGAACGCAGACGTTGCTGTCGGTGCTTCTGTGCCTCCAGGCCTCTGTATTAGTAGAGGAGCCGCTGCGAAATGAGCCGGGGTATTCTTCCATGCGCACGCACACGGACTTTGAGCCTTACAAGCGGATGGTCTTTCATTCTGTGCTGGAGACGGCCATCATCAGTCACCTAACACCGGATAAAACGCCGGACTATCTGTTTCCTGTGCTGGATGCTGTGCGGGATTGGACACGGCGGGCGCGGCCGCGGCTGCTTGAGAAGGCACGGGCCCTGGCGACAGTCTGGGACGGCAAAACAGAGCGCATGAGCTTCTTCAATATGATGCAACGGTATCAGTTCGGTGAGTTGGCGGCGCGGCTAGAGGGACTGGTGCTACCAGAGCCGGCGGTAGCGGCAATGGGAGGCGCTGGAGCAACGGAGACATGTGAGTTCTGAAACAGTTCTATTTCCTGTGAGTGCGCCTGTGCCTCTGCCGCTGCCTCCGTGTTTTGGCACGTCTGCGACGACCCCCACCTTCCAAAGAAGCGGGCTCCATGAACGCGCTCCAGTTACAAAGCATGATTTCGGGTACATAATTTCTATGTGATGCTACTTCTTCAATTGATTTAATTATTTCCTCTAAGTCTGATAAATTTATTGTTGTTATATCAATATCAATATTAAATAATTTATTATATGCCTCTAATATCTTCTCAATTATTATAGCTCTATATTTTTTATATTTATCGTTATGTAATTCTTCTGGATTTAATAATATTTCTGGCAGAATTTGAAACTCTTCACAGAATTTTGCTAGTTGAAATTCTGAATATTCTTTCAACCCTTCACTCTTTTCGGGATTAAATGGTTTTACAATCCATCCATCATACCCTCTCTCACATATAATTTCAGCAATATATCTATTTAAATACTTAAGACCAGGCAACTGATATTTTTCTATAGGTTTGGGGATGACTATCGTTGTACGTAGAGGTAATAATGGAGCAATGGCTTTCGTCTCCTCTAAAATATAGTCAGATAACACCTCAAATGCGTATTTAGCAAATAAATACTCTTTATATCTAAGCAAACTTTTTTCTTTAACAATCTTCTCAAATGTTTGTTTAAGTTTAACTAATGAGTCAAATGTCATATGAAACAAACGCGGTGATTTAGTGACTGTATAAGCACTACGGGTTTCTCTCATATTAGACTCTTTAATTTCTTTTCCATCTCTATTAGTAAGCCCTTCATGAAATTTTGTGTACGGCTCAATTGATTCTAAATTGCTAAAGAAAGCGGGAATATCTGTGCGTGGAACAGTTGCCACGGGGAGGTCTGCCCGAAACACCTTCGCACCGACAGGAAGGTTAACAATCGGAAATCCGTTTTCATCTGTATCGACTTTAAATGACGCATACACGGATGGATCTTTGAATACAAAAGAGGCCGCCGTGGCAGCCCCTCCTCCACCGGTCGCCGCTGCAGTGCCCGCGCCACCTGTTGCCGCCATCTCTACTCTTCTGTGCGGTTTCAGGAATGAAGAACACCCCGAAGACCATAAACGCGCTGACACTTCTCAATGAGACGACAACAGGAGTGACAGGGGGCGGAATACCGAATGCCGGCGGGTGACAGGCGAATCACAACCAGCGTGGCTCCCCGGAGTTTGCTCACATCCCCCAGTTGGCGAATGGCATCGGCTTCGGCATGAATAGTGGGATGATCAGCACCACGGGCCGTGCTAACACGGTTCTGCCCAATCGCCAGAACTTTGCGACCGCGGAATAGAATGGCAACATGGGGATAGTTGAGGCGGGACTTTTTGGTGTAGCGGTCTCTCTGGGGGAAAATATGGGTGTCCAACGTGCGGGTCACCCAGGAAGGAAGTATCGTCGTGGGATATGTTATAGGAAGAGTTGTCATGATATGACTACTAGGGTTCACCTACATTTGCTATTGATGTCAAGTTTTGTAGGTACTGCAGCGATTCGGTAGTCTCAAAGAATCACATGCGACCATGCATAGATTGGAAGAATCTCTGAAGGGGGGTCTACTCTGTGACATGATAAGAACACAATCTTGGTTCCGATGTTGTTTCTTCTAACAGGATATGTGCGACCCCTATTCTCTGGATGAAGGACTGCGCTCTTCCCTATATGCCCTCGGAATTATCCTACCGAAATAAAATGTTTTTACACGGAATCAATTGATGGTTACACAGACAACAGGGTAGGGTGAAAACTTGACAGCCCCAGTTGGGTGCCTATAGCTGTCTGGCGCAAGACAACGCAGATTGATTCAAATGACCTCTCTTCTCCTAACACCCGACGCAACGACGCCTCCCGCGGTCTGGCCACCTGCGGAGGGACTATCTCTTCCAACAACCTATGAGTTGGACAATTTTCAAAAGCACGCGGTAACCGGAATTCATGCGGGTCACCATGTGTTTGTAACGGCTAAAACAGGAAGCGGGAAAACTCTTGTCGGTGAATACTTGATTGCCCGTGCTCTGGCTGCGGGAAAGCGGGTGTTCTACACGACTCCCATCAAGTCGCTTTCCAACCAAAAATATCACGATCTCAAGGTTCTCTTTCCGGCCGCACGGATTGGCATCTTGACCGGTGACATCAAGATGTGCCCCGATGCTGACGTGGTGGTCATGACGGCAGAGATTCTGCGGAATCTCTTTTATAAACGCGGGACTGCCACGGAGAGCGTTGGCCTCTCCGCAACCGTATCACTAGAGGGTGTGGTCGGTGTTGTGATGGATGAAGTCCATTACATCCAGGATCCCGACCGTGGCCATGTCTGGGAGGAGACGATGATTCTGTGCCCACGGGAGATTCAGCTGGTTCTTCTGTCAGCCACTATGCCTTCGGCGGCATCCTTGGCCTCCTGGCTGGCGAATCTCCACGGGCGGCCGACTGTGTTAGTAGGAACAACCCATCGTGTGGTTCCACTGGTGAGTGGCGTGCTGCGTCCTGCTACTACGGGTTCAGCAGCTGTAGGAGGAGCCGGAGCAGCAGGGGACACAGCATGGGCTCTGGAAACCTATCACGATACCCGCACGGGATGGCGGGATGCCGGTTACCGTGCTTGGCTCACTGACCGCAAAGCTGCAGAGGATGCGCTAGTGGCGCATCGGCGGGCGGTTACAGGAAGGACAGCGGGAGATGGACCGGTTCGGCGTGCAGCCGCCGCACATGCTGACAATCCGATGGGTCGTCTGCGTCGCACGATTGCCTGGCTCCGTGACACGGGCGCACTTCCCGCGCTCTGCTTCGTCTTCAGTCGGCGTGAATGTGAGCGGCTGGCAGCCGCCATGGAGGGCGACTTCTTAGAGGAGAGCTCTGATGCCGCGGGCGCCGCGCATGTGTTTGATTTCCATCTGTCACGTCATCGGGCTACTCTGGAAAAATCCCCCCAGTATCACCAGGTGCGGACCCTGGCACTCCGTGGCATCGGTTTCCATCATTCGGGACTCCAGCCACTTCTCAAGGAAATTGTGGAGCTTCTGTTTGCGCGCGGCTTCATCCGCCTGCTGTTTGCCACGGAGACATTCGCAGTGGGACTGAATATGCCGACAAAGACCGTGGTCTTTCTGGAGTTGTCCAAGGTGGCGGGCGATGGAACGGGTGACAGACGTCTTCTGCGATCCGATGAGTATCTCCAGATGGCAGGACGGGCAGGACGACGCGGCAAGGACACACAGGGACTGGTACTCTATGAGCCGCTGCGCGACCCTGTCACCGTTGCGGATCTCAAGGGTATGGTCTGTGGAGCTCTTCCGCGCCTGGAATCCCGTATGCGATTTCACTATGACTTTCTGCTGAAGCGGGCGCTCACGGGTGGTTGTGTTCGAGTGGCCGAAGAGAGTTACTGGGCCGCGCAGCAGCGGGATGCACGGGAAGCGTTGCGGGCAGAATTGGAGGTCGCAACCGCCGCAGCAGAGGCGGCTCAGGCGGCAATTTCTGCGGATGAATGGACTCTTCTTGAGGAGCATAGCCGATTGGAGTCCCTTGCGCGAACATCCAAGAATGCGGCCCAGCGTCGTGCCCGTATGGAACTAAACTACTGGCTAGATGAGCATCGAGGCCCCCGTTGGGAGAACCTACAGGCGAAAGCAAACCGTTGTACAGAAACGGCGCATCGGGAGAATATGTTAGCGCGTGATGTGGCAACCTGGGATGCGGAGCCTCTTATCGCAACAGAGGGGCAGGAAGCCTGTTTGATGCGGTGGGGGTTCTTGGAGGCAGGGGCAGGGGCAGAGGCACTAACAGTTCTAGGAAAGATGGGGTCCGATTCCATGCTGACGCATGTTGACGTACCCGCACTTTCCTTGTTAGGAAAGATGGGGTCCGATGTGGCCGAAGGTCACCCGATTCTGATGCCGCTCTTGATGGCTAGCGGGCGTGCTGATGGACTGACCGCTACAGAGTTGCCATGTATTCTGGCGGCATTCCTTCGGGAAGGAGGGGGTGGACGGGCTGAAGAAGCACCCACACTGGATGCGGCGGGTCTGCGACCCGAAGCGCTAGCGGTCTTGACCTGGCTAGATGAGCAGGCACGGGTCTGTCAGACCGATGAGGACCGCGCACACGTGTTGTCACCTCCTGATTTCTGGGACCTGTCGGCGCTCTGGGTCTGTGTCGTGTCACGGTACATGGCGGGAGCGGGTCTGGCAGAGATTTCTGCAGAGTTCGGACTCTTTGAGGGCAATGTCCAGCGGGGACTCCTCAAGGTGGCGAATCTGTTGGAGGAATGGGCGGTGCTCTGTGAGCTACGGGGAGATCTGGCCGGACTAGAGCGGTTGCGCTCACTGACACTGCTACGGGAGGATGTGGTGGTGGATAGTCTCTACCTCCGTCTTTAATCTTCTCCTTTCTGAAAAATAGGGTTGCCAAAACTTGCCTGCCACACACCCACCTTTTGGCCACCCAGTACGATGCCAGAGCTAACAGGAGATGCGGCCCTTGCCGTTATTCCGTTCTTTGGACCTCTTCTTCTCTTTGTTTGCTTTACGACATTCATGATGGCACGAAATCTAACACAGCATGAGCGTCGCCTTGAGCTCTTGGAAGGCCGGCTGGACCGTCACCGGATTGTGGGCGCCACGGCACCCAGGATTTCGCCTATCGCGTCGGTGTCACGCCTGAAGCAGCCAGTACAGAATGTTTGACCAATGAAGGATATGGATTCCTTACCCTTCATTGTTCCCATTGCAGGTATGGTGTTTTTGACCAATGCCCTCTGGTCCTGTACGCTGGGCTGCCGTGTTCGTCATCTACAGAGCCGGATTGAGATGTTAGAAGAGGCAGCCATAGAGGCACGGACACAGGCGGCCCGACAGCAACTAACAGGTATGCCAACCGCTCCTCCGCCCGTGCAGACCTTTCTGGTTCCTACGGCACCGCCGGCCTACTATCCGCCGCCGCCCTATCGGCCTATGACAACAAATCCACGGATTTAGATTTTGGAAACCCAATTAGATGTCATCCATTGAAGTCGTCTCAATCGCCGCACCGATGTTGGTGATTGGTGGGGCAATGGTGTGTCTCTGCTGCGTTATTCCGGTATATGTGTACTGGGTGCGGGGGTTTCGGTTACAGGAATCGCCGGCCTCACTAGAACGCGATGTTTCTGGAAGTGCTCGTGGGACTGCTGGCCGTCATGGCTCTGTTTCTGGGCGTCCTCCTACTGATGCGCCTCCAGGAAGAGCCACAGAGACACCGTGAAGAAGTCATTGTTCGTGACCCGCTGTGGTATGGCGGTGGTTGGTGGCCAGGAGGTGGATATCCCCTAGGTCCCTATTATTCTCATCTGCCTGCACGGCCGCTGCTGTACGGCTAATCGTTGCGGCCACGACTACCTGCTCCATGAAATAGATTCCATTCCAGGCATTCAAGAGTGCCTCCACAATACCGGCCCACCACAGAAAGGTCGATACGGTTGAAAGCGGACTGGAAAAGGTCATCGCTAGGGTGAGTGCCGCCTGGGCGACACATCCCGGTGCACGAATCCACACATTCATCAGCTGACTGATCTGCTTCTCACGGAGGCGGCTCAGCCAGCCATTGCGCTCTAGCCAGAGTGCGGCATAACCAACACCTCCCGGCAAGCCCGTTGTAAAAAAGAGACTGAATCCTACCAAAGGTCCCGCCGGCACTACGCAACCCAGTGGCAGTGCCACTCCAATCATGAGCACGTGGTGGAGCCAGTCATCAAAACGGAAAGAGCGCCAGTAAAGAGCCGTATGATAGAAGTGGAGGGCATACACTAGATAAATGGCATCCCAATTGTTCGGAAGACGCTGGATTTCATGGAAACGGGTGACCGTGTCGACCAAGTCCGGCCATGTGAGTGCGACTACCGCGGCATTGTGGAGGACATGAACCGCGTAGTAAGGGCGTTGAAAACGGAAGGCATGGAGCATGCGGTCCATGGTGGCAAAGGCGGCCATGTACCCTGTAATCTTCGCGATGGCGATAAAGAGCTGCGTGTCGGGTGCCATTCTAGCGAACACTGACAGTGGAGGCGTTTAACCCGCAACAAAACGTTTCCCACCAAGGGTAGTGGAATGGCAGTGACGGGGCCGCGGAATCTGGAAAAGCATCGGCGATATCTGGATGCCTATACCCGCGGTGGATGGTTCTGGGGACTCGGTGTGGAGCATGAAACGTACATGGCAACGACGCAGACACGAACGGTGCGTGCCATTGAGGCGACCGCGATGCGACCCGAACGCTATTCGGTTTCCTATTACGCAGCGTATCGGCCGGGTGCACTGCGGGCGGCATTGGACCGTGTCTTGTCGGTGACGACTGACACATCGGGCGGAGGAGGTCTCACGTTGCCCGTTCTGGTCAATAGTCACAGTTTCACGCACTGCGATGTATTCGGAGAGCACCGAACCACCTTTGAGCGTGTGCCGAAGCCGAATCCGCGTTTTGGAGGACGAACTATGGAAGAGTGGCTGCGGGATTCTTCGGCCTGGTTGCGTGCAGAAGCGGGTCAGACTTACATGTGGGATGGTGACACGGTGGAATTCATGACGCAGAATTTCTACTGTGCAACGGTGACCCGCGTTATAGCAGAGCTGGAGAGTGCAGAGGCGCGTTTCGTAGCGGAAATGGCGACGCTGCCACGGACTGGAATTCTAGCAGCCTATGGACCCTTCCGTCTGGCTAGTCCACGTAATGAGCCGTTTGCGACCTATCTAACACATCCGCGGGGCGTTGCCATGTTCAACAACGGCACACTCCATGTGAATGTAACATTGCCAACACGACTGGCTCTGGTCTGGGATACCACCGGGCCACGACCTATGTGGCCGGCGCACTTTTTGGAGGGACATCGTGCTCTGGCCCGGCTAATTCAATGGCTGGAGCCGCTGTGGGTTTCCCGGTTTGGATCGGGGGACCCGTTTGCTGAGCTTGGGGAAGTGCGGGATGTCTGTGATGGACGGGTCGCGCGTTTCGCGGCGGGGTCCCAGCGCTTGGCGGTGTCGCGTTACATTGGACTGGGCACCTTCGACACAGAGCGCATGCCGGTGGGTAAGATTCTACAAGTGACGCGGGACGCCGCGGGGCCTCTGCCCTGGTATGACTGGCTCTATAAGCGGACACACTATGTCCCTCTAGATGTGGTAGGACTGGACTTGAATTACAGCAAACACGGGGCGCATGGACTGGAAGTTCGTTTCTTTGACCAGATGCCGATGGCGGATTTACGAACAGTGTTAGAGCAGATGGTTGTGCTGTGTGATGTTGCCCGTAGCCGGATTCAGCAGGTGCCGAATCCACGGGTCTCACCAATTTGGATTGCGGCAGCAGGCGAAGCGTTGTTGGAAGGGCTGGAGTGGCGTGTTCCGGCAGAATACCTGAATGCGGTGTTGGTGGCAGCGGGGGCAGCACCCGAAGCGAAAGAGCCGCTGCCGGTCGTAGAGGCGTTGGACTGGATTTTCCAGCGACTCCGTTTTCTAGGTGACGGTTACTGTGTGCGCATGATGGGTGGAAGTGGGATTAGGGTCGGTGTTGAGACGGTGGGTGGATGCGGCGGATGTTGCTCATGTTGATGTAAACCGGAATGTCCAGCTCCCACCCACAGCATTACCTGACGCCAGCTGGTACCAACCACTACCCCATGCACGTATAGCATTACCGACTATGAATGTTATAATTCTATATTGTGTTGATGAATATGGAATAATGTAACACGCAGCTGTATGATTCGCACCATCTGTCATATTCCCAGAGCTAGTTGGTATTGCTCTCCTATGAAATTCTGCAGAACTTGTATCAACATTCGCTGTATATGTTGCCTGCCATGGCAAAGTTGTATCAAACTGTAGCCCGTTTGGTAGTGTAAATAAATAGTCACCGGAACCAACTGCAGGAGAACTAGTTCCATCTGTAATAAAAGCAAGAAGAATTTCCCATTCTTTTGCCCCAACCTGACGATAGCTAATATTATTCCGTGAAGTTGTTCCTATTGTAGGTGCAGTAGTTGTAGCCCCCCAACCAACGCTTTGGATTGTTCCCGCACTTGTCCATGCAGGTACACGTGCTAATAAGTTTGTTGTAACACCTGCAGATGCCTGCGTAATATCAATATAAACACCCCGATTTGCACCACCCTGCTCAAAAATACGCAAACGGCTCCGGTATGAATCAATAACAATACCTGTTCCTGAAATATCTGAATTTGTAACCGCTTTTGCGAGTACCATCTCCCCTCCTTCATCGCCCGTACTATTCGTCAGGCTCATATTAGGAGCATTAAGAGTGGTTCCATCAAATGTTAGACTGGCACTACCAGTTACGACATTGCTGCTATTTTTGTAGATAACTTGATTCGCAGAGCCTGCAGAGGGGCCAGTGGGTCCTGTTGAGCCAACAACATTCTGTAATTCAATTACGGATATAATTGCTCCACTTGCTTCTCCAAATTGAAATGTGCCAGTTCCCGCTTTATATTTAGCAGAATATGTATATGTCCCTGCTGTTGGAGTATCTATAACATGTAAAGCATACGGGACGTTTTCATTTATTGAACTACTTTCACATTGAACGGATTGCCCAACTTCTGTAGCATCTCTGTAAAGTGATAACAGACAATATGCTCCGCTGGTTGTCGGATTCGCATCACCTGTTGCAATAATTTGAACAGGTCCTCCCTTTGTTGTTATAGTTGTTTGGACAATCGGATCTGACAAAGTGGGCCCCGTTATTGTTTTTGTAGCCCCTTTAGTCTGCGAGTAGTTTAATGCTGCTGTAGTGGGAGATGGTCCAGTCGGTCCCGTAGCACCAGCCGTTCCAGCGGAGCCAGGCAACCCAGTCGGTCCCGTAGCACCAGCCGTTCCAGCGGAGCCAGGCAACCCAGTCGGTCCCGTAGCACCAGCCGTTCCAGCGGAGCCAGGCAACCCAGTCGGTCCCGTAGCACCAGCCGTTCCAGCTGCCCCTGCAGAGCCAGGAGACCCGGTAGGTCCAGCAGCACCCGCAGGCCCTCTCCGTCCCGCAGGCTCATCCAACAGATAGACGGGCATTCTCTACTAATCCCGACCATAAGTCCGTGCCATTGTACTGTACGTACGCGAATTCACGACTTCGTAGAGTTCAATCGTCGCGGACCAATCCATCCCACGGAGGTCAACCGGGTCACCGAATGGATCTAACAGTTTGAGTCGGAGCTGTCCCACGGTTGTCGGTGCCAGGAACGTGAATTCCTTGCGCATGTAGTCGCTGTTATCAACAAACTGAATCGTGTAGAATCCGTCACGGAGGACCAGTTTCGCGAAGGCCGGAACAGAGGCAACTCCCGTGACACGGTGGGTAACATTCTCCAGAAAATCGGGTGCCCAGAGCTGGAGGAGATAGTAGGGCGTGGGCTGTGTCAAGACAACGGCTGTTCCGCAGAGGACCCAGAGTCCCAGGTCGGCATCGTAGGTGGCTGACAGAGGTCCCTTACGCCGGAATCCCAGATAGTAGCCGAGACCCCAGTAGTTCGGACGGGCGGCAATCGTGGAATCAGAGCTGGTTGGGTCCAAGGTGAATGGATATGGTGATGTGATACAGAGTGTGCCCGTCGTATTGAGTATCAGCACATTGAAACTGGGGTCCAGCTCTTGGAGGGAGGCCTTCAGAACAGTGATGAGTTCACAGGGCTTGTAATTGCCGGGAGGAATATTCACAGTTTCATAGCCGCCCCCGGATGAATCGACGCGCATGGTCAGATTTCCGTGACATTCGGAGAACAGAAATTCTACTAGGGGGAGCTCTACACTGGAAAGAGCGATGCGGGCGATGTTGCGATACGTGGAGGGTAGGCGAATCGTGTAATCCGCCGTGTCACCTCCATTGTACTGATCCGCAAACCGACTATCCACCGACATGGAATAGATTTTGTATTTGGAAGAATCCAAAAGGGACTGGTCCATCTCTGTCTCTCTTGGGGGTTGTTGTTATTCGGATGTGGACGTGGTTTCTGGAGTGGGAGCTGGAGCTGTTAGGATGCGCCGCGTCGATTAGCCGGTAGGCTAATCAGTAACGGAGGGTGCGGTTAGCACCCGATGTTTCGCAGGCCAGAGGCCGCTACGTTGATGCGGGGGCCGTTAGGACCCGCATCTTCCAATTCCGCTTCGTCGGGTCGCAGAAAATGGCGATTCGGGTGGGCGGCTCTGTTGGCGCATGGCGCAGTCGCAACAGACGACCCCAGATCGGCACCCAGACATGGGTCGGACTGACAGGAATCACATCAATGATATGGACACGACCCGGTGTCACATGCGTCAGAAAGGTGAGATCCCGTGTCCAGCGGCGATTGGCGGTTGTTCGGTCATTGAGGTGTTCGGCGATCTCTGGGGATTCGGATGCACGGGTGCTGTCTCCTGCTAGAATCGTCTTGAGAGCACGCTGATTGATGAGATCCGCGTAGCGACGGAGGGGAGAGGAGGCGTGGGCGTAGGCTGGGAGGCCTAGACCTGCGTGTCCTTGGTCAGTCGTTACATCGGCTGGTTGGTAGGTGGCCCGCTCATTCAGAAGATGACGGAGCTCTGGAGGCCAGATGTCAGTAGTTGTTGCTGTTTTGGCTTCATCTGATGGTGGCTGAACCCGCAGAAGCCCATAACTGTGTGTCTTCAAGAGAGACGCCGCTGCGGCATTGTACCGAATCATCTGGGTCGCAATCCAGTCGTGGGGTTCCATGGCCACCCCCGACCAGGGAGGGGAACCCTGTCCCTTGGCCATCCAGGCGTGCTCTGAAGTGGCGAAGGAGTCATACGTGTAACTGTGGGCAACAGTTATCCAACAGAGGGACCAGGTGTCTGCTATTGTTCCTTCCGGAAACAGCAGCGCAATTCCCCGCCGGCGCTGACCGGGTAACAGAGAGGCGCTGTTCTCACTAATTTCGGGAGGTAACATCGGGCGTACAACCCGTCCGTCCAGATCATAGAAGGTGGAGCCAATGGCCCGCGCACGGGCATCGATTGCGGAGACAGCGGGAACGGCGGCAGCCACATCGGCAATGACAATCGCCCACCGCCGCTGACTAGGATTCCATGCGATGGCGTCATCAATATCGCGACATCCAGGGGGGTCTACGTGGAGAACCGTCCAGCCAGTTGCAGCGGAGATTTCCATACGACCGGCATCATTGGAGGTGTCGGGCTCTGGAAGAGGGGCTGTCAGTGGCTTCGTAGAGACAGGACAGTAGTGCTGGAGAAGGGCCGTGCGTTCCGCTTCTGGTTCCCCAACAGGACCCAGAAGGCGAACTAGATTGCCACGGGGTTTTCCGCTTCCAGCTACACTGGAAGCTACGGGAACTTCCACGACTGCCAGCTGGTTTTTGGATGTGTCACGCTCACTACAACCGACAATGTAATCGTTCTGGTCTTCGTCATACGGCCGGAACAAGTACAGGGGAGCACCGCGGCTGGTGAGGCCGTAGCGGTATTTGGAGGCCAGCTCCAGAGTGCCGACAAGATAGATGGATGTGGAGGTTGTCATAGTTTCCTACTACTGTAGGGCAACACAACACAAGGGTCGTCAAGTTTTCATCACGACTAGAACATATTGCCAAATACCATCAGATGCCCGTGATTTACGGTGCTTGTCTGACCGCTATTCAAATAAGCCCATATAGCTATAGTATGATTTCCGACCCGTATTGTTACATAACGGTGTGCGAGATTTAGTGTATGTCCTAACTGAGTACCATTTCCAGAATTAAATGATGTTATATCGGAATTAATGACTGTACCACTTGGGTCCGTTATTCTAATATATGCAGAAGTAATACGACCATTGCCATTCGCCGTAAAATCCAGATTTCCCGTAATATTTATAGCTCCACCAATAAGTGTTGTATTGAGAGATGTATCTATTATATTCTTAGAAATATCGGTTAATGAAGAATCAATTATCTTCGATGAAAACGCGCTCACCGGATGATTCGGTGGGCTACGAATGAGCGAATAGACGGGACCAAACAAGTTACCACTGGCATCACTCTTCTGTGCTATCAAATCAAAACTGACATCTGGTAGAATTCCAGACGTTGCCACACGCCATCCGCCAGCTGCGCCGCTTGAGGCAATTGCGGGACCAACATTGATGAACGGTGTTGCGAAACCCGTTTCAGTATAGATGATGCTGTTCACATCTGTTCCAATCGTTCCGATAGCGGAGTTCGGTAGAGGGCCAGCGATATTCAGCGTACCGGGGCCAATGAAGGCTTCCTTCCAGCGCTTTGTTGCAGAGCCTAAGCTATGGGTGATGCTCGTCGCTGGTAGAACATCGCCGGATAGGTCAATGCCGGTTGAAATACTTACATTACCAGATGCGTCATTTCCAATGTGTGTATCGCCTAGATAGATTGATGCTCCACTCACATACAGGTGACGGAAGGGAAGGGTTGCACTGCCCAGATCATAGGCGCCTGATACATCGGGGATGATATTTGTTTTTGTGATTATGTTATTTGATGTATCATACAGCAGTTGGGGAATGCCACGTATAATTCCATCGCTTCCATCATAGTACAGAACTTCACGGTTGGCGGCGGAAATGATCGGTGTGGGTCCGGTTGGTCCTGTTGGGCCCGTCACACCTTCAATGCCCTGTATGCCTTGGGAGCCCGTTGGGCCAGTGACTCCTTGGTTTCCTTGGGAGCCCGTTGGGCCAGTGACTCCTTGGTTTCCTTGGGAGCCCATTGGGCCCGTCACACCTTCAATGCCCTGTATACCTTGGGAGCCCGTTGGGCCCGTCACACCTTCAATGCCCTGTATACCTTGGGAGCCCGTTGGGCCCGTCACACCTTCAATGCCCTGTATGCCTTGGGAGCCCGTTGGGCCCGTCACACCTTCAATGCCCTGTATGCCTTGGGAGCCCGTTGGGCCAGTGACTCCTTGAGGACCGGTGGGACCAGTGTCACCCTGTGGGCCTGTAGGACCGGTATCTCCCTGTGGGCCTGTAGGACCGGTATCTCCCTGCAGGCCTGTAGGACCGGTGTCTCCTTGAGGACCAGTAGGACCCGCGACTCCACCAAATCCTAGCTCAAGTGTGCGAATATCGCCCGGTGAATAAACATAAGGGATTAATGACGATACAGTTAGATTGTAAACTCCATCTACCTTTGTTGATGACGCAGAATAAGCATACCATTCGGACCCTGTTGGACTTAGTAATGTAATATTAATTGGACGGTTTTGGGATGTATATGCAAAATTTGCTGCATCAAAGAGAGCAGCTGTATTAATTCCATCTAGTGTTATTTCATTAAATTTGAGATAAGGGGCATCGTATACAAATGTTCCAGAAGCAGATGCATCAATTGCTAGTTCCCAACGAAGAGCACTTGTTGGGCCCGTAGGACCAGTGTCACCTTGAGGACCAGTTGGACCCGTATCTCCTTGTGAGCCCGTAGGGCCAGTGTCTCCTTGAGGACCAGTTGGACCCGTGTCACCTTGAGGACCGGTAGGCCCTTGAAGAGCCATATCAGCAACACTTGCATATGTTATTTCTCCATCAATATTGTTATATGCTAACATATAGGGACCTGTTGCTCCATTTATGCTTGGTGCGTATATCTGACCAACTGGACCAATGCGATATAAGAGATTTCCTCCAGATAGATTTAATGATCCATCTATACCTACACCTGAGCGGAAATCAAATGTTGTATTATTTGCGGTTTCGGAACCAACAACAAACGTATTCGCACCTGCGGTTCCATATGTTCCAAACATATTTGTAAAATTTCCAGTTTTGGCTATACTAAATATAATATCCCGTGAGGCATTTCCAGATGTGAAGTGATATGCGGTAGTATTCACATTGCCTGCATCAAAATTTTCATTAACACTGAATCCATCTGCACCATGACTATAGAACGTTTGTGTATCAAGTTGGAATGTTGTGGTTGCTTTGATATTCGGGGCTTCAAGCAGTTGTGTTCCAGAATTGTAATTTAATGCTGTATATGCATTTGCTGCATTTGTTGTTCCATCTGAAATAAGTACTAATCCGGCAGAAGGAGTGGCATCATAGGTTATTGTGTTGAAGCCTGCACCTGTAGGACCCGTATCTCCCTGAGGGCCCGTAGGGCCCGTATCTCCCTGTGGACCCGTGGGACCAGTGTCTCCTTGTGGTCCCGTTGGACCAGTGTCACCCTGAGGGCCCGTAGGGCCCGTGTCACCCTGAGGGCCCGTAGGGCCCGTGTCACCCTGAGGGCCCGTAGGGCCGGTATCTCCCTGTGAACCGGTTGGACCGGTGTCACCTTGAGGGCCCGTAGGGCCGGTATCTCCCTGTGAACCGGTTGGACCGGTGTCTCCCTGTGGACCGGTTGGACCGGTATCTCCCTGTGGACCGGTTGGACCGGTGTCTCCTTGTGGGCCCGTGGGACCGGTATCTCCCTGTGGACCGGTTGGACCGGTGTCACCTTGAGGGCCGGTTGGGCCGGTATCTCCCTGTGGGCCAGTGGGGCCGGTATCTCCCTGTGGGCCCGTAGGGCCGGTATCTCCCTGTGGACCGGTTGGACCGGTGTCTCCCTGTGGACCGGTTGGACCGGTATCTCCCTGTGGACCGGTTGGACCGGTGTCTCCTTGTGGGCCCGTGGGACCGGTATCTCCCTGTGGACCGGTTGGACCGGTATCTCCCTGTGGGCCCGTGGGACCCGTATCACCTTGTGAGCCCGTAGGGCCCGTATCACCTTGTGAGCCCGTAGGGCCCGTATCTCCTTGTGAGCCCGTAGGGCCGGTATCTCCCTGTGGGCCCGTAGGGCCGGTGTCTCCCTGAGGGCCCGTAGGGCCGGTATCTCCCTGTGAACCGGTTGGACCGGTGTCACCTTGAGGGCCCGTAGGGCCTGTATCACCTTGTGAGCCAGTGGGACCGGTATCTCCTTGAGGGCCCGTAGGGCCGGTATCTCCCTGTGAACCGGTTGGACCGGTGTCACCTTGAGGGCCCGTAGGGCCTGTATCACCTTGTGAGCCAGTGGGACCGGTATCTCCTTGAGGGCCCGTAGGGCCTGTATCACCTTGTGAGCCAGTGGGACCGGTGTCACCTTGAGGGCCCGTAGGGCCGGTATCTCCCTGTGAACCGGTTGGACCGGTGTCACCTTGAGGGCCCGTAGGGCCGGTATCTCCCTGTGAACCGGTTGGACCGGTGTCACCTTGAGGGCCCGTAGGGCCCGTATCACCTTGTGAGCCCGTAGGGCCCGTATCTCCCTGTGAACCGGTTGGACCGGTGTCACCTTGAGGGCCCGTAGGGCCGGTATCTCCCTGTGGGCCCGTAGGGCCCGTATCTCCCTGCAGGCCTGTAGGGCCGGTATCACCTTGAGGACCGGTGGGACCAGTGTCACCTTGAGGACCAGTTGGACCGGTGTCTCCCTGTGGACCAGTAGGTCCGGTATCTCCTTGAGGACCGGTGGGACCAGTGTCTCCTTGAGGACCGGTGGGACCAGTGTCTCCTTGAGGACCGGTAGGACCAGTATCTCCCTGTGGACCCGTAGGTCCGGTATCTCCTTGAGGACCGGTGGGACCAGTGTCTCCTTGAGGACCGGTGGGACCAGTGTCTCCTTGAGGACCGGTAGGACCAGTATCTCCCTGTGGACCCGTAGGTCCGGTGTCTCCCTGTGGGCCTGTGGGGCCAGTCGCTCCTTGACTACCAGCAGAGCCCGTAGGACCTGTAGAGCCAGTTGCTCCTTGACTGCCTACAGTACCTGGTGACCCGGTGGGTCCAGTATCTCCTTGACTACCTACAGTACCTGGTGACCCTGTAGGACCTGTAGAGCCAGTATCTCCTTGACTACCTACAGTACCTGGTGACCCGGTGGGGCCAGTCGCTCCTTGACTGCCCGTAGGACCAGTAGCGCCAGTCGCTCCTTGACTACCTACAGTACCTGGTGACCCTGTAGGACCTGTAGAGCCAGTATCTCCTTGACTACCTACAGTACCGGGTGACCCGGTGGGGCCAGTCGCTCCTTGACTGCCCGTAGGACCAGTAGCGCCAGTCGCTCCTTGACTACCAGCAGAGCCCGTAGGGCCAGTAGCACCAGTGTCTCCCTGACTACCTACAGTACCTGGTGACCCTGTGGGGCCAGTTGCTCCTTGACTACCAGCAGTACCTGGTAACCCTGTGGGACCCGTAGCACCAGTCGCTCCTTGACTACCAGCAGAGCCCGTAGGGCCAGTAGCACCAGTTGCTCCTTGACTACCTACAGTACCTGGTGACCCTGTGGGGCCAGTATCTCCTTGACTACCTACAGTACCTGGTGACCCTGTGGGGCCAGTTGCTCCTTGACTGCCAGCAGAGCCCGTAGGGCCAGTTGCTCCTTGACTGCCTACAGTACCTGGTGACCCTGTGGGTCCAGTTGCTCCTTGACTACCAGCAGAGCCCGTAGGGCCAGTAGCACCAGTTGCTCCTTGACTACCAGCAGAGCCCGTAGGTCCAGTTGCTCCTTGACTACCAGCAGAGCCCGTAGGGCCAGTAGCACCAGTTGCTCCTTGACTACCAGCAGACCCCGTAGGACCCGTCGCACCAGTTGCTCCTTGACTACCAGCAGACCCCGTAGGACCCGTCGCACCAGTTGCTCCTTGACTACCAGCAGAGCCAGGTAACCCTGTGGGACCCGTAGGGCCTGTACGCCCGGTAGGTCCCGTAGGACCAGTCGCTCCACTCCCTCCCCCTCCTCCTCCAGACGGCCCCGTAGGGCCCGTAGGACCGGGAGGACCGGCCTCTCCCGTGCATGTATCGCACGGGAGTAATGGAACACCTTTGATGATAGGCATGTTCTATTAATATCTACTAAAATTACAGCTATCCTACGCATGTGAGTCACATGAAAGAACAATTCCAAAATAAGCAGCGTGATATAAGAACCAACCTAACATCAGCTGAAACGACCGTTCATTTCCCACAAGATAGCGCAGTGAATACAGGGGAAAAGCAACACGAAACCACAGAACCAGGTGCGGATTGAGCTGTCGTGTTCCTTTGTAGGCAGCGACAACGTTCGGAATAATACCAATCAGAAGAGGCCGCAGGGTATTAAGAGATGCTGTTTCCTGTGCCAACTGAATCACCGTCGCAAGTAACAGTGGAGTGGTACAGTCTTTCATAATGCAGAAGTTATTAAGAGTTCCAGAACAGCAGCGACTCACGTACATCACATTCACAAACAGATACGCCTTCAGCATCTCCGCCATAAAGGTCGCATAGTCGTTTGGATTCGAAACAGAGCCGGTCCGCAGATGCGCAAAATCCGTCGCAACACCCAATACAAAATCGGAGAAGGCAAAGATAGCTAACAGAGTGCCCGTGAATCGGCTCAGAAAATAGCGCTGTCGCCCAAATTCATGGTAACCAACATACGCAAAGAAACTCTGGAGCGGTACATGGAAGAAGGCCGTATCCGTGAAACCCATACTTGAAAATGAAGGTGCGCCCTCCTCTTAGAACGTCTCTGTGAAGTTCTAAAGACGATGCCGTGTTGGTCAATAACAAGATGCCCCGGAATATGCGCGGTGGAAAGGCCTTCAAGAAAGGTAGCAAGGGCAAGGCCAAGGAGGCGGCCGCGGCGGCCGAAGGTGGTGGTGGCGGAGCCGGTCGTTACGAATCGCCCGACCGTACGCAGGGTGTGGATTTTGCCCGTGTTCTCCGTGCACTCGGCAATCGCCGAATGCTCTGTTTCTGTAACGATGGAGTGGAGCGGGTCTGTAAGATTCGGGGTGCTCTCTGCAAAGGAGCACGTCGCAAGAAGATTGAGGAGGGCGATATTGTGCTGGTGAGCTACCGGGCTTACATGGAGGGAACTATGTCCTATGCCTTGGAGGAGAGCGACAGTGATGAGGAGCTGGGGTCTCTCCAGCATGTTGGTGTGACAACGTTTCACAAGGGGGGTGGCGGCACAGACACCAGCATATCCGCAACGGGAGGCGCGGCAACGCTTGACTCCGGTCGCAAGGATATTGCAGATATTGTCCATAAATACGAATCCCGGGATTGGCGCTATATTCGCAAAGAGAGTGGTCTCCATATCCATCTGTTTGGCGAACGGAAGGAAGCGGCTGGAGGTGTTGGTGACATGGAGGATATCTTCGATGACTCCGGTGCGGCGGCTAGCGATAACGAAGAGGGTGATGGCGATGATGACGGTGACGGTGACGTTGACATTGATGCTATCTAGAGACTGTTCTGTGCGGCCAGAGTTGCTTCCCGATTTACGCGAATCCAACAGATGGACCGCTCCCTTGCCGCTATAGGGTTTGAAGAGTATGATGCGGGCAGTGGCCCCGTTCATGCGTCTCCCAGTCTCGGTCCGGTCAGTGTCGCGCTTCACAACATCTCCGCACGCAATCTTCACGATATTGGAACCACCGTTCCAGATGACCGAAAGTTTCTGCGCACGTGGCGGGGACAGCTACAGGAATGTCTCAATCAGCAGCATGCGCGGATGATTCGGTTTCTGTTGGCGGATGCGTCGGGAGGAGCCGACATCTCCAACTCTGATGTCTATCGCCGCTGCTGTGATGTGCTGACGAAGTATTCCAAGCCAACATGGAATTTCGCATCGTCCATGCGGGATTTGGCCTTGCCCGGTGGCCACCCAACCGGTGTAACAGACAGTAGTGGTTGCAGTAGCAGCGGGGACCCTCTTGACCAGGAGTTGGGAGTTGCCGTGGAGGCACTCCGGGAAGCCCAGCGCCGTGCCGTGCGGCTCTATGTTGCTTCCGCACAACGGGTCTGTGCAGCAGAGGGGCGCCTGGAAGAAAAGCTCAAGCGACTGGAAACCGTCGTGACCCGCGTGAATGACCTCCTGTTTTTGGAGCCAACCGCAGAGTTGGAGGCTATGGCCGGACCTACACGGGCCTATCTGGACAGTGTGCTGGATAAGGTCGCCCTAGAAGATGACTATCGCGCACTTATAGAGGCCTATCGTCGCTTTGCGACACTCAAGGGAATTGTCAGTCTCTCCCAGTTTCACCGCCCCACCGTACCGACCTGTACGATTTGTATGGCAAAAGAGGTGGCGCAGGTGGTGATTCCGTGTGGGCACACCTTCTGTGAGGACTGTTGCCGAACGCAGATGACGGGCTGTTACATCTGTCGGGTCCAGATTCGGGACAAGGTCCGGCTCTTTTTCTCTTAGTATGTTCCGGGTCCGAACAGTTTGTGTGACATTATAACACAATGAAGTCCGTCCAGATGATAGTAGCAGCATTGGCGTCGGTACTCCAGGTCGGTCTCCATTCGCGCATAGCATTCGTCAAGGAACTTCTCGCAGGCGTCCCCCCGTAGAGTGGCCAATTGAACGGGGTACGCCTTGGCGAAATGGAAGACAAAGAGTTCCTCTTTGGAGAGACTACATCCGGTTACACTATCACGTGCGGCATGTGATAGTGCGACCTGATTGGCCATATGAACGGCACCAGCGTGATGGATGGGATACATAATGGTGGGGAGCGTGACAGTTGTGAAGTGTTTGTAGTCCATACACATCACACAGTTGTCACCCTGGCGGTATTCATCGTAGTAATCTGTTGGTGAAGGAGAAGGAGAAGGAGAAGGAACGGGGGATAGCTGTTGCGGAGTCGTCATGATTGTGCGCCCTAAGATGGCGGGGTCGCCCAGCCAAAACCATCAACTTTTATGATGACACCGACATCACTCATCAGCATCTACCAGATGAGAACGCTCCACAAACTGCGGAACAAAGCGGGACTGTTGGAGAAAACGGGCTTCCATGGCCGTTAGATGCTCTGGACTCCAGCTTTGGGTTACAGCCAGAGCCCGCAGATGACGCTGCGCGCGGCGCATAAAGAGCACGGTCAACAGGCGTCGTACGTGACCTTCTTGGTATTCCGCGTGGGAAATGGTGATTTCATAGGGATTGGGGCGACTCATTCGGAGGGTTATATGTGGGTTGGTGATGCGTTTGTGGGCAGGGTAGCAAGTTTATTGAACCTAAAGTCAACCTCCATCCGAAATAGGAAGATGAGTGTTACGGGCTCTGTAACAACTGCCGTGCCGGTAGGAGGTGCTGGAACGGGGACGGTGATAGAGACTAGCTCTGATGCCGGTATGATAGGCGGAGGGGGCAGCAGTGTAACAGGTCCCGATGGAACGACCCTGGGAACACACAGTCTTCCCCATCTCACACGGGATTGGATACGTCTGGGACAGGAGATTGATGCTCTCTCTGCCGAAATCAAAGCCAAGCGCCGTCGCATGAAAGAGACCCGGGCCATGATACTCCAGGTGATGCGTGGGAATTCCCTGGGAACTCTGAATATGTCAACCGGTCATGTCGTGCGCGAAGCGAAGGAATCACGTACCGCAATTTCCAAAAAGTATCTGAATAGCACGCTGGTGGAGTTCTTTGAGGGAGATGCCGTAAAGGCCCGTGCCTGTGCAGAATGGATTGAATCCCATCGGCCTGTTCGCAATGTGGAGAATCTGACACTTCGTCCCCGGTAAGATTTTTGGTCGTCTCCAGTAGAAATGTACGGGCTCGTTTATAATACCGTGGAGCATTTTGCCGGGGGTACATCCGATGGCGGTGCGGTTCTCATCGCATTTCTGGCAGTCACTGCGGTCATTGCGATTCAGTGCTTCATTGTTCAGTGGCTCTGGAATAACGTGCTCGTCGGTGCGTTGAGCGTCGCCCGGCCGTTGCGCTCCGTCCTCCATGCGCTCGGCCTGCTGATTCTGCTCGGGCTGATGTTGCCCGGCTCTGTGACCGCGACTGCGTCCGTCTAGAAGCTGAAGTCGAATTGGTAGCCCTGGGCAGCTGAATCCCGCGGCTTTCTAACACAGCGGCAGAGCAGAGTTTCTTGGCCATTTCCGGACCCATTACGGCGGCAGTTGCTTGGAGACATGTCTTCACGCGGTCACGCAGGGTTGCCATCTCTGTTTGTTCTTTCTCTTTTCATCCTCTTTCTCTGTGTTACAGGAAAAGACGATGATACTTCGTGTAGTCAGACTAGATTACGGACTCGCCGAAATCCCCTGGTAGGCCGACAGGTTCGCAACACCCCGGGATTCCCAGAAGCCCATGTCGCGCACCCCAATCGGATGATCCATGGAGGGGCGGGCTGTCTGACAGGTGGCGAACGCCTTGCGGAGGCGGTCCAGAACTGCCGCGAATTCGCGCTTTGCATCGGAGCAATCACCCCCCAAGATAAGCCCCAGGAGCTCTTTACCGCGCCGCTGATACTTCTCCAATGCCAGGTCAATATCCCGCTGGGGTAGCGCCTGTTGCAGACAGCGACCCACAGTCGTAGAAGGCGGCTCCAGGTCGTGGCTGGTGCGGAACTGGAGGGGCAGCGTTCTGTAGGAGCCGGCGAAGGGGGCTACGATATCGGCCTCCATACAGCACAACTTGCTAATCAGAAGACGGAGTTCTGCAACCGCTTCATCGGTGTAGGGCAACGTCGCAAACCGGGCTAACAGACTCTGGGCCTCTGTGGAGCGTTCGGCACAGGCAGGCATACGGGCGGGGTCTACTGCGGCGACAGCGAAACCCTCCACCTGTGGCGGAAATCCTGGCAAATCCGCCGGCTTGTAATGAATCAATGTCAGTGTCACAATGACAAACAGTCCAAACAGAAGGAACCACTCCATTGCCGCTCTCTATTTGGCACTCAGAAGTTCTGGACCCCGTGGCAGCTCCGTATAGGGGACAACAACTCCCCGTCGGGGGAAGATGCGGACCTGATTGAGAACATATCCCGTGCAGACATCTTCCAAGAAGGAGGACCGATAGGTTTCAGCGGCAATGGTAACATGCGGAAGAGCGACCCGTGAGACCCAGTAGCCGTGTCCGTAACAGTAAATCGCCTGCTGGTGACGGGGCTGGAGTGTCTTGTCGGCGAACCGCTCCTGAATCCGCCAGGGATGAACCCGATTTTCCCGACAGGCACCGACAAAGAGTCCCCAATATGGCTCTGCGACCAGTGTATGAATTGTACCGACCAGCTGGTCCTTGTTGGTATACACGATGTCATCATCCGTTTTCCAGATACCCGGCACGCGGGGGAACGTATCCGCCGCCCACTGGAATGCCGCATGGACCTTGGCGGGCAGCGCTTCATAGATATCACTCACAGGAAGACGCACAATCCGCGTAGCCGGGTCGTATTCAGGGGCCGTCAGTGTGCTATCGGGGTCTCCCATAAATCCAACTAGACAGAGGTCCGGATGGTCAAACCGTTGCAGAGCGGCATCCAGATACGTGCGATACTTCACGCAGCCGGTCACCAAAACAAGGGGGCGGGTTTCATCTGAAGGGGCGGGAGAACTTGTCATTGCTCTTCTTCTGTGGGCACCTTCTCTAAATCTACCCATCAAGCGCTGATGCTGCAGTAGCAGCGGCGCCAGTTGATGTCAACGCGGCCCAGCCCCGGGAGAGCTCCTGAAGCACCAGTTGTGCGCGCTGAGCCGCCGACGCAATCACCTGACGCGCAATTGCCGTTGAGTCTGTCCCGGCACCATCCCGAATACCGATACGCAAGAACATGCGACGCTGGAGGGGATGCGGCACCTTGTAACCAACAGAGGTAATGGGCGAATCCATGGACTCATCCTCCAGATATAGCTCCGTGATGTAGGTCTGGAGGAGATTGCCCAGCGTATGCTCCTGTTCATCAAAGAAGACATCTACACCCGTCATACGCGCATTGGCGGGCTGGATTGTCAGACCCAGCTCTGTGGCGGGGGTTGTTGCGTCCGTATAGGGTGACACCAGCTCCTGTGCGGCCCGAATTCCCTCCTGGACAATCTCCTGGACGGGGCGCACACCGATACTCTCCACTGTGAATGTGAAGGAGTTGGGCTCTCCCTTTTCATCCACCAGGAAACATCGCTGAATCGCCATGTTGGACCATTCCTGGCGGTGACTCTCCAGCGTCTCCGGTGGTAGACTGCTAGTGTCTCCCGTAATCTTCTTGTAATCGGCCAGCCACTGTTTGAAGAATGTCTCCTGGCGGGCGGGGTCCGTATCCAGTGTATTGGCGAAAGAGCACTGACTCACGGGACAGAACCCCATGAAGTCCCGGCCGCGACCAACAACGGGATAGGCTGTCAGGTCAATTTCCTCCGGGGGCTGCTCCGGATTCCACTGAGGGCGGAGTGTCAGTAGAAGGGACGTGTCACCGGTGATGGGGTCCGCTGGAAAGAGGGCGGCAGTAGCGGCGGCTGTGAGGTCCTGGAAGACACCGGTGGTCGCATCCTTTTCGCGCACGATGAAGTCGGAGGCCTTCACGTGACGGAGATTGGCCTCTGTGATGGGACCCTTCGTATCATTCTGGACACGGAGTACGCACTCAAAGCGGGCGGCGTCAAAGCTGGCTAGGTTACGCACCGCCAGTGGAAGGAGCGTGAGGCGGTGGGCCAACATCTCATTGAAGATGACAGATGTGTTTTTGCGAATACGGACTCCCGGGTCGGCAGCCTTCGTGAGGTCTGCGCGGAATCCAACAGAGCGGGTTTCTGTAAGAATACAGCGGCGAATCGTGTTGGCGATTGTGTTGTTGGTATCTTCTAGGACAAATGTTGCCCGAATCTTGGCAGAGGAATCAGTGAGGAGAGTGGGGCCATCTTCGGAATAATCGCGAAACATCGTGTTGGGGGTTGGCCTCTGATGGGGTAGGGGGTTTCAACTTTGGTGTGGTAACGCTGCCGAAAAGTTAGAAAGGAACGAAGTGACCACCATGCGTAATAGTGCTGCGATCAGAATCCATCATCCGTAACAATGAGCGGAGCACACCTCTGTTTTTACAGCGCAAGGTGTGGGTATTCAGCGGCATTCCTGGAAGAGCTCAGCCGCACTCCCTACGCACGGGAGTTCCGCTTCATCTGTGTAGATGTCCCCCCCGGCGGTACCCGTCCGGCTTTGCCTCCCTATGTCCGTGCCGTTCCGACCCTTATGATTGCGGGAGAGCATCAGCCGCGCGTGGATGGTGCCGTTATGAATTGGATTACAGAGCGCCGCTTACGGGAACGCACGGAAGCAACGCCCAGTCTAATGTCCGGTGGCGGTGTGCCACCCGGTGGCGCACGTCCTCCAATAGGAGGCGGTCCTGTTACACTGGCTGCTGTTGGTGGAGCCGGTAGTAGTGGAGGGGCTGCCGGTAGTAGTGGGGGACCACCTACAGGTGGTGGTCCTATGACGGACATGACCGGCGAACGGGGGGGTGGATTGGCAGGCTTCTTTGGTGCCGGCGATTTTGCCGTGGGGGGAAGCGAAGGCTATGCTTTCATCGGTGACCCCACCGGGCCTTCTGACAAAACGATGGTGCGAATGGCAGGAAATATGGCCAGTTTGAATGACTATGGAACGTTGTCCATGTCAGATTCCCGTATGGCGGCGGGAGGTGTGGCAGGCTTTGTCGGTGGAGGTGCTGCCGGTGGAGCAGCTGCAGCAGACACTAGCCGGATGTCTGCGAAGGAGAAGGCGATGAACGATGCCTTTGAGGCATTTAAGGCATCGCGTGACCGGGATGTCCCGGGGGCGCCGGCCCGACGGTAGGAGGGTCGGTTGAGGCTACTGCCGATGTCCGGCCCGACGGTAGCGTAGTGACCGCGTTCAAACCTAAACATACGACACTCTGATTCCTGACAGAGAACGATGGCATCCCCTTTAGCAAATTTCTGTAACCTCCTCATTCAATTCTTTGAGGACCTTACAGAAACCTATCCTGAAGAAAAAGATATTGGCATGGCCACGGCAGCGCTCAAACTCATGAAACAGGCCAATCCCCGTATGATTCATACCGTGTTCATGGACAGTGTTCACAAGGAATTCAAGGAACCGATTCTGACCGAAGATGAAGATTACATTCTGGGTCGTGCACGGGAGATTCTGAACTCCAAGTATGCCGAAATCAATTATGCCTTCTGGATTTTTGACAAGCACTGGAGCGGCATGACGGAGACGAACAAGCGTCACATATGGGGTTATATGAAGGCGCTTATTATATTAGCGGAAAAGGTGCCACGGGGCGTTGCGTAGGAGAAGGAGCAGGAGCAGGAGCCACAGGTGCCGGCGGCAGCTCTTTGAGAAGAACCGGGCGCTCAGGCTGCTCGGCAACCAAGTTAGCAATCGCAATCCACAGAAAATAGGGGCGATTATCGGCTGGAGGCGCTGTTAGGTCCGGCTCTGCCGTTGCTGTCAGGGTTCCACCTCCAACTTGCTGTGCTTCTTCCCGTAATACCGTCTCCAGACGCTGAAGAAGACGATAGACTTCGGGGTCTTCTGTCTTCAATTTTGCCATAACTCTATTTAATATCTGTCCATTCGGAACAGGTGCTTCAAATGTCGCGACGATATTTGTAATAATATCGCCAAGAGATGAGGGCTCAAATCGTGAAAGAATCGGTCCAGTAGGACCCGGTATTAGACGGAGGTCAGTCGTCGTATCACGGAGCTCTGTAAAGTTCCATGGGGGTGTGTAGGCTCCTGACTGTAACAGAGTCTCCCGTTTCGTGTTTGCTGCCAAGAGCCATCGCACCAGAGCCTCTGTACCATTTCCGCCCTGCTGATGCATGGTTCGCCTCCTGGTACGCCGCCGCCGCTCATAGGCTTTTCTTTTGTTCCGATGTGTTTTGCGTCGCGGACCGTCTGTCATTCCGTGCCGTCCTCTGCTGGTCGCGTTGATTTTCGCGACGCCAAATCGTCCGAAGGGGCTAGGGATATGAGCACAGCATCTGCTTCTGCCGCAACAGCCACAAGCAAGTTCCACGAGACACTGACAATCTTCTGTGCCGAGCTACGCGCCACTTTCCCAGAGCTGGCGGGTGCCACCGTGCGGGCGGTGAGTGCCGTGACACCGGCGACCTTCTGGCGCTCCTGGCAAGCAAATCTGTCCCTTCTGGCGTCACGGGATTCAGCGGCTCTGTTCTCTGAGCGGCGCGGAATTCTGGTTCCTCCTATTGTTCTGACACCGACTCTCTGGGGCGAAGTGTCGGAAGCAACTCAGGATGCCATTTGGCGGTTCCTGCGCACTCTGCTCCTGGAGGCGATGATGGAGGGTCACATCGATGAAACGACACTGACGGAGGAGCGGTCGCGCATTGTGATGGCCATTCTGACAGAGGAGCGCCTAGAAGCCGCAACGACGGCAATGGATACGTCGGAGGGTGCCGCTGCTGTGGAAGAGGCAACCGCAGAAATATTTGGCAGTATGAGCGGTCTCATGGACCGTCTGCGGGGGCTGCTGGGTGCGGCGGCAGCCGATGGCTCAGGTGGAGCAGCAGCGGGTGGAGCCGGTGTTAGTTATCCACCCATGCTCGAAATCCCGGAGAGACTCCGCAATGGCAAGATTGCCCGGCTGGCCCAAGAGATGGCCAAACAGTTCAAGCCCGAAGAGTTTGGTATTGATGCTTCTATTCTGGCATCGGCCGGTGACAATGTGGAGGAGGTTCTCCGGCGACTGGCCGAAATATATCAGCGGGACCCCACAATGCTAATTGCGGGAGCAAAGCGCATGGCAGAACGAATTCAGAGACAAGTGATGGGTGGCTCTCTGAAACAGGAGGAGCTGGTTGCGGAGGCCAAGGAGTTCGTGGAGCTGTTTAAGGAGCATCCACTTTTCAAGGAGGCGATTGAGAAGTTCAACGGTATGGTGGGCGAAGGTGGTCTCATGGAATTGTTTGGTGGAGGCGGGGCGGCCTCTGCACCGTCGGACCGTCTGCGAACTGTACAGGACCGGCTACGCAAGAAGTTGGCTGCGCGACAGGCGAAGAAATGAGACAACGCAGGCGAAGAAGTAACACTGAAAACCGACACTCACGATAAGGTAGAGAGATGGCATCTGCATCGTGCCCCCCTTTTTGGGTTGAGAGCCCCCGTATTCTTGTAGAGCAGGCAACGGAATTCTTTCCATTTACTGAAGCGGACCGCCGTTGTACAACGGCAGCTCTGAACTCTTTTACCCGTTTCGGTCTCTACGCGGGCCTTGTGTTAGCTCTTGTGCGCTTTGACCTCTCATGGCTACTGGTGGGTGCCGTGTTTGCTGGGTTCGCTGTTGCGGCCTGGTATTGGATGGGCCAACATGGCACTACACGGGAGGGCTTTCGGAGTGATAAGGAGGAGCGTGAAGGCTTCGACGGTGGCTATGAAGAGCGCATCATCCAGAATCCCACCCGCATGAACATTGTCAGCGGAGTCCAGCTAGATACGGCATATGTCCCGGATGTAATTGGGACCGATGGTGGGCGGCGTACGGAGCCCACGGCGGCGAACCCCTTCATGAATCTCCTAGTATCGGAGTATTCCATGGACCCCGAAAGACCCCCGGCGGCTTCCATCCAGGCGGTGGCCGTTCGCTCCGAAATTGACCAGTTCTTTGACACAATGTTTGCGGACGACCCTGGTGATGTCTTCCGCTCCTCCCAGAGCCAGCGCATGTGGGTAACACAGCCTGTCACAACCGTGCCGAATGACCAGGAATCCTACCAGAACTGGCTCTATCGGGTGCCCGGGCAGACCTGTAAGGAGGGCAACGGGGAGGCCTGTAACTTCGTGACGGATAACAAGATTCCCTGGCGGGAGATTGGGCCTAGCACGTGAGGCGGCTCTAATTAAAAGCGCGCAGATGAAGATGATTGTGCCGGGCAGAGAAAATGCCTGACACAAGCAGAATGTCCGCCTTCAAGATTGAGCAATTCACACGGGTGTGGGATGACCCCTGTGACCAGGCTGTGCAGAACAAGGAGTCCGGTGCTCCCGGTGTCTATCGGATGACGAATCTGGTGCCTCCGGCGGCGTCGGCCTACCTGACGGCCTATTCGCAGCCCGCGGTTCCGGCCGCCCCCGGTTACGGTTGGTCCGCATCCTCCATTGATGCCGATTCCGTTCTGCGCAATCACGCCATCCAGACCAATTCGGCAGGTTGCCCTCTGCGTGCGCGCACCCAGGCCCGGCCGTTTGTGACGGTTCCTTACATGGGCCGTGGTCGTGGCGATGCAGAGCTGGAGGCCCGGCTTCAGCAGTCGGAGTTTGTGCGCACGGGCAAGGACTGTGGCACGATTTCGGACACCTTCTACGCGAACCAGTTCACGCCGCTGATTCCGTATGTGGCGGCGAATGTCCAGAACCCGAAGCACCTGATTCCTGAGGTCGCATCGGCGGGCTGGGTACGTGCCGGTGTGCCGTCGCGCCAGTGGGTGCGGGACCAGAACTGCTAAAGGGGTCTCACAGCGAAGCTGTGTCAACCGCAGGTCGCTATTGTGACCACAGCGGACATGCTCTCCCCTCAGGACCCCTAGCAATTAATAATAACTATAGATTTTCTGTTATCTTATAACACGAAATCTATGCGAAAGTCGCTGGATTAGCCAGAGGAGGTTAACCATGTTTGCCCTTGGAGCGATGCCTTTACCTGAGCAGGTGCGCCCTACATCCGGACCGCTGGACACGATTGCCGGTGGTTACACGTTGATTCCCCAGAAGTACTATCATCCGAATGTGAGTCGGAATGCGCTGGGACTGGTCGGCGGCAATGAAGTGTCACTGGTGAGCGGAAACATGGTTGACTTGGAATCTGATCTGCGGGGTGTGACACGGGACCTGTCACGTTGCCCGGCGCGGAAGTTCCAGCCGTCGTGTGCGCTGGGTGGTGGCAAGGGTCCTGAGGGCCCTGAAGGACCGTCTCCGATTGGTGGAGTGGGCTGCCCGACGTGGCCGAATCAGCTCGTGTTCCAGGAGCGCTCTACGGGTCGGGTTGTTACCGTGAATACGACTCCCCGGCATCTGCCGACGACGCAGTTCGCGTCTTATCCTGGTGTGCCAGCTCCGGAGCCATTCAAGCAGGAGGTTCATGGAGCACCCTGGCGGTTTTAAGGCGTTAGCGCTTCTAGCAAAGCACCATTGTCGGCCGTGAGCCTCCCTGGCGGTTTTAAGGCGTTAGCGGTTTTAAGGCGTTAGCGGTTTTAAGGCGTTAGCGGTTTTAAGGCGTTAGCGGTTTTAAGGCACTCCACACCATAAGAAGACTATGACATCCTCCTTCTCAACTGTTTCCTTTTCCCACCGATTTGCCGGCCCCTGTCGTGCGAAGGACTTACAGCCCTATGCCCGACCTGATATTGTTTCCTGTCATGAGCTGGCAGAGGATGGGACGCGAATTGCCGTGCCGCATGCGATACTCCGTCTAGGGCGAAGTGGGAAAGGAAACATCTGTCTAGAGCTCAAATCCGAACGCGATGAAGAATTCTACGGAAACTGGTCGGGGACGGCAGCCGAATTTGATATGATATTCAGCCCGGCAGAACGTATGCTGCGCCTCTGGAATCTAACATTCCGTCTGTCAGTTCGGATGACCCGAATTCTGGTTACCGCTAGAACCACCGCCCCAGTGTAAGGACAATGACAGACGCCGCCATTCCTCCAGCGGAAGCAGCTGCCTTCGCAGCGGCCTACATGCTCCGTGGACAACATATGCCGGACCGTGCCATGACACGGTATCGCCATGATCTTCCCAAAATGGTGGAGAACAATGAGATTTCCACGGGTCCCGGTCGTTATCGGCTGGATCCCCCGAATGCCTACGGCAATGCCGCTTTTATTCCGGACGCCACGATTCGGATGCAACGGTGGGGCGCCAGTCACGATATGACTTCCACCAAAACGGATGTGGAAAGTGACCTCTGGAATATCAGTCGGCCGACTACGCGCACAACCTGTGGGCAATACACTCCAGAGCAGGGTGCTGCCGTGGCTGCGCGCCTGACCGCCATGCCCGAAGCCGACTTTCCGATGACACATGCCCGCCTGGTGGATCCGCCCTGTACGCTCCGTGCCTCCGGTTGGAATCGCTGGGAATGGCTCTGTGAGAATCCCCAGGCGAATGTGATGATGCCGTTTGAGTGGAGTGTGGATTCTCGCCATGCCGCGAAGGATGATTACCTGGACCAGATTCGGCTGCCGCTAGCGACTTCTCCGGCTGCCTATGCTCATGCGGGCATCTGTGGAAAGGTGTATATGGAGCCAGCGGTTCCGGTTCCGCGCATGGGAGGCGGTGGAAAATCCTCCACGAACGCACTGGGTGGTGTTACAGCTCAGGCTCCAATCGGTGCACCGGCCCGCTTCCAGCCGCGGGACCCAGAGGCGGCGGCCAAAGTATCCGATGACTATGTGGAAAAGGTGAGGGCAACCACCGGTATCCTAGCACCTCCGCCACCCTTTACGGCTTTTATTGCGCCTCACTAACAATTCAGACTAGAGAAAGTGACATGACTATCAATTCTGTTTCAATCATGAAATTGAATGAAACAAAAACGGAGAAAGAAATTGCGCGACAAGCGGTAGAGGAACAATGGAAGCACTTGCCATTGCGGGATTAGCCGGGCTGGGCTATGTGCTCACGAATTTTGGGAAACCATCGGGGTCGGCGCAGATGCCAGTCATTGAAGAGGAAGGATTCTCCACCCAGACGGGTGACCTCACATATGGAGGACTCCCGCCGCCCATGTTTGTGCCGGACCGCACACCTCCCGGTGCGCCCACGGTGCCGGGTCTGCCCCGTCAGCCGCGCCCCACCGCCGATGGTACGCTGGACCTCTTTTACCGGCTTCCTTCTGGCGGCTCACTGCCGGCCAATCCAATGACACAGCCGGACCTGTATCCGCGCAACGTAGTATTCGCATCGCCGATGCCACCCACTGCGCCTCCTACCGCTGTAACATCGCAGGTTCGCATGAATGAGCCGGGTGTGGAGGTCCCTCCTGTCTATAATTCGGGACGGACGGTGATTTCTCCGCTGTCGGGTCTGCCAGTTCCGGCGGAGGAATTCACGCACAACAACATGGTTCCCTTCTTCCGGGGTGCTCCGAAGCAGAATATGACGGATGACCAGAATCGCTCTGTGCTGGATAATCATATCGGCATGGGCTCTACACAGATTGGTAAGCGGGAGCAGGCACCCATGTTTGACCCGCATCGGGAGCCAACTGGTAACATCACCGGTATGGAGAGCATCACCGATTTCGTCCAGGACCGCATGGTCGCTCCAACAAATCGGGCGGGTGAGCGTCCTGTGGAGCCCGTCCAGGTGGCACCCGGTGTGGGGCAGGGCTATTCGGCGCTGGGTGTCGGTGGGTTTCAGCAGTTTGAGATTGAGGATATCATGCGGCAGCGCAAGACCGTGGATGAGCTCCGGTATGCGTCGGATCCGAAGGTGACCTATGAGGGTGTCGTGGTACCTGGCAAGTCGTTGGCGCTTCAGCGGGGTGAAATCGGTGAGACCCGCAAGTATCGCCCGGACACCTTCTTCCTGAATGAGAGCGGAGAGCGGAACTTTGTAACGGCCAGTGAGAATACGAAGCCCACGGAGCGTCCGGCACAGGTACTCAAGTACCAGAGTCGTGAAGAGACGACGACGGAAACATTCGGTCCCGCGACGGCCTCTGACTTCAAGGCGACGTACACGGTGGGCTCCTATCGTGCGCCGATGGTGCGCCAACACGACGGATTCGGCTATCGTAACGCGGATGGCTCCACGTACGGTGTTGCGAATACGGATGCAACCAATAACGACTTCGGGCGGGGGGGCTATGACCTCCAGACCAATCAGCGCAACGTGACATCGGAGCGCGGGCAGGTGCTGAATCTGACGGTGGCCGGAGGGGCGAAGGCACTGACAGTGTATGACCCGAACGATGTGGCGCGCACGACGGTGCGTGAGACAACGGGAGCGAACGACTGGGTCGGTATCGCGGCCTCCGCATCGGCTCCTACGAAACTGACAGTGTATGACCCCACAGATATTACCCGTATCACCACGCGTAACACGAATGCGGAGCCGGACCGTGCGATGAACGTGACACGTGCCGGTATGCCAGGCGCGCAGCAGTTGTCGGTGCCGGATGGTATGCGTGCGACGATGAAGGCGGCGATTTCGGCGAAGTCGGGCTATACGGGAGCGGCGGGTCTGGCAAATGCGAAGGGAGAGCAGGTATATGATTTTGCGTATGCGATGCGGCAGGATGGGCAGCGGGAGAATCTGGCCCGGGGTCGGAAGCCTCTGGCCGGCAACGGCCTTCTGTCACTCTTCAATGGAGAGGACTACATGAACGTGACGTATCGCAAGTTGGATACGGATATTCTCAATGACCGTGACAATACATCGGATCGTGTGGTGGGCCCGCCGATTGGTACGGAGGCGATTGGTGTTATGCGCCCGCCGCAGGAGCTGAAGGTGTCTGCGGCTGACCGGAATATCCATGAGATTCTGGACAGTCTGAATGACAATCCGTATGCGCTGCCGGTTCATCGAATTGCAGCGGGAGTGGCAGGTCCTGCCGAAATGGCGGCTGCAAGTGGCTTCACGAGCCACTTTGCTTAAGCGTTTACCGATGCTTAACGCCGCCATTACTCTTCTTGCTATCGCACGTCGAAAATGGCGGCTGCAAGTGGCTTCACGAGCCACTTTGCTTAAGCAAATACAGCAGAGCCATCATCTGCGGTCCCTACCATTTCTGCTGTTTGCGCAGTCAGTTGGAGGTCTGAATCCGATTTATTGTATTTCATTCCAGGATTCCGATAAACATACTCTACTGGTTTTTTCTCTTCGGACAGTATCGGCTTCCGATAGGTTGTCCATGCCATATAGCAAACGGTCGGCAGTGTAACACTCAAGATACCAATTGCTGTATAATAAAGGGGAGGAATTTGAAGAATCATACCGATTACAAAAAGTGTTGCGCCGATAAGAAATAGAAGAAGAACAAGCACAAATAGTGTAATACGTGACATTGGAGAAATACATATTCTTTTTATTTAAGCTCTTTTCAACGTTACCTAAAACTGACAACCCTGATTTCAGCCTCAATGAATAGGGGTACCATGCTATCTTTACGACGATTTCTTACAGGCCTGCTCTTTGGAACATGCACGGGTCTGTATATGGGTTACTTTTCCGTCCAAACGACACAAGTCTGTGTGGACCAAACACTGCTTTCAACGCCAGGGGGAACTGACACTCTCTACATTGACAGTATCGCATGGCCGATTGGTACAGCGATCATGCCGGAGCCACTTCTTGTAAATGACCAACAGCCGGTGACCACGGCGCCTCAGATTCTCTGCATGTCTGGCTGTCCGTCACCACCCTGTTGGCCCGTGAGTGCGTGTCCTGTTACGGATTTATTCTGGGCCGCACGCTTCACGAATCTCAGTGTGGCCCCGAACTTCGTTGCCCGTCTACCCAATATGCCTGTGGGTTCTGCACCCCAGATGTTGATGGTTCTCTTTGATACGGCAGCACCCTCTCCATCTGTTACACCCTCTCCCTCTCCGTCTCTGTCTCCATCTCCATCTCCTTCCGTCTCTTTGTCACCAACATCCTCTGTTAGTCCCTCCATGACGGCAACACCGATGCCACGGACCATTCCTGTTACAGGGATCACTCATCCCGAATCCCCTCATGCGACGCCGGCGGCTATCGTGTTCGGTATTCTGTTTGGTGGAGCAACGCTTGTTATCTTTGCCTGTTGGTATCGGGCACAGAAAGCGGAATGTCCATTCTGTGCGGCCCGTATCAGTGTAGGAGGGGCGGCAGCCATGAGGACCCACTTAAAGACCTGCTCAGACCACTTGGCACTCTATCAGCCGTTTGTTACAGAGTCGGTCCAGTCGGTCCCTGCGGTTCGATTACAGAAAATTGCAATTCACATGTCCGATGAAAAAGAGGACCTTATTGCTCTTACAGAGCCACCCGGTATTGTACAAATGCAGGGGGTTAAGGAGTAACCCATCTTCAACGTCCCTAGAGGAGCAGTATGGATACTGACAGTGGAGATCCACGGCATCCGTGTAGCGTGAGCGACATGGCAGGGGCGCCCGTGTGGGAACGACTCCGTGGTCTGCTGGCCAGTAACCAACATGTGGTGGTCGCCGGCGGTGCTGGCTGCGGTAAGAGCTGTGCTCTCCGGCTTTTGTTGTCAGGACATATCGGTCTCTGGTTTCGTTGTTCGGCAGATCCGTCTCTGCGGGAAGGACGTGACCGTATCAAGGCAGCGGCACGTCGGCGGGGTCCCGCGGGTGTTGTGAATTGGATTGTGCTGGAGCATGCGGACTTGTTACTAGCCGATGCGCAGGCGTTTCTGCGGCGCGTGATTGAGACGGCAGTGGGTGGAACGCGCTTCGTGTTGGAAGTACGGGACCTGGGCGCGGTTACAGAGCCACTTCTGAGTCGTACCATGCTCTTCAATGTACCGGGTCTGTTGGATTATGAAGTGCGGGCAGAAATTCAGCGACGTGTTCCCAGTATCGGGTTGGAGTTGGCTACGCGACTTGCGACACAGGCTGGCGGGAATGTGCGGTGGGCGGTTCTCCAAGGATTAGGCAGTGGTGATGGCTTCCTGGATTTAACGGTGGGTGGCTGGGCTGATACGGATGTTACTGATTGGCGGTCCCTATTGACGGTTATGGAAGGGCTCCAACGGTCTGGCTCATCACCGCGACCCTACTTGGGCGACCAGGTGTCAGCAGAAGTGTGGGACCGTCCGGGCGGGGCGTGTCCATGGGCGATTACAGCGGCAGCACTGGCGAGTGGCCTTTAATTCTGATAATAGGATAGGGCCGATGTTGTCAACCGTTGAAATGGAAGGTCTATTAGAAATGAAATCAATACTTGGTCGCCAAGTGAAAGGCGGGCGCAGACCTGTTAAGAAAATTCGCAAGACACATCGGCGCCGACACCATCGTAGACAAACACACCGTAGGCAACGCCACATCTTCACACCCGTTTCGTTCGTCTTGTAAGAATGAAATCGCGGTACCAACAGTAGAGTCATGTCTGGTGGTCGCCATCACTCTCCTGTTCATTCAGTCGCATCCAAAACAACGGTAGGACAGTCCATCAAAGAGGGATTTGGGCTTGGAGTTGGCAGTGCGGTAGGGCAACGTCTAGTGTCAGCCTTCTTTGGACCTCCGACCATAACATCAGTTGCTACACCCGCTCCTGCCCCCTCTCAGGCGGCTGACCTGTGGGTTCGCTGTCTGGAGCAGACACAAGGTGATGTGGAGAAATGCGCACCGTTCAAACCACAAATGAAGTAAGTTTAAATTACGTATTCTATTCTCCGACACAGCTGTCAGAGAATGGAGAACGTCGCCACCTATTCGGAGGCTCGGTCGGAATACACGAAGCAGCTGGCCACCTTTATTGTTCCGGCCCTGGTCGGTTGGTTCCAACAGATGTGGCATCGGAACGCCCACAATCGCCAACAGTGTCTGGCCCTCTTCCAGTCCGAATGTGAAGAAGTGTCCCGCTGGAACTCCGACCGTATTCATGACGAAGTGCGGGTTCTCATTGAGCGTACGGGTTGTGACTATATGGAGGAGCTGATGACGGCGGTGTTTGTGGCTCACACGAAGATTCTAACGGCTGTGCGCCTGACTTCCCGTGAGAAGAAACTGTCTATCACGGTACCGAAGCTGGACCATTTCATTCACCGTATCTTCCGGGAGGCTGCACGCGGTTTCTGGAAGTCACCGTTTCTGTTTATGGACGGTGGCAGTGTTGTAGATCGTCAGAAGAATGTTCTCCAGATTGAGGCGCTGACAACGGAGGCGATTGGGACGGCGGTGCGCTCTCTGCTGCCCGTGAAGCAGATTCTGAAGGACTATCTGGAGGGTGACCACGAAGAAGTGGAGGATGAGACGGTGCCGGTAACAGAGACGGCTGCTTCTGAGCCTGCCCCTGCCCTCACGGCTTCTGCTCCTGAGCCTGTACCCGCTCCTTCTCCTGCTCCTGAGCCGACACCCGAAACGACGAACACCATACCTCAGTTAGAAGTGAAGGAAGTGCCTGCTGTGGCCACTGCCTCTACCGCTACCGCCAGTCCAGCCGTCGTGAATATTGACACGGAGCCCGCTGTTACATTCGCCGCATACGATGATGTCTATGACGAAGCAGCCGATGGCCCCACTCTCCAGTATCGTTCCCGTGATGACTACGGTGACGATGCGGGCTCTCTCAAAATCAACGATTCTTCCACAAAGAGCCTGTCGGCTGCCGATGATGACATTCAAGACTTTGATGCACCGTTGCCACCGGCACCGAAGGCAGCCCCGCCCGTCCTGAGTGACAAGATTCGCGAAGATGAAATTGTGGACCTCTAGTTGCGTCCGTTTAATTCGCACAGAAACCGGACTCCAACGCAAAAGATGGATATGACGAACATCGCCATCTTTGCGCTCATTGGTGCGATTTGTCTGGTCGTTGTGACCGGCGGATTTCTGAGTATGTCCGACCAGGACCCGTCTCCCGGTGCGCTGGGCGGTGGGGCGGCGATTGGGGCCGGTCTGGGTGCGGTGGCTGCCTACTTTCTGGGACCGACAGAGAGTGCGAAGCTGATGTCGGCGGTGAGCCAGATTGGGGGTGGAGCGGAGCCCCAGATGAAGGTGGGCCTGCCTTCCTTTTAGGAAGGCAACGTTGTCCCGAAGGGCCTGCCTTCCTTTTAGGAAGGCGACGGATAACCGAAGGTCTTGCCTTCTTTCTAAGAAGGCGACGGACGACCGAAGGTCTTGCCTTCCTTTTGAGGGCGACGGACGACCGAATGTCTGGCCTTCTTTATAAATTAATAATTTATAGATATTTGTTAGTATGACAACTGCTATTTTATTTACAGGTAAAGTATTTAAACCATATTTAAATAGATTAATTGAATATACAGAATTGTTACCATATAAATTTGCATCTGTATGGAATAATGAAAATCCAGAATACTTAAAATTATTAGCTGATAATAATTTTATTTTAATTATTAACGATATTAAAACACAGGAACTATATCAATATCAAAGTGCTTCTTTATTTTATGGAATAAATTTTATTAAGAACTATAATATTAAGTTTGATTATGTACTAAGAACCAGATTTGATATACTTACAAAAGATTATAATAAATATATTGAATTTACTAAACCATTATTTCAAGAAAAACTTACTGTACTAGCAGGTATTAGTACAGATACAAATTATTTTCTTGATATTATAGTTGGTGGCAAGTTGGAAGATATGTGTAATTTTTATACACTTATAGAAAAAAATCATCCACTTGGTGGTTTTATTGAAAGGATTCTTCAAGAAAAATATTTTAATAAGTCAAACTTATCAAAAGATGATATTTATAAATTATTTAACTTTTCACTTGATTTATGTCTTAAAAATGGTATTGAATTTATATGGTATAGACCATCACATTGGTATTCAAGACTGCTTACTTCTGTCCCAGACCTGAAAGTAATTGAACAATATTGTAGACAATCTTTTATTTTGATTTAATTAACTATATTTTTTATATTTAATAATACGTTGCGTATGGATACTATTCACCGTCTTTAATCTTACTACAACATATTAGTTAACTAATAAACCCTATTAAAGTTTTAGATACCCTCCATATCCATTGCCGCACGGAGATTCTCCATATCCTGTCGGATTGCGGACATCTGGAAAAACAGCTCATGAAGGAAGGCGGCAACGGGGGCTGTAAGTGTGCCAGGAGAAATGGCAGCCCAGAGGGCGGCCAGGCGCTCTGCCGGCGGGTCACGGCTTTCCGATGCAATCGCGGCAGTTGCCTTGGTGAAGAGAGGGCATGTCGCAGCAGTGTGTTCCATCGCAAAACAGTGGGGGCAGGGCATCCAGTGTTTTGAGAGGTGTGGGGAGATTTTTGGGGGAGATTCTAACACTAACAAAGTGATAGAATCCCAACCGTTGGGTTGTTAGCTGAAAGACGCTTCGATCGTCTGACCTCCCGGTTATGAGCCGGACGCTCTCCCTACTGAGCTATTCAGCTATTCAGCTAGATTGGGTCTGAGACCCAGTATGGAGTCATCCTCCACTCATATCAAAGAGAAGATACTAACAAACTGAACGCAGTGTTTTACAAGTACATATGCTGAATACTATCCGATGGTCCTGGCTTCTTGTTCAGGAGCAGCTTCACATGGTCCTGCTTCACCGTGAAGGGAAGCCCAAATCCCGTAATCGCAAACGGTACCCGCTTCGGGTCATTGTAGAAACGCAACAGGTTGAGCTTACTGATAATCGTCTGGATACAGCGCTTCAGCTCACGCACACCCTTCTCTTCACCCGTGTAGCCTTCAATAACATGCGTCAGAATCTCCTTGTTAATCGCCACCTTCTCAAACAGATTCACCTCCCGCAGCGCCGCCGGTAACAGATACTGCTCCGCAATTGCCAACTTCTGCTTGACATCAAACCCGTGAATCTCCACATTGTACATACGGTCACGCAGAATGGGATTCACTTTCTCATTGTTATTGTGGCTGAAGATGAACAGACAGCGGCTCATGTCCAGATTGATACCGGCGAAATACTTATCCTGGATGCGGTCGTTCTGGCTCTGGTCTGTCAGGTGAATCAGGTAGTTCATGATTTCTTCGCCCTTCGGAGTCTCTGACACCTTGTCCAGCTCGTCAAAATAGATGACTGGGTTCATACACTTGGACTTGATGAGAATATCCACGATGCGCCCCCATGTGGAGCCCTCATAGGTGTAGGAGTGACCGTCCAGGTAGGAGGCATCCGTGGCACCTCCCAAACTAATGAAGTGGAAGGGCCTCCCAAGTGCCTTCGCGATACCGTCCTTCACCAATGTCGTCTTGCCGGTACCTGGGGGACCGTGGAGGCTCAGCACGTTGCCCGCCGCCTTCGGATTCGCAATCCAGGAGCTCACGAACTGGAGAATCTGGAGTTTCGCCTCATCGTGACCGTAAATTGCCGCGTCCATGTGCTCCCGCACGGAGGTAACAAAGGCCCCGCACTTGTCGGCACCGTCCTCAATCTTTACCGGAAGGTCCTTGTAAGTGCCTAGCGGCAGCTCCGTGTATCCGTGAATCCACTGGTGTGTCTTGTAGTATTCAGTTGTGGAGGGGTCAATGTTCTGGAGGGCCATGTACTTCGCCATGGCGATGCGCTCCACTTCGGGCTCCACATCCTTGGTCAGAATCTGGAAGCGCATGGGCACCGGGGCCTCTGCGGGCTCCACCTTCTGTTGGAGTTTCGTTAGGAGCCGGTCCTGTGCCGGAGGTGGCAGACCCTTGAAGTAGGTGATGTCACGGTCAATGTCCTCCTCTGTGGGGTCCACTTCTGTCTGGACCAGCTTCACGAAGCGACGGACATTTTCGGGCTCCTTCTTGAGCTTGTATTTCTTGGGCTTCTGGGGACCACTGTCACCGCCTGCAAAATCCGAAATCAGGAGCTCAATCCCGCCCAGGCGCGGGCTCTGCTTGGTCTTCAGTGGGAAGCCATCCTCCTCCTCACTATCATCTTCATTACTATCATCTTCATCACTATCCTCCTCGTCATCCTCCTCGTCATAGTCATCGTCCTCCTCATCCTCTGTGTTAGTATCCTCCGTGTCGGTATCCTCAGAGCCTAGCGTCTCACCATCCTCCTCCTCATCATCATCCATCTCATCACTAGGATGATATGATTCATCCTCTTCTGTTGAGGAAACTGGAGAAACTGGCTTCTTCCGTCCAGGCTTCGCCTTGGTCTTGGTCTTCTCCTTCGCAGCACGGGCGACCTCTTCCTCTTGGATTTTCTTGCGGGCGGCAACAGCCGCCTTGCGAACGGGAGCATCACGAAAAAGAGGCTTTGACGGACTCTTTTTCTTTGGTTTCGTCTTGTCAGCAGGCTTCTTCCGCCGGGGAGTGTCCTCTTCATCCGAATAGGCAATCAAGTCCCGGATATTTCCATGGCTATCCACATCACTGTCACTGTCACTGTCCTCTTCATCCCGGCGCTTCTTAGCCCCTTTACCCTTTCCTTTCTTGGAGGGCGGGGGAGGGGGTGGAACAAAACGGGGCATCTACTTCCTATAGTTGTTTGTTCTCCGTTTAAACCGCACACGCCTCCTCCACATCCATCAGCGCGAAGCGTGCTTTGTTACTCAGACCCGGTGAATCCTTGCGGTCCCGCGCCTCACCGATACGCGCTCCCAGCCGATACAGCTCTGCTGAGTCACCGACCAACATGGACTTACAACCGATTACCAGCGACTTCAGACAGTCGGCGTACTCCTCTGTTAGTCCCTGCTTCTCCGCATCGCGCTTGGAGGCCTCCAGCCCCGTCAAGATATGGTGACAGGTGATGAAGATGTCCGCGGCAGTTAGAACGCTCAGACGTGCGATTTCACCAACAAATGCCGCATAGCCCTTGCGCAGCATGCGGCGCTTACGGAGGGCCACGAACGCATCGTATCCCGCGGCACCGGCATCGGGTGCTTCGGCGGCGGCATCTTCAAAGACTGTCAGGAACTCGTTGAAGATACGGCGGAGCTCCGTATCCAGATGGGGAAAGCCCGTGCGCAGCTCCGTAATCAGGCGGGCATACAGAGTGCAGATATGACTTTCTTCGGCGGCCTTGTCGAACACCATCGTGATGAAGCCCGTCAGAAAGTTTGTTTCGCCGCTGTCCAGAAGCTCAGAGAGCCAGCTCTTAGTCGTGTCGTAGGTGGATTCACAGAACTTGTTCATCTTGTCACGGATGCGGTCCATCATGCGCTCTTCGACGGTTGCGTCGCTGCGGGCGCGATTGCCGAAGCGGGGGGCACGGCTAAAATGGCCGCCGCCACGGGCGCCGCGGAAGGAGAAGGGTGCGGGACGACTGCCACCGCTGCCGCGATAGCCACCACCGCTGCTACTACCGGCACCGCCCGATGCGTGATGAGAGGCACCACCTCCGCGGTAACTATCGCCACCACCAGACCGGTGACCACCTCCTCCATGATAGCCACCAGAGCGGTATCCTCCTCCGCTACTGCGATGGTCAGTTCGATGGTCAGTTCGATGGTCAGTACCACGGTAACTACCTGGCCGATCACCTCCGTGCCGGTCACCCCCATGCCGGTCA